TTCCGGATCGTACGGCCCACCACGATCGAGCGCCCCGCAGGGATCTCCGAAACCAAGCACCAATCGAGCTGCCGACCACGAAGCCAGAGCCGTACCGCCGAAGGCCACCAAAGAAACGAAGCAAAAGTCGGCACGGCGTCAAGCGGCAAACCAAGCGCGCTCGCCAGTGAAGCTTGCAGGCAGTTGCCGATAATACCCTGCTGCTCGCCCTCTATACTATAAAGAATAGTTTGACTGATCGGTACGATAGGCGGAGGAATCCACTCATCCGTCTGTGTCGTCACGCGAGCCGTCCTCGTCAACGCTGGCAATCAGCATGCGAGCGGACACAAATTCGCTCAGGCACTTCCACGAGCACAGATCCACGCCTACCGACCGCGCCCCCGGGCATGACTCGTCCTGGCAATCAGGGCACGCATTCTGCGGAAAGCTCAGGAACAGCCAGGACGGGTCGTCGAGGAAGCTCTCGGCCGAGCACCCTGGTGAATCGCAGCGAGTTATATCGGACATCTGTCTATGATACCACGCGCGCCACCGTCTACCAGGGCCGTCCTGTATCGTCAGGCTTGGTTTTTCGCCTTGAGGGGGGATTCTGTTTCTGGCCGGCCGGATACCTTTCCGCGATAATCCGGCGAGCACGCTCCAGACTCATGCCCTGCTTAATTGCATTGCATGCGACCCCATTTTTCGGATCGCACCGATAGCAGCGGCTTCGCGCACCATGCACAGGCTTCAAATTCGTCAGATCGAGAGCGCGCTCGGGAGCCTCCGTCACCGGTATGACGTGATCCACTTCCCGGTTAGCTCCGTAATGCCCGCAGATAATGCAACGATCGCCATACGTCTCGAACACCAGCCGCTTCAGCTTACCCCAACGGAAAGCCTTCCGCCCCGTAGCGATTTCTATCTGCCATGCAGGCTAACCTCCTTACGGCTCGTACCAGCCGAGTTCCAGCAGCTTCAGGTGCTCATCGAGGTCACCCGGCTGATATGACTGCTCCGGCTCCAGCTGCACGACCACCCGGCCATCGTGGGTCCAGTAGACAGCCCGCACCGTCTCGCAGCACCAGCCCTCAGCCAGGTCAACGAACTCGCCGATGCGGGGAACGGCCGGATAGTCCCGGTGAGTGATGAACAGCCGCGGCCCGCGCTGAGTATCACCATAGACGTCCTGCCGGATCTCCACCCTAACCAGCGGGGGGCGACGCGGATTCCGTCGCGGCGGATCAGCCCTCGGCTTGTCCAGGACGGCGCGCACCTCGTCGATATCAAACCGGTAATGACCGCCCAGGGTAGTGTCGAACGGAACGCGGCCCTTTCTTGCCCAGGCTTGCACGGTCGCTGTCTTGAAACCGAGGGCGGCGGCAAGCTGCGAGATAGTAGCGGTCCGGTCAGCCACAGATCAGCCTATCACCTAAGTAGTTGTGAACCTGACGGCAGCGTAATGCCCGTCACTGCTTACCGGCGAGCCCAGCGCCCAGATATGTGCCTGATAACCCTTGTCCGGCTCAAGGTTAGTAATGTCCGCCCTGGTTCCGATCACCGGCTTGTCATCCCGAACAATCGTCCAGTGGCCCTCCTTGTCGAGGATCGGCGGATCGTTGTAAAGCACGACTTCGTATCCTGAGGGCACCTTCCCGTACTGCGGGGGAACAGCGTGCCAGGTCAAGTCCACGGTAGTTGTACCCGGATGCGCGGTAAGTCCCGTCGGAGCGGGGTAGGTCCAGTTCGCGGGCGGAGGCGGCGGGGGCTTCGGCACGGCCCCCTGCAGGTGATTCCACAGTGCCTCGTCAACAACGGCGGCGGTAACCTTGACGGCGCTGTAGTGCCAGTGCTGAAGAGCCTTCTGCACGGCAGCCTTCGTCAGCGCACCGAAACTGCCGTCCGCGGTCAGCGCCGGGCTGGCGAACCGCCAGCGGTTGAGGTTTTTCTGCAGCGTGACGACGGCCTCGCCTGCACTACCGAGATGCAGTGGCCAAGGATTCGACGGCGGGGGAGGCGGCGGAGGTGTCCCAAAAAAACTAACGCTGAACACTGTCCCGTCCAGGCTCCGCCCCTGGTACGTCATGCTGAACTGAGTCCCATCAGCCTGCCACGAATATCCGCACGACGTCGGCCCGCAGATATGTTGCCCTACGTAGTGGGCCGACCACACTTTGTACTGATTTCGGTGAATGCCCGCAGCTGAGGCGGCGTCGATGATCTGCTGAACCCAGGAAGCGCTGCCGTAGGCGTAAACGTCCTTGCCGCCCTTAGCCCGCCAGAACGCCGGAAACTGTGAAGGGCTAGCATCACCCGGCTCCATGTCGAGAACATCAGCAGCAGGATCCCCGTCCGGAGTGACAGAAAGTGATCGCGCGTTCTGGCTTGCCGCGTAGGCACGAACAGCAGTCATGTTAGCATAAGACCCGTTCTCATACCCGGCGTAGGCGGCAGCTCCTGGTGTGAACTGGCTAACATCAACATCGTCCTCCATCAGCGAGCCCGAACGGAACTCGGGAGTAATAGCCGGCGCCGCCTCCGGGGCAGTGAACATCCGGCCATTAGGGCCTGGCGCTTGGACCTCGAGCAGCCAGGCTGGATCACGGGGCTTCGGCATCTGATTTCCTCCTATGCTTTCCGCAGGAACATCCGGGCTGACATTCTCGCCCGATCCTCGCACGAGCTGCTTCTGATTGCTTAGCTCTCGTCTCAGACGAAACCTCTCTACCAGCTAGAGATTCCGAAAGCTTAGCTCTCGTTTTATCTGAAACTATCCTGTGCCTGTGCTTTCCACACGTACAACCCGGATCGCACGGCTTACTGCCAGTACGCCTCCTGTTACCAGGCTTATGTCTGCCGCACGAGCAGCCAGGCGAGCATGGACTGGTTCTTTCATCATAACGATCATGACACAAAGTACAGAGCGGCACATAATCAGCCTGAGGATCTTCACCCGTCTCTGTATGAATTCTCGCCCATTGACCTGCTCGCTGAATTACCCCGCGCTCTTCGTGAGCCGCACAGTTCTGAAAACTAGCCTTACCTAGCTCACGCGCTACTACCCGATGACGCCTCTTATACTCTGGCGAACCAGTTGGAGCCACCCTGTCAACCCATTCAGGATCAGGACCTAGTCTATGATGCCAGCATGTGCACCCAGGCAGGCATTTCTTACTACCTCCGCGAGTCTTATGCCTAGCGCAAGTGCAACCTGGTTCGCACTTCAGACCAACCACGGAAAGTCCTCCATGATGTTCCCGGCCCGGAACTCCGGAGTGATCGCGGGCGCCGCCTCGGGAGCATGGAACATCCGGCCGTTGGGGCCTGGCGCTTGGACCTCGAGCAACCAGGCGGGATCACGGGGCTTCGGCATCGCAGTCTTCTCCTCGTACTCGCTTACGCTCGCTTACGCGCTACGATACGCCGTCAGCCGTCCTTCTGGCCTTCCAGCGCGGCCACGCGCTTCTCCAGCGCCTCGATGCGCCTCTTCAGCGTATCGTCGCTGGCCCGGAGCTGCCGGATCCAGTAACCTGAACGCGCGGCATAGTCTGCCTCCTCGGCGGCACGCCGGATCTTGCGAGCCTGGGACTGCAGCCGTTCCGCCTCGTCTTCGAGATCCGATGCCCGTACGAAAGAGTTCTGCTCTTCGTTCCCGGAGAGAACTTCGCTGGCCGCAACTTCAGGCATCGCCGTCTCCCGCACCGTCCCCTGTGCTGTCTCCGCCGCGGCCCGACACCTTCTTGATGTAATCGAGCAGGTCCTGCTCGCGCACCCGGAAGCTGCGACCGACCTTGATGCTCTCCAGCTCTTTACTCTTGACTAGCCGATAGACGGTCATTTTCGAAACTCTGAGCGCAGTGGCTACTTCGTTTACAGTATGAAACTTAACACCCTCAAGAGCTTCCCGTACAGCGACCACGTTGTGCCATCCCTCTTCCGCTCGCCAGACCAGCTATCAGCACATCCTACGCCGCAAGTCTCACGATGGCTACGTTTGCCCGCTGTTCATCTAGCACCAATTTTCTTCCCACGCAAGGGCCGTCTGACCCTGACTCCGCTCACTTCGCGGGAGGAACCTCCGTCACTACATCCGCTTCAGAAACCTGGCCGCAACCAGGGGCTCGTACCAGACGCGCATCCGGGGCTTAGCGAACCCGGGCTGCCGCCAGGTAACCCGGACGTTCCCTGCTCTGTCCCGTGCCGACACCGTGCCGACGTCGCTCTCGTGATCACTGTGCCGGACTTGAGTTCCGATCGTTAGCGTCATCCGGCTAGCTTACCCTGCCCTGCAGGGCTGACCACGGAACAACAACCAGGCGCGTGCCGGGAACCTGGTATGAATCTTCTGATTCCTCAAGCTGCGCGATCAGCGCGTCGAGCCGGGCGATTATCCGCTCCACGGTCTCATTCATCTGCTTCGTAATCTCCCGCCTATCGTCATCATCACTTGGCACTGCACTCGCCCCAGCTCATACCCGCAGTCATATCTGAAATTATAGGCACGTCCCGCCACATGAAGGTCATGGCTCGCTGTACCTCCCGCGCGACCTCAAGCGCATCACGCTTCAAGCAGCTTACCAAAATCTCGTCGTGGACCATCACCCGCAGCATCGGCAGGATCTCCCGCGGCAGCCGGAGCAGCGCCTCGCCCATGATGTCCCGAGCCCCTCCCTGGCCGAGCAAAGCTGGGGCAACCGTGTACGCACGATCCGGATCACACATCATGCGCCTGCCGAACCCGTTATCCAGGATTTCCCCGGCCTTGCCGCGCGCCCTGATATCCTCCCGCCAGGCGATCAGCTGCGGGTAGTTGGCTTCCATTCCGGCGATGAAAGCATAAACCTTTTCCGGGTCCAGGCCATTGGCGATCATCCGCTTCGCGCCGAGCCCGTAATTCCAGCCGTGCGAGATGGCCTTGGTCGCCTGACGGCTGATGCCGATCTTGGCGGCGTTCTCCTTGTGCGCATCATTGGGCTTGCCATCCGGGCCGAAACCGAACAGCGCCATGTACGCGGGGTCCTGACAGTGCCCAGCGATGGCCCTCATATCAACCTGGGCCAAGTCAAAACTCATCAGGATATGACCCTCGTCGGGGAGAAAGATATCCCGCTCGTGATGCTTGCCGTCATGCTTGCCGAATACGGTCAGGCCTGGGTTAGTCACCGACCACCGGCCGGATGCCTGCCGGAAAGAATTAACCGGATGCACCCGCCCGTCCGGGCAGAGGCAGTCACTGGCAGTTCCGTAAACTGACCTGGTCTTGGTAACGATCTCCATCAGCTTCAGCGCCGCCTTGAGATCGCCGGGGCATTCCGGCCGAACCGCTATCTTATTCAGATCATCGGTGCCGATAGATAGCTTTCCCTTAGCCGTCAGCGGCGGATCGGATACCTGATAGCGCTCCCATATCCTGGCTAGCCATTCCCTCCCGGCATTTCCGCTTAGGGGGGAATCAACGGTTTCCTCTGATTCAGTTTTTTTCGACCCTCTGCCCCGCATGACTTTTCTCGTCAGCGGGAGCCCCCACCCTGCGTGCAGGAGATCGAGGGCCTCGCGCTTGCGATTCTCGCCTGCCTCCAGCCGTTCTGTCAAGAGCCTCGTGTCAACCCGGAAACCGTTGAGGCTCATCCGGCCGGCGATCGCGGCTAGCTGGTGCTCCCGCCGCAAATACGGGTCGGCGTCCAGGTAACCTCCGATGCGCCCGGCCACCGCGGCGGTCGCCCGCAGGTCACCTTCCAGGTAGCTCCGGTACTCCGGATCGTCGAGCGGGATCTTGTCCCAGCCGCCGTGCTTGCGCTTCAGCCGCATCGCCGAATCACTATTATGCGTAACAATGCAGTGCTCAGTAACATACAGGGAGTCGACCGCATCCACGTAAAGACAGGTAACTTCCGCCTGTCCCTCTAGCTCAATGGAATTAATTATCCGCTTTGGAATTTTATGACCATTTGGCTCCCAGCCGCTGCGAGTAAGAAATGGATTTATCGGAATATTAATAGTCAGCTTATAACTCGGCTGCCCCGTGCGCGTTTCTCCCCGATAAGTATACTTCGGTGCTTGCTTGATACTCTTGCGCGCCGTACCGCCAAATGATTCTACCAAAAAACGCACCTGATCGGTCAAATTTTCTGACGCCGAGGAGAATCTCGTATTCAATCCTCCACGGTAAACTCCATCCTGCGTCCGATACAACTCGCCATCGGTATCCATCAAACCTCGGAGCAGGTCAAGCCGCTGATTAGCGCTAGAGTAAAGATAGTTATCCGGGATGAACTTACCCTCTGCCCGCTTCCCCCAGAGGCCCATTTCTTTAAGGGATTCCTTGATCGGATTAACGAAACGCCACCCGTTAGGCAAACTTCCTCGCTTTCCGTCAGCTCTGCTTATCCTGTATTCAGGCAGCCTTTTACCATACCTATAGGAAGCAAGAACTAGGTTAGGAGGCAGACGCCGTTCAACCTCCGCAGGTACCAGCAAGTCACCGGGAGTAAATCTTACCGCCTGAGTTAGAGCACCATCTCCCAAGAGAACGCCTAGAATATACGGATCGATCGGAAGTTTTCTGCGCACCATCTTCACGGGAGCGGATACAAGCGGAATAGCCCATCTAGGTTTTCTATCACTACTTGCTGAAAGCAATGTCATCAATTCAAGAGTACTGATATCTCGGAACTTAACACCATGTTGTCCGTAGTACGGAGCGGCGGTCCACAAGTGATCGCCGTCAGCCAAAATACTAGTCCGGTCATCAAAAGTCACACGATAAACAGAAAGCACCCCACGCCTATAGGTATTAAGAACCTGAACAGGTAGACCATTACTTCCGATCACCATATCGCCAGGTACCAGATCCTCCACAGAAACGAAACCCTGCGGTGTAAGAATTCCTGTTCCATGGGGATGTCCCTTTCCCTCAACGCCACAGCGTTCCGCCACGCTGGTCAGATCGTAGGAATCCTGAGTATGCGCGGTGTCCCGGGAACGGGGCGGCCACACCTGACGGGCAACCAGCTCGGTGTCGCAGGATTTCGCGGCCAGGAATTCATAATCTGCGCCATGATGCCAGGCGAGGGCCGGAAGATCAAAAGAACTGGAATTGTGCCCGGTAATCCGGTCAGCGGATTTCAGCTCGTCGATCAACTGCGAGACGGGAACGATGCGCGGCACTGCCGGGCTGCTGTCAGCGCCGTTCGGACCGAGGGCGCCTGCCAGCCGGACGAAGCCCGTGTCGTCGTGCGAGACGTACCGGAACAGCTCGTCGGCACTCCCGGTCTCCAGGTCGAAGACGACCTCGCTACCGCGAGTCATTATTCACTCACCTCTCGCCAAAAACATACTTTCCGTAACCTGTCCACTGCTAACAGTGCGGGTGGGTTCAGCGGGTGGGTCAGTTTCCGAGCATGAAAGTTCTACTTCGCCGGCTGAGTCGGCTTTCCAGGTATTTTCTGCACCTCGGTGGGCGGGTGGGTTGCCAGTTCTAAAAGTCCGCGCACATGCATGCATGCATGCGCACGCGTGTCGCGCCCAGGCGCATGCACACACGCGCATGCGGACTTTGAGTATGTTGTAACCCACCCAACCCACCCACAGAGAGTAATAGCAGGTCAGGAATTTATTTCCGGGTGGGTTACCCTCCTGGAAACCCACCCTGTAACCCACCCAGGCTGATCTAACCCACCCGCTCATCACATTAATCACGCTGCGCAGTCTCATAAACACGACGACGGATCTTCCAGAGACTCCGCCCATGGGATTCTCGGTGCAGCTCGGTCCCGATAAGCCCGGCCAGCCGACGGCCCAAGACCCTCGTACTGTGAATGTGCGGGTGGTAGCTGCCAGCCCAGAGGTTGTACTGGGTAAGCAGGTCTCCGATATCTGTTTCCTCTGCGTGAGGAAGCACGCCCGGACGGTCACCGACACTCATCTCATCCATCAGCCACACGGACAGGTCATCGGCCTGGTCGGCTGCTTCCAGGAACGCCTTCGCCGCTTCCGCGGGGGCATCGTCCATCGTTCCGGACAGCGGATCCTCCAGCACCTTCGCAGCTGATCTCATCAGCATGGCGAGGATAGCGGGTGCCTCAGTGCGGAGAGCAGAAAGGGCGGCATTCGTGGCAGTGCGTATTCCTTCCAGGTCCGTGCACGCATGAGGAATGGAAACAACGCGTGCCCGGACAGCCGGATCATCATAAGGGAGAGAGACATCGGGATTCAGCGAAACCATAAAGGTGTGATGCGGCTCGAAGTCCGCAGGATCGCAGTAGAGCAGCCGAGCCTTGAATCTCTGGCCACCGGTTAGCTTCTTCAGTCGGGTACGGGAGATTTTTCCTTTCCTGTCGCTCCATTCATCTAGGTAGACAAGCCGAGAACCAGGAACGGGACCGAAGGCGCGAGCCGTTTCGATCGTGCCGTCGAACAGGTCGTCTTCAATGTCTGTCGCGTACCCGGATCCGGTGCCTAGCGCGAAGGAAAGACACCGCGCTAGGCTGCTCTTGGCCGTGTTCGCCGGTCCTCGCAGCTCGATGATGCCAGCTCGTTTGTCTGTTTTCCCGTGCACAATATGACCGAAGACGCGCAGTGCCCACGTCCGGATTTCCTCGTCGGGGTAGATGGCTTCCATCAGGGCCTCGAAGCAGGGCGCTGTTCCGGTGAAGTCCGGTGCGCAGGGTGCGTTCTTCAGGTGCGGAATACCACGGCCGTCTTCTTCTTCCATGGTGCGCAGATTCCAGAGCCGCCCGCCGGCCCACAGTAGCTCGTCAGCGGAATCCAGGTCTTCTCCTTTAACGACGGCTCCGTGCGCTGCGGCCAGTCGCGCCATCTGATGACCAAGGGCAGTATTACCTGAGTCTGACCGGAGTTTCGTTCGTGCGTCGTTACATCGCTTGACTACCAGGGCAGCATCTTTCTGGCTTGCTGTTACCGCCTTGTTGTGCGCTTTTACCGCATCGGCTGCTGCCTTGTTCCGCGCTTTCACCGCCGCTTTATCAGCCGGGCTTGCTCCGATAGGAGCTATTTCGGGCTCGGGTGGGTCCTGGATTTCACCATCGGCGGGAAGGTCAGTGACGACGGGGCAGAGCGCACCGAGCGCCGCGACGTATGTTCCTGCTTCAACTGTCTCCCAGACGGGACCGCGGTCAGCGATCCATCCTCCGATGCCGGGCGCGTACGCCAGGGTGCCGACAACTCGCCGGAGGATCTCGTCCGCGATCTGGGTCTCGTCCCAGGAAGTGAGCTGGAACGGTCCGCCTGCGGCCATCTGTTCGTAGGGAGTGGGCGGCCGATCGGGAGGGTATCCGTTGCCGTTGTGACCCGAGCCGTTCCCGTTGCCCCCGGCGCCAACTCCCGCCATTTCCTGCTGCGGAATGAAAGCTTGCGCTCGCGCCACCCGTTCCGCGATGCTCTCCGGAGTCGCCCCGGTCCCGGCGATGAGCACGTCCCAGGCATCCCGGTCGTTCACCGCCTCCCAGTAAGCGTCCTCGACTTTCGCTGACCAGTGCCGGTCGAAGTCGGCGTCCGTCCACTCAGCGTCCACCGCATACTGGATGCGCAGCCATTCCGGGTACGCCTCCTCGCGGCTTAGCCCGGCCCGTGCCATACTCATCACGCAGGCCGAGAGCGTGTTGTCGTCGGTTACGCAGGCATCTGGCATGTCCCGGGTCCAGCCGCTCACCGCTCCCGTTGCCACCCCATGTCCGTTGGCATTCTGCGGGGGCGGGAAAAGGATCCTGCACTCAGTCTTGTCGGCTTCCACGGCGCTCACCAGGCTGCCAGACCAGGGCAGCATAATTCCCGGATGCGGCAGGTAATCGGGTTCGCCGCGAACAAAACCACTGGTTTTCAGGTCGTACGGCCAGTCATGTGTCGCCCATTGAGTCGGCCATTCACCCGGCCAGGCTCTGCCATCAAGATAGACATGTCTTTTCTCCGCACCGCCGGCTTTTACCGCGCCACGCAACTGATCGAGAAGCGGTTCGAGCAGCGCGCCGATGGCGGTAGAGCCGAAGCCAGCCAGGCGGTCGATGTCGACGGCGATTAGGCCGGAGGCGCGGCTGGTAACCAGGCCCCAGCCGTGGTGCGGGACGCTGCGCGCTGGCGGGGTGACGCTGCCGTAGCTGAAGCCTTCGTAACTGAAGCCTTTCAGCAGGCTCGGCCTCTTGGCTCCGTTTTCGTCGACAAAATAGGGGATATAAGTGAACCGGAAACTTTCCTGGCTGGTGGCTGCGCCTGCGGAAGGCTCATGATCGGGTACCATCCCACTTCCTGACTAGTTCTGCGGTGGCACGCAAAAAATTTCTGCAAATTTCTGCGCGCCTGGCCGCCAAACCTGATAATGCGGTAGCCCTGCGCTTCGATGGCGCGCTGCCTTTTACAGTCTTTTGCTCGATCGTTAATTTCTATCGCGTTCACGACGCCGCCTCAAGCTCTTCCGCTTCCTCGGCCTGCTCTCGCTCCGCCTCACCGCCAAGAGCCTGCTCCAGGAGCACGATGATCGTGGCGTTGACCGAGCGGCGGTCGGCGTCGGCACGTTCACGGAGCCGGTCACGCAGATCACGGGGCAGCCGCACCTGAGTATTGATGAGGTCTGCGGCGTAGGTTGAACGAGTCATAGGTGGATCAGTCTAGTCCCGCCGTCCTCCTTGCGGAAGCGAAGTCTGACTAGACCCTTACAGACTCCGTGCACACCCGGCACAGGGCCTTCGCGCCGCGCTTCTTCAGCTCCCGTTCGGTACGCAGGGTGCCCGGCCAGGTGCCTGCCAGCTCGAACCCGATCCCCTGCAGGAACGCGATCCGGGTGATGGCCGATCCTGCCGTGCCGTTGGCGTGCCTCTTCAGCCGTGCGTCCAGGTTCGTCGTGAAGCCGATGTAATGCTGCGCCGACCGGCCATTCCAGGGGCGCTTGTAGTGAAGGAGGTAGCATGTACCTATGACATCTGAGCTGCTTGACCTGGGACTTTCTGAGTCAGACATAGTACGCTTTTATCGTTTCGTCGGAGACGGTCCCGGAGAGTGCCGGGAATGGATGGGGGCGAAGAAAAAGACTGGCTTGGGCTACGGCTTGTTCTCATGGTGGGTGCGGGACGAACGGGGACGTCATACACGAACGATCCTTGCTCATCGGCTCGCATACCTGCTGGCGACCGGGAACAAACCGGTAGGTCACGTCTGCCATACGTGTGACAATCCGCCCTGTTGTAAGGGCGCTCACCTGTATGACGGGACGGCGGTTACAAACAAGGATGATGCAGTACGTCGCCGTCGGCACGCATTCGGGACACGGGTGAATACAGCAAAGCTTACGAATGAGGAAGTAATCGCTATGCGTGCCGATTGGGCGGCCGGAGGTGTAACTAAGACAGATCTGGGCCGGAAATACGGTGTCAGCAATGCTATGGCGGGATTCATTATACGGGAAGTAAACTGGCGTCATCTGTTGTAAAGCCCTCGGTCATTTAGTTCCCTCCCGTCTCGCTCGGATCTCCCCCGTCGGCATGCCGGACAGCCGCAGCGCAGCATCCTCGGCGAACGGCTCGTGCAGCTCGATCCCGACGGAGCGCAGGCCCAGCGACCGGGCTGCCACGAGCGTACTACCCGACCCGCAGAACGGATCCAGGATCAGGCCTCCCGACGGGCATCCGTATTTTATGAGCGGAAGAATAAGCTGGACGGGCTTTTCCGTGCGGTGAATGGCGCCCCGCTGGTGCATGTTCGGAACCCGGAGCACCGACCGGGCCAGCCGCGTGCCGTCATCGATGTAACCGGAATCGCCGATCTTCCCGGTGTGCGCCGGCCCCTTCCGCGTCGCGATGCTCTTGTCTCCGGTGCTGGTCTGCGGCACCCGCGGCACCTCATGATGAATCGTGCTCCATGCCCCATGGTAAAAGTGGCCGATGATCTCATGCACCCGCTTGAACCGGTCGGCCGCGAAACCGGACCCGTTCTGCTTCTCCCAGATGATGTCCTGGCTGAATTTCCATCCTGCCCCAGTGAATTCTCCGCTGCGGGCCATGAACATGCGCGAACTGCCGAAGCACCACATCGAACGGCCCGCCGTCGCGGCTATTTCCGGCCAGCCCTCGGGCCAGGTATCCCAATCGAAAGAAACCTCTTTTCCGTAAGGCGGGTCGCAGATGAGGAGATCTGCCTTCAGTTCCAGCGCGGGAATGATATCGCGCATGTCACCGAGGTACAGCTGGGTGAGGGCGTCGTCGTAATAGGGGATCATGCCCACCCCGTGTCTTTTCAGGTCGCCACGGTATCGCGACTAGCCAGTACCGTCCGGGGGTCTCATCGAGGGGGTGGGTGACGGTCCGGATCTGGAGATGCTGAAGGTACGAGAGGATCCAGCCATCGTTGTGCAGGGAGCGAGGATAGCCGTCGATGACATGCAGGACGGTCCCGGCCGAGTACCCGCGGAGGTCTTCCGGACGGCTCACGTACCGCCACTCCCGGTGGTTGTAGCCCATCCGCTGGCACCAGCGCTGCAGTAGCTCCCAGCTAGGGGCGGTGCCCAGGTTCATCAGTCCTCCCTCGGCCGCCACGGCACCGCGACGAGCCGGATCCCGGGCAGGTCTGGCAGCATGAGCGTTCCGCAGTTGCAGATGATCAGGTTGATGCCCGTTCCGGTGCTTGCCTGGCTCCCGCAATCTCCGCAGTTCCACCACACTCTGTCGCTCATGATCTCTCACCCCGTGCTCTCTGCGGGGCTGGCTGCCACGGCACCACAACGAGCCGATGCCGACCCTCCCATGCTGACCGCACCTGCACCCGGATCTTTCCCATATAGGCGTCCCAGTCTCCGAAGCGCTCGGTATAGAACTCCAGTTCTGGTTCCGCGATGGGGATGAGGCCCTCGTTGTTTAGCTTGCGGGTCAATGCCTGCCGAAGAAAGTCCTCGCGACGCGCCCGGCTGGCGTAAAGCTTCTCGCTGAAGGTGGCCCGGACCTCGAACATCATCAGCCTTCACCCCGTGTTTCCTGCAGGATTGGCTGCCAGGGTACCACGATGAGCTTACATTTCCAGGCTGTCAGGTGCCGACTGCACAGCAGATAATAGGAATAATTGATGTCGTGGTGCAATTTCCAGCAGCGGCGAAAGCTTACTACGGAACAGTCATTGCACCATGGGATAATTTTACAGTCGGGACAAAATTGAACTTCATATTTAAGGTTACCCTTCAGCATGTCAATGAAGTAAATCGTTTTCATGATCCCTCACCCTGTGCTTTCGGCCGCCATGGCACCACGACAAGGGTAGGGGGCAGCCTGACGACGCTGCGAGCATCGAGTGCCGGATCCTCAAGCGCATTAGCCTTATATGATGCATAGCATTTCTCACATAGCAGCTCCACGTGCCCTGACTGAGCGAACACCCACAGGTACCGGGCCGGAACTCGCTGCGGCTGTCTCTCTCCGGCTCGCCAGATTCTCGCGCAGCACATGCATCTCCTCATCAGTCCTCACCCCGTTCCTTTGATCGCCATGGCACGGCAACCAGCCGGTATTTCCTCGCGTTCAGTAGCACCTCGACGGGATCTTCCCCGCCCTCGATCCGGTCTGCCTCCTCTGGCGTAACCTCGATGCCGCCGATTACCAGCGTTGAGCTAATATTACTCCTGATATTCCAGAGGCCCCATGTCGACCTCTTATCTATTTGAGTAGTGTAAACCAGCTGCGCCTCTTCCGGCGTTACGTCCAGGTCGTCGAGAGTAATAACAGGATACGTGAATGAATACGGCGGGATATCGTGATGGAAGTTCAGCGCCCAGCGGCGGGGGTAGCTGCGGCTACTGCGGCTCATGCCTTTTCCTCCCCCGGCTGCCATGGCACGGCTTTCAGCCAGTATTTCTTCCCCGTCCCAAGCAGCACATCGACGGGATCTTCCCCGCCCTGGATACGGTTCACTTCCTCCTGGGTGACCTCGATGCCGCTCAGCCGGAAATACCGATGGGAGTAATTATAGCGAAGGTTCCCGCGGCGCTGGTACGTGATCAGCTGCGCTTCCTCCTGCGTCACGTCCAGGTCGTCGAGGGTGATGACAGGTGACTCCGCGAAGTGAGTGTACGAGGACCAGTGCAGCGAGGCCGGATCGGGGCGACGGGCGTTCAGCACCCAGTGGCGAGGATAACTGCGGCTCACCGTCTTCCTTCCCGACGATTTCAGTAATCCGCCGGACAACCCGGACCGGTACCGCTGCCAGAGCTGCCAGAGCCTGAGCCTTCTCGAGCGTCAGCGTGCCATGGTCGCCGAGGCCGTGATACGCTCGGATGCCGGAAGTGACGGGGAACCAGCCGACATTGTCCTGCCAGAACTCCACGTCGTAGTCAGTCAGATGTGTCTCTGCCCCGAGGCTGTCGCCGTGCAGCATCATAATGACTTCCTGCCGGACCGTGTCGGCATCGGCGCCGAGCCGAACGAGAACCTGAGTGGCTACGTTATCACCTTCGCGGATCAGCCCCAGCAGGAGGTGCTCGGTGCCGGTGTAGTTATGGCCGAGTTGCAGCGCTTCCCGCAGCGCCAGCTCCAGGACCTTCTTGGCCCGCAGCGTGTACGGGATGTGCCCGTGCAAGGTTTGCTGCCCCCGGCCGACCGTTTCCTCGATCTGCTGGCGGGTCGCTTCCAGGCTGATCCCGAGCCCGGCGAGCACCTGCCCGGCAATGCCGTCACCCTCGCGGATCAGCCCCAGCAGGATGTGCTCAGTGCCGATGTAGTTATGATTGAAATTTTTTGCTTCTTCCTGCGCTAGGATGACAACCTGCCGCGCCCGATCAGTAAATCGCTCGAACATCGCCTCCCCTTCCCCTTCTCCTAGTTTGCCAGTATACTAGAGCTAGGTTTTCGCTCTGCCAACATTGGGGATCTGCTATGCCTCGCGCAGTAAAGCTTACCGTTCAACCGGGGGACCGATTCGGACGTTGTGTTGTGCTCAAGGAGTCGCGAACTCGTTCTGCCAACGGTAAGCTCCATCGTACCGTAGAGCTTAAATGCGATTGTGGGAATACTTTCAGTACTAATATTGACAACCTTTTTAGAACAGCCAGAACGCCCACCCGATCGTGCGGATGCCTGCAACGCGAGCTTGCTGCTGAACGTCGTCGGCAACCTGATGAACAAGAGCGACTTGCAGCCCTTGTTAACTCGCCTGAAAGAAAAGCTGCTGCCGCAGCGGCTAATACAACGCATGGTCTTTCCCGTCATCCACTCTATCGTGAGTGGACAAGTATTAAAAACAGATGTTATAACCCAAAGGCCCAACAGTTCCGGGATTACGGTGGTCGAGGAATTGTTATGAGCGATCACTGGCGTAACAGTGCGGCATCTTTCATCAAGGACATCCTGGTTACAATCGGTCCGCGTCCTGACAAACGGGTCTTGGACCGTATTGACAACAACGGGAACTACGAACCTGGGAACATCAAATGGAGTGATTGGTTTGAGTCGAACCAAAACCAGCGGCGTCATAAAGATGCAAAACTTGACTCGGAAAAAGTCCTCGATATCAAGAGGAGATTGGCTGCCGGAGAGCCGGGACGTTCGATCGCTCGCATTCACAACGTTTCGGAAGGTCTCATCAGTGATATTAAAGTCGGCAGAGTATGGCGGCATATTCAACTGTTACCTCCGTAACTGTGATCGAGCAGCCTGGCCTCTTCCTGCGCCAGCACCACGACCCGTCTCGCCTGATCAGTAAATCGCTCGTACATCGCTTCCCCTTCATAGTTAACGGTTATTTTATCGGCTATAACGGGCTCCACGGCACGACAGTGCAGTAGATCCTGCCGAGCAGAACGTCCGCGGGGCGGGCACGCCAGAGGATATGCCGGGCCTCTTCCGGCGTAATTTCCAGGTTCCTGATGTACTTCATGAAGTTGACATCGATCCAGTCTTTGGCTGCCCGGCCCTGCGCTCGGATCTGCTCTGCCTCCCCAACGGTAACGGTTACGCTGAGTAGCCAAGCGTTTCGGTCATTGTAGTAGAGGAGGCTGCCGTCTGGGAATCTCCACCACGTTTCCTTTTCGGGAGTACTCGTCATCCTTTTCCCTTTCCTTCCGGCTGCCACGGCACGACTGCCAGCCAGTATCGCTTCCCGTCGAGCAGCACGCTATGCGGGTTAGCACCATCGCGGATGAGAGCCGCTTCGTCCGGGGTAATGCGAAGGCTGACTGCCCATTGACGGGGAGCAATACGGGCTGGACAATAGATGAAGGCACCACGCTCGGCTTCATAACGAAAAGCCAGCTCTTGCGTTGTATTGAACTCAACGGTGCAATCGGTCATCGTGAAAGATTTTCGTCCTTCGAGCGCTTGGTATGAAGTAAGAGTTGGCGCGACACCGGAGAATTCTAGTGTGATCTCAACGGGGTAACGTCGGCACAGTCTCACAGGATCCCCGCCAGAATCAGGGCTCCAAGTGTAATTGCGGCCAGGAACATGAGCGCGGCGATGAAGACGAGCCCGTACAGCAGGCACCCCAGGCCCTCGGCAAAGCCATCCATGGTAACCGCGCCTTTCTTGAGAGTGGATCCGGCAGCCCGGCATACCTGCATGCGGCAAAAAGCGCTACCCGAGCGCTGTCTCTGGCGTCGATGCTCTTGTTCGTCATCCCGTACAATTTAGTCGCTACGAGCCTATTGTTGTCTGCCCAGGTCTTGACCTCGCTTGCGGTGTGCCATTTCCACTCAACAGGCAGCGCATTCAGGTCGGCGATCACCTTCCGGGTGGCAGCAGCCTGCGGTCCGGTGGCTCCGGCGCCCCGTCCGGGGATGAATTTTTCTCCCGCCGCGATGACGGCTGCCCCCGGGTCTGCCTGCCCACACGCCTCGACGAGGTACTGCACCAGCCCGAAGACCGCCCCATGGTTACAGCCATACACCGACCGCTCAGTAATAGTCAATTGCCCCGTGCTTTCTGCGGGGTCCAGCCGTAGTATAGTAACGCCCGTGAAAACACCTGGATCTACGCCAAGTACATAAAGGGTCATTGCTCTCCCTCTGGTTTCCATGGTACGATAACAAGCCGAATCGGGCGCTGCGCTGTTACTTCCCAGTATTCGGTACCGGGGAATTTCTCGCAGGGCAGGCCAAGCTCGTCGCAGGTTATCACGTGCGGGCAGTAGCAGGAGCATTTCACGTGGCTGCCTCGACGAACGTGCCTTGTGCTCCCTGTCGGGTCACTATCCGTATCCGCATCCCGTGCAGCTGGCGTCAGCACACCCGCAGTCCTCATTGCCCTTCATTGTCGACCTCTTCCTGCCTTTCGCACCCGGAGCAGATATAGCCCTCTTCGAGGATGTAAACCTCGCTGCCGCAGTTGTAGCACCACATACGACCGGGGTCCGAATTCTGCTCGACGGGGCCGTAATGCCATTCAAGTTCTTCCCAAACCGTGGTGTCTGCCTTCGCCTTCATCTGGGACAGGTACATGACTAGCCGATCCCAGTTCCAGAAACACCGTACGCCGGGTATGCAGTGGAACACGTGCTCGCGGGGGCCGACCACGTACAGGTCCTTGCCGAGTGCCGCGGCCATGCCAAGTTCCACGTGGCGGCCTCCTTTCCCGCCGCCATCAGCCTCTGTAAACGAGATCATCGCATCGGCGGCCTTAATGTCAGCGATATCGCGGGCCGCGACGTCTGAGCAGTACAACGGGTCGTCGGCTAGCTGCTGCGGCGTGAACGAACCCCGGCCGTACCTGCCCTCGGGAGCCTCGATCCACCGCGACGTGACCGTGTGCCCGAGCCCTTCCAGCTCGTCGCGGACGCCCCGCATCTCCTCATGGCGGCTGTACCGGGCAGCGAGGTAAAACTTCATTGCTTGCCTTCACTTTCTTTCATGTTCCGGCTCGGGGTAATGCCTTTCGGTGGTTCGGTGCGACAGGCAGTGCCAAGGCTCCGGGTTCAGATCCGGGTCCAGGGCGGCGTACGTATCCCGGCCGGGCGGCGGAATCCACGGGCCGTCAGCGGCATACCATTGGCGCTGAATATCCTGCCGGATAATCTTACCGCAGCCCGAGCAGGTGAACGATCGGCTGCGATCCGGCTGAGGTTTCACGTTATTCTCCTTTCCCTCATCCGCCTCGACGAAATTTTCTGATCACGAGACCGGCCCGCCAGCCACGTACAGAACCTGCCCGGAGACGAATCCCGCTGACTCGCTGGCGAAGTAGGAGATCGCTGCCGCCACGTCCTCGACTGCGCCGATCCGCCCCGCCGGGCACGCCCTGGCCGCCTGCGCCCGGAAGTCTTCGTAGGCGAGGCCGAGCCGCGCGGCGGTCGCCGCTGCCATGTCAGTGTCGATGAACCCGGGCGCGACCGCGTTCACGGTGATGCCGAACCTGCCCAGTTCCAGCGCCAGGGTTTTGGTGAGACCTTGCAGGCCGGCCTTGGCGGCGGAGTAGTTCGCCTGGCCCTTGTTGCCGAGCGCTGACGTGGAGGACAGGCTGATGACCCGGCCCCATCCGGCGACGACCATGAAATTCTGAACGGCGCGGGTCATCAGGAACGCACCGCGCAGGTGCACGTTCATCACCGTGTCCCAGTCGTTGTCCGTCATCTTGAAGAGCAGGTTGTCCCGGATCACCCCGGCGTTGTTCACCAGTACGGTCGGCTCGCCCAGCCCGGCGGCCACTTTCTCTATCGCGACCTGCACCTGCTCGGCGCTGCTGACATCTGCTCCAACGGCAATCGCCTTCCCGCCAGTCTTCTCGATCTCACGGACGGTTTCCGCGCCCTGCTCTTCACTGAGGTCAAGGACTGCTACGGCCATTCCGTCGGCTGCCAGGCGCTTGGCGGTGCCTGCTCCGATGCCGCGGGCTGCTCCGGTGACGATTGCGATGCGCTCGGTCATGATACTGCTTTCTCCTTGAGTGATGTTTCGTGCTTATCCACTGATTAATCTTCCCACTGTACGTTAACCGGGTAGTCTTCGTGGCGTCCGCCATGCGAGCAGGCCCGGTCTCCGTTGCAGAACCATATGACGGAGGAGCGAGTTTGCCTTGCAACCGTTCGATGGCATCCGCCGCATTCTCCGTACAGCCCCGCCTCTCCCGCAGGCTCCACGTCTTTCTCCCTCAGCTGCTCTATTTTTGCCTTGAGGTACCACGCTGCTTTTTCAAGATCTTCGACAGCACTGACTCCAGGCTTCTTCCCTGCCCGGGAAACGTATTTAATGCAATTACCCAGCTCGAAGCCAAGATTCCACGCCCGGATAACTTTGATCGCCTCATACGGGTTATCCTTGCCGCCATAGTGGGCCGGATGATCAACCGTCTCGGCGGAATTGTCTCGCTCTTCTCCGGCCCGAACCTCGTCTTCGTAGGGTGCACCGGCTTCTTCCCTGGCTCGGACTTCCCGCTGCCGCTGGTGATCCCTGCGAATAGTCCCTCCGGCCGACGTGAAACGGTTCTCATGCTCGCACCAGGCCACTGTTGTACCAGCCCTATGCGGCGGGAGCGAGTACCCGCACATCTCCAGGTCACCGTTCATGGTCGTCTTCCTGGGTGAGTGCGATAACGGTTAGCATGGCATTGCGCGGCTTCTCGGCCTCGAGCATGGCGTGGAAGGTCTGGCTCAGGTGCAGTTTGCAGGCCAGCTGCCGGTCGTGTGCCCGGCCGCCGATTCCGACAAGCCAGGCCGCCAGCCGCGTGCAGCGCAGCCCGTCTTTTCGGACAAGGAATTCGCACGTACTCATCGGTACCTCTTTTTCAGGACGAGCCGGTTGCACCGGGGGCATCGTTTTGATTTTCCGGTTGCCAGTGCCTGCAGCATGCCTTCCCGTTCCCAGTGCCGGTGCCGCCGGAGCACGCAGGCCAGCCGCCGGAAGCGGTACGCCAGGATGAGGCAGTGAATAATGGTCATGTCAGCCGTCCTCACCGGTGATGCAGATCCGCTCTCGGTTGGTCGGGCACCCAGACATGCACCGGTAAGGCTCCGCTGCGAACGGGCAGAATACGTCAGTGCTGTCGAGGTAGCCGGTTTCTTCCGCGTGGCAGCGCGGCCCGGAATTCGTCCGAGGGTAATCATAGGCTGGCTTCGGTTCATCCATTGCCCGGCCCGCCTTTCAGCCCCAGGTTTTTCATGGCGACCGCTTTCGCGAAATCTCGCACGATGGTGAACGCCTGCCCGTCGCTGAACCCGGCTACTGTAAGGTCCGTGTACATTGCATAAAGAGATCGGGCGTAATCCGTTGAGGCCCAGGGGTTGGGAACATCGTCGCTGATTCCTTCTTGAAATTCTTTATCGTTACCATTATTCTCATCCATGAGGACCATTTTTCTTTTAGTTTAATTAACTTTGCTAAATTTGGAACGAGCGCTTATAATGGAGACAGACAGCCCGGTCACGCTGACCAGAGCAGTGACCGGGCCTGACGCAGAACGGAGCTGCGCTATGATCGATTATACCGAACGATGGCTGCCTATCGTCGGATACGAAGGCCTGTACGAGGTTAGCAACCAAGGGAGAGTGCGTAGCCTTGCTCGCTACGTTACCGGAGTCAATGGGACGCCTCGCCTGCTCTCCGGAAAGATACTGAAGCCATCGATTACGGAAAGACCTCGTGACTATCCGGCTGTCATGCTCAGTCGGGAGAACAAGCCTACACGACGGCCGATACACCTCTTGGTACTCGAAGCTTTTGGGGAACCACAACCCGAAGGCACAGAAGCTCGACATGGGCCGGGTGGGAGATTTGATGCGTCGATCAACAATCTTTGCTGGGGTACTCGCGCCGAAAATCTCGGTCCTGACCGGGTTCGCGACGGAACCTCTAATCGAGGAGAGCAACATGGTAATTCTAAGCTTACCCGATGGCAGGTTCTTGAAATCAGAAAGCGCGTAGCCAATGGGGAAAGTCAGCGCGCGGTAGCTCGTGATTACAACGTGTGTTTTCAAACGATAAATGATATCGTTCACATGAAAACATGGAAGCATCTTCCCGATTGAAGTGGTGAAGAGTGATCGGGCGTAATCCGTTGAAGCCCAGGGATTGGGAGCATCATCCGCTGGTACGCTTTGGTTTTCATTTTCGTCAGCCATTATTACGTCCTTCAGCTAGCCTTTTTATCCTTATCCTAGTTACCAGCAGGGTGCCTCCGACGCGTAGCAGCTCGCTGTCGCTCCAGAGTGTTATCGGCAGCCGGAACCCGATTCGCTGACAGGTTCGGTTGCAGCCGGGGCAGCTGCCGGCGGCCCACATTTTACACGGGCGGTCGTATGTCTCATCGGGATCGAAGACGGGTTCGCTGCCGCCGTTCCAGAGAACTATCTCAAGCCGAGTCATAGCGACCGGTCCTTCCCGCAGCGATAGCACCGCAGAACGGAGCTGTTAATCCCAAGGCCGAAAGTGCTCACGATCATGGAACCTGTGCAGCCGCAGTCCGGGCAGCAGTCGGGATCCCGGCAGTCGCACCACCTCTGGGCACGCGGTTCCCCGCAGGCAGGACAGTGCCAGAGCAGGAAGTCATCGAAGACGATCTCAAGCCGGACGCTCATCTGATAACCGCCATCACGTAGCTTTCGAGCACTGCAATTTTTGGTCCCTGAGCGACCGTCTGGGGAGATTGACTGGTACAGACATTGTCCTGATGAGTCAAGGTCAGCCACGCGAGTTGCTTCGGCCTGGGGATTTTTTGCACAGTCATTCGCGTTCCCGTATCCTCTCGTTCAGTGGCGTGCCCGTATCGGAGTGCAAACGGTATTCGTCGAGAGCATGGTCGATTGCGTACCATTCAGGGCTGGATACCGGATACACGTCGCGCTTATTCCTTAGCCACGCCTCAACGATGTCTCCCCGGCTCGGCCGGAACCATTCCATTCTGCCTCCGCAATCACTCTCAATCGCCATTCCTGATCTCCTCGTCCCACGACCGCCCGCGGCTGTCCACGATCACCTGGCCCGCTACGTCCAGCACCAGCCAGTTGTCCGGGGCGTCGTACTCGCCGGCCAGCAGCTCCGGTTCGTGCGGGTTACGGTCGGGGAAGCGCCACAGCTCCCACCCCGAGACACGCGTACAAACCACTCGAAAACCATACGGCAGGTCGAAGAGGCGAGTGCGCTGGATGCCAATAGTGGTGATGTAGAGGTCGTGGTAGCTGGGCGTGTTACCGTTCATGCCGATGTCCTTCCAATGAGCCTGAATACTTTGCTTAGCTAGCTCGACGGGATCACTGACGGGTTCGGTATCGGCTGCTAGTGCCTGTTCCCGCAACATTTGAAGACGCTCATCCGGATCTGTCATTCCGTATATCCTCTAGCCAGCACTGCTCGTGTCATCGCTTCGGTTCCCGGAAAAAGATCATCGAATTCGTCACCGGGCTGCATGTTAAGCAAGTCCAGCACCCAGAGGCAGAATTTTTCCGGCTTGGCTCCGGTCAGGCCTTTCCGCAGGGTGATCGGCTCGGCTATAAAATCCTTCGGCGTGGTTTGCCTGCCTCCCTTCAGTGGCGGTGGATGATTCTTGTTCCGGCCTCCGTGAAAAATTACCGGCTCCCAGGCGTAAGCTGGCCGGACACCCTTCTTGAAGATGCAGAAAGGCTTAACCCAGGCAGCAATACGCACGTCGGGCGGGCACAGCATCAGGATCTCGCGCAGCGAAGGGGAACTGCAAGACATTGCCCAGCCGTCCGGATAATCAGTTTTCAGCCTGTTAATCAGAAGAAGGTGTGTCTCTAGCTGATCCCAGCACCGGCCATCGGGATGATTATGCTCATAGAACTTTCCGCATTTACCGAGATAGGGGGGATCGGCATAGGCAAATTTCATTCCGTATCTCTCCCTCGTGCCAGGTGATCCACGGCCTCGCGCAGCCATTCGCTGTAGCTGAACTCATTGTCATCATTCATGCCGATGTCCTTCGCGACGACGGGCTTTTTCAGTCTGGGAATCTTCCGGTCGTGCCTTCAACCAGTCTCCGATCTCCTTTTCGGCGGCATCCCAGGCGTCTCTTGCGGTCAGCCAGCGCTGGGCAACGTCATCCGGGATTTCGACGGCATCCTCGCTGAACTGCTCTAGCTCACTTGCCCGGTAATCCGGATCGTCGTGAACGAAGTCTTCCTGGGTGCCGACGAAGAAGGCCGGGTACGCCTCTCCCATGTCCAGGATTAGTTTCATTCCGTATCTCCCCCTCGTGCCAGGTGATCCACGGCCTCGCGCAGCCGCCGCTCCAACACCGCTTCCCGTTCTTCCATCTTCTCGCTCATCTCCGCGAACGGCTTCACTCGCTGCACCGCGTTGTACAGCATCTGTACTTCTGTCGGATCAAAAGCCAGCTCGACGGGACGTTCTTTTTTGCCTTCCTTTTCCTTCGCTGCGCTGATCTCCTCGTCAAGGTCATCCCAGTCGACGTTCCCGCACTGCGAGCAAACGCGCACCCAGTAAACCAGATGACCCGGCTTATGCTGGGCGACCCAGTGGTGTGCGCATCCCGGACGCGCCTCACATGGCCAAGACGTCGGGCTTACCAGGCTCTCACCGTGGGACAGCTTTTGCTCAGTCATTGTCTCCCGTTTTCTTTTCCCTGATCACCGCGTCGAGCGGCGTACCGGTATCTGCATGCGCTCTATAGTCATCAAGCATGTCGTTGATCGCGTTCCATTCTTCGACATCATGAAACGAGTCTCGCCAGCGCCGCAGCCACGCTTCGACGTCGTCGTTCCTGCTCGGCCGGAACCGGAACTTGTCCCGCTCGCGGAAGAACCGCTCGTACTCATCCTTCCCGGTCATGTGCAGTCCTTTGCGATCCGGCGGTTCAGGCTGCGAAGCGCCCTGGCTTGCGTCCATCCGTGCCCGCAACCATGCAAGCCATCTGGGAGTACTTGCGGCTCGGCTAGATAACCATTAAAGTGATTCCGCATACTTCGCCACTCGCGCCTGCGAGCCTGTCTCGCTAGGTCAAACAGGCTTCGGCGGAGCTTACCGTGCTGCCAGTCCCGGAGCAGTCCGACCGGGTAAATCATCACAGAGTTATCGTTAGTAGTCATGGCTCCTCACCAGGTGGCAGATCTGCCTTTCCGATCGGCCCGACGGTCTTGAATGTTATCGAACCCCTGCCGGGAACGGCGTCCCAGTCCTCCGGCTCCTCGACGGAACGCGGATGGCCGATTGAGTCAAAGCCGTAGCAGGTCCAGGACTCATCGTAGACGTCGCCGCATTCCTCATCGCAGGTATGCTCGCCGTCGTGCCCGCGGTCGAGCCCGCACCCGTGAGAGCCCCAGTAAAAATCGCACCTGCTCACCAGGGTCTCCGCATCTGATCCCGCTGCCGCTGCACGTACCTGGCTGAGACGAAGCCTGCCCAAACGCTCCAGGCAACCGCAGCTCCGAGGATGATCCACGCCCACGGGCTGAACGGAACGCCAGACAGCTTGCAGCCGGTGGCGGCGAGAAGGCCGAGCACCCAGCCGGAGAACGGCAGCAGGAAGGCCATCGCGAAATCTTTCATCTAAGCCCTCTTCCCGGTCTATCGCGGCATCTTCCCGGCCCATCTCGATCCAGTTTTCCCAGGTAACCAGGCCAGAGGCGAGAATTGCGTAGCAGATGTCCTGCCACTCCGCATCCAGATCGCATCCGTCCTTGTTGTAGCTGCTCACCAGGGTCTCCGCATCTGGTTCCGCTGCTGCTTAGTCGCCATTGCAGTAATCTTCCCAGTCGGAACCGTCGCCGTGACGCTCGTTGAACTCCTCTGTCTCCCGGATTGCCTTCTTCGCCAGATACGTTCCGCGCATCGCGCCTGAGATGCAGACCACAATGATGACGGCGATGAGGATTCCGAGCCGGATCCAGCTGTTCATGCTTCTTCAAACCCCCTACACCTTCGAGAATTCTGGTACCCAGGAGCCGTCCGGGCGGCAGTCGAAATCGCCGAACAGCAGCGGGTGCTTCTCCGTTACGATCGCGGCCACCATGCCCAGCACCATCCGGATCTCCTCCTCAGCCCCTGCAGCGGTGCGCACTTCTACGACGTGCCGCAGCTCTCGCGCGTTGACCGTCCAGGTGAGGTGCGTGGCCACTCCCTCAGGCAGGAACCGGCGCATGAACGACGTTTTCGCCTTCTTCTCACTGAACGGCACGCCAGGCTCGTCCAGGCCGAAGCGATCCGACATCCACCGCTGGTGCTTTTCCAGTGTGAGCAGTGTTTCGTAGCATTCCCTCTTCAGCTCCGGATCGTCTCGCACCCAGTCCGGCAGCCAGAACGGGATTTCGCCGTCTTTCATCCGCACGAACCTAAGGCTCTCCTGAGATATCGCGGTACCGGCTCTGTGTCTAGTTATCTCATGAGTAAAAACGCGAGAAACGTTGGAGAAAACGAAGGTGAAATTAGCGTGCTCGATTACAGATCCGTGACGGCTGAGCAGGATGTTGCGGAAGTAAGCTTCCTGGTCAGTGCGAACCTTCTTTACATTGGGGTTAAGTCCCGGCGCCCACGATTTATAGCACAAGCGTCCGGCGAATTCGACGAGGGTTTCGGGTCCTCCGGAGGGGATGTCCTGCAGCCACGCCTGTGCCTCCGGACCGATCTCTTCCAGGTAGCTGAACAGCGCCTCGTACCGCGGCCGGGTGTCGGCCACCAGGTAAACCTCAGGTGTCACGCTTGCCACTTTACTTCCGCCACCTCTGAGAACCGGGGTATGACCTGCCGGTCCGGGACAGCCAAGCGGCCGACCATCGCCAGCGTAATCAGGGCGTCCTGCCAGATGACATCCTTGCTCAGGCACTCCACCCCAAGGATGCGGTCGTCAGCGTCGAGGTCGACGAGCAGGCTGTCGGTCACCTGAACGGTGCGCGCGACGGTGCCCTTTCGCAGGTACGCATAGCCGCCGTACGGCCCATCCTGCACGTAAGAAACAGCATCGGTCACTTCAGACCTCCGAAAATCTGTTCTACTATGCGCCTGTCTTGACCCATGCTTCACAGTACTCCACCCAGCAACTCGCGTACAAGATCTTCACGGACGATTCGCTCTAGCCTACTGCCAGGCTGACTGTAGCGAGCGAGCATCTCGACAGCCCATAGAATCTTGTCCCCCACCCGCTGCCCCTGCGGCTGGCTCGTACTCCACAGCTCCAGGTTCTCCGGACGGTTGTCGTCCCTGACACCGTTGATATGATGAACATTTTCATCAGTAAAAAGCTCTCGGCCAAGCATCTGCTCCATGATGATTCGGTGTTCTTGCACTACAACGCATTGGCCGTCCGACAAATACCAGCGCCAGGATGCGTAACGCGTAGATGCACTAATTTGACGCACAGGGCAGCCACACTGAGATTCCTTTCCTCTAAAAGGGCTCTTGGGTATATCTATAACCTCAGCCTCATGCCCACAGCGTGTGTCTTTCGCTAGATAATACCAGCCTCCGGCGTTCCTGCGCAAAGCCTTTATTATAATAAATACACCTACCTTTTCTCCATCAGACAGGCGAGGAGGACCATTTTTTGATTTAAGCACATCGTTGCAGGTTATACAGCGCCTGGACCCCCCTCTTTTTATAGTGCCTAGCTGTACCCAGCGTTCTTTACCGCAGTCACAACAGGCTGCCAGAACGCATCTGTCATGACGCTTAGGCAACTGCACCATCAAAATTTTAATACCCAGAATTTCTTCCGGTACGTACAGGCTGGGTCTGCTCACTGTTACTATTCCTAATTGGTCACCCTCCCAGTAGTTCTTTCACTACCCGGGGGTCACGCACGAGTTCTGAAAGTTTTTTCGCCTTCGATTTTAGCGCAGTTCTGACGTGACTGTCAACAGTACCCTTAGCCACTATGTCTATAATCTCAACACAGGTGTTTTTCTGTCCCAGGCGATGAAGACGATCTTCAATCTGGATTGATTCGTCGAGTTTCCATGAGCGCTGGAGGACGACTGCCGTTCCCGCTGCGGTGAGCGTGATGCCCAGGCCGCCCGCGCCTGCTGTGGCAAGGATGAGATCCAGTTCCCCGGCCTGAAACGCGGCGATGTCATCCTTCCGGTTCTTCGCGCTTGCTGTTCCGGTGATGTACCCGCATCGGTAGCCAGCCTTCTCGCACGCGACTCCGGCGATGTCGATGAGTTGCCTGCTGTTAGCGAAAACAGCCGTCGGAGCGCAGGATCCCGGCCTCTTCCCGGGTCGCTCGGCGAGGATGCCCAGCAGGGCGTCTACTTTCCAGGATGGGCTCTTGAGCGTCACGTCGTACTTCTTGGTCTCCTGGCCTAGTTCGTTCAGCTCGACGGAAACAGCTACGTCGAACGCGGACGAGGCGAGCTGCGAGAGCCGGGTCAGCTGGGCGAGAACACTCATGACGGGCAGTTCCCCTCCATCAGGAAGCTGAGCTAGCATCTCCTCAGCGAGAGTATCGTATGCCTTTCGCCATTCCTTCGGTAGTTCAACTCGGCGAACTGAATAGACTTTAGGTGGCAACTGGTCAAGCACGTCTGCTTTTGAGACGCGGCGCATCTGCCCTTGCGTGATAATGCGGAATTCCGGCTCAGCGAGTGGGTTCAGCCCTTCGATCACTTCTCCATAATCACTGGCCGTAGTAAGAAGATAACGTTTTACGAATCTCTCACGGGACGGATACGACTCCGGTTCCATGGCGGCAAGCACGGGGAAGATGTCTCCAGAATCGCGGGTGATCGGTGTTCCAGTGAGCGCGATGAAATTTCTCGCATGCCGTGATATGCTGCGCAAGGCTATCGAGCGGCCACTCTGAACGTTTTTCAGAGCATGGGCCTCATCCGTAACAACGGTAACAGGCTTCATTTTCCTCGCCAGTACGTCTGAATCAATCCGGGCAGTGGCGTAAGTTGTCAGCAGGATGTCAGCGTCTAGTTTTTCCGCTCGCCTCGGACCGCCGTACATCACCGGTTCCGGCCATTCAGGTGCCCACATGGCTATCTCCCGGCCGAGAGCGTCCGCCACGTCCCAGCTGGGGGACACGATGAGTGCCGGGAAGATTCCGTGCCCCAGGAGCTGCCTGATCTTCAGCCCGAGGATCGTCGAGCAGCCCTTTCCGGTTCCGGGCTCATCTAGCAAAAGAAACTTTCCAGACATCCCAATCATTCGTGCGGCGTCAAGTTGGTAAGGGCGTGGGGTCAGTCCTTCAGGCCATGATGGCGTTGCGCTCGACGGCGTATGTCGCCAGCTGAACTCCTCGACGATCCACTTCTGCAATTCTGCCTGCGGCATCCATTGACCAGTCAGCTCCGAGCCATTAAACGTCATCGCCAATTGCGTAATCGTCGCCCACGTGCACGGCCCTCGGAGCGCACCGGGCGGGTCTGTTTTCTTAAATGCTGCTGTACAATGACGAAGAGCTTTCGCCGCTGCCGCCACCTCGTGATCATCGCCAGTGGCAATCAGGATGATGTGCTGGCCGTCTCTCGTTCGTTCGGCTACGATTCCCGCTGTCATATGATCACCGTCGCCCATTCGTGCTCGATCGGGTACATGGCGCCAAAACCGTCGACGGGGCCTGCCTCCAGAATCGGTTCCGACAGCGCTAGACACATCAAGTTCGCAACATCAGTCATTGCTCGGAAGACCCATCTCGATACGATGGCATGGTCGCGGCCCGAATAGACGGTCATGTTCATCTCGCCATTGTCAAGGAGCCGCTGCCGGTCCTCGGGGTACATTGCGATGCGCATCAGATCATCACCGTCGCCCACTCATACTCATGCTCGATCGGGTACATGGCGCAGACCGGGAATTCCGAGTTTTTCCGGAAGTCATTTTTAATCCACTTCCTCGTTAGCCAGGTAAATCTGGGGGAAATTTAGTAGCGCATAATCCCCCCAGGCCTTTCGTGCAGCAGCGTCGTAGGCTTGCGCTGCATCTTCTTCAAGGATGAACCGGCCAAGATTATATCGCTTCCAGTTAATTTTGATATCTGCACGCCATTTTTTATTAACTTTGTCCCAAGAAACGCCTTTGTACGAGGAGGTAAATCCAAGCGTGGCTCGCTGATTTGCTTGATTCTGCTTCTGCCCAGCTGGTCGCAGATTACATCTCCGATTATCCAGTCCGTTATGATTTTGATGATCGATACCTGTACGGATATTCAAGATCAGAACGTGCATGGAAATGGTGGTATTAACGCCGTTGGCATTTCGGATAATTGTTATTGCATAGGGACCGGCTATCCTTCCGGAAGCTAGTTCTCGCTCTCTCACATACCACTTATATTGACTGACCAGCGGGTAGTCCTCGTCATCAATCAGGGCGACGCGCCCGGCGGCCTTCTTGCCATGCAGGGGTATTTCTTTCATATAGTCACCGTAGCCCACGCGTGCTCGATCGGGTACATGGCGCAGATCGGGAATTCGGAATCTTTCCTAATGTGCCACCAGATTCTGCATCGCGGGCACCAGCCGCCAGGCTGCCAGGTTCCGTACGGGTGGATGCGGACGGTTCCCCCGGCATCGAGTGCGAGAAAGTTCAGGCAGTCAGGGCAGATGCCTTCCGACAGTGCGGCAACATCCTGCTTGTGCCTTGGGCGGTAAACAGCAGCGGGGGTAATCATTCTGCGGCCTCTCCCGGGCATGCATCCGCGTGCACCGCGATCTGGTCGAGAAGCTGCTGCACGCTGCTGCCGGGATACCAGCCCAGGGTCAGCTTGCAGGCAGGGCACCGGGCACCAGGCGGCAGCGTGACCAGCCACTCGTTCAGGCCACGGGGGCGCTTACCGATCATCTCTCACCTGAATTCGTAGTCCGCGAAAAAACAGCCCTGGTCGCGCCATTGCTGCTTTGACAGGTTGGGGTGATAGTGACGGAACCGTGCGTCATCACGCCGGATCAGCTTATCGTCACCGTCAACCATCGGCAGCCAGCTTTCCACCAGTTCCAGAAAATCATCAATGTCCAGTTCGTGCGAGTACTCGTCCTGAATGAACGCGAAGGTGTCGAGCTGCCGCAGCCATGTCTGGATTCCGATGATGCCCTCGGCCCGGTTACCCCGGAACAGGAATTCCCAGCCGCCCGCCGACTGGCCGAGCAGCGTCCGCCGGTCGTAGACTTCGTCGGTGTTATATCCGTAATAAACGGTGCTCATTTTTTCCTCCCTTAGGATTCCATAGTACGATCTCAAACGGCGTGAACGACACGCGTACCACTTGGTTCATCCAGGCGCCGCACGGGCAGTGAACTACTTGCGCGTATCCATACCACCGGTGCCCGCAGTTCCGGCAGGCCCAGGCTGGGTTCATCAGCTCCTCCCACAGCGCTCTTCTTGTCATGCGGGCCTCCACAACACGATCTTCAGCCGGGTTTCCGGAACCTCCCGGATCTCATGCATCCGCGTCCCGCAGCCGGGGCAGCTGATCGCCCGCACCCGGGAGAATGACTCGTACTGCCAATTGCAGCCGGGGCATTCCCAGGTCTTGCAGAGGTGCCGAGTCAATTGCTCCAGGCAGGTAAACCTTCTCGCGCATCCTATGCATTCATAGGGCAGAACGGTATTCACGCCGGCACCAGGTTTCCGTCGCGCAGCCAGTAGTGGCCCTCCGGGCAGGTGCCGTTCCTCCAGCCGGGGCAGCCGAGTGATGGGGTGAGCGTCGGCGCCTCTGCCGTGCCGGTGTTTACCCAGCGGGGGTCGTCCCAGCCGGACACTGGTACCTCGCCGATCTTCCCGTAGTGCCAGCGGGCGCAGCCGGGGCAGAGCCAGGAGAATCCGCCGTCGTGCCAGCAAAGCAGCGCGGTTCCCCGCCAGATAAGCTCGGCCTGCTCGAAGTTGTCGCGGGAGACGTGCGGGTCGGTGGCGTGAAAGCGCTTGTTCCGGGCGGCCATGTCCGCGAGCGACAGCACCTGAACCCTCATGCGGGTCTCCACGGCACCACGACCAGCCGGTACGGGCTCAGGAAGATCTTGTACGGGTCACCGCTCTCGGCAACCGCTTTAGCCTGCTCTTCCGTGATGTCTAGGATAACGGTCACGGTGTTGTTCGGGTGTCTCTCCACTTCGGTAACGAAATCTTGCTGATGCAGGAACCATGCTTCTTCCGGGGTCACGCATAGCTTCAGCGACCAGGTTGAATAGCCGGGAATCGACGCCACCGCTTGGCCCAGATAACTGACGTTGATCCGGTCGGAGGAGAAGTTCAGCACCCACTCCCGCGGTCTCCGGCCGCGCAAGCGCGCCATCAGTCGGGCGCCCGGAACATACCCTGGTCGCGCATCACCGCGATGGACTCCTCGACGGAACCTTCGTCCAGGCCCTCATCCCGGAGCAGGCTGCGCGTCTCGGCGACCAGGATCTCGTCATCTTCGGGCGTTCCGCATAGTTCGCACATCAGCTATCCTCCTCGACGGAACTATTATCAATCAGGGTCTTATCATCCTCGGGCGCCTGCTGCTCTTCTCGGTGAGCCTGCTCGTACGCCTCGATGATCCTGCGCCGGGCCGTGGTGTACTTTTCTCCCGTTTCCAGCATCCGCTGACGGGCTGCCTTCTTGAGCCGGTTGTTTGTCATTGTTACTCCTTAGAGACGAGCGAGATGGCTGAAGAACCATTCGAGACGCTGCTCTAGTGCCTGAAGACGATCTTTCAGTGCCTCGTTTTCCTGCTGAAGCTCCAGGATCGCATGGGGGATGTTCTCCGCGATGACTACCTCCCGACGCGCTCGCTCATCCGGTGGTATCCAGGGCGGGTCGGGAACGGCACGCAGTTCGTAACTCATGTTTCCTTCTCCTTTTTCTGCGGTGTCCAGGGCACGACCTTCAGCTGGTACCGCGGGAACGAGTCGCCGATCAGGGTCATGTCGTAAGTATCACCGGCCTGGTTGTATTCGCCGAGCTGGTAGGTAACCGTCGCGTTGACGCCGGTAAAGGTAATGGCGACCGGGCCGTCGGGCCTGTTCAGTTCTAGCGCGACGAAGGGTCCCTGCCGCCCGAGTATCTGACTAAGCCACAGGCTGCGGAACAGCTCGCCGCTTATTCTCGTTTCTGGATCGGCACGCGTGATGAAGATCTTGTCGTTGAATCTTCGGAACTCGCAGAAGCCTGTCATGCTGGCCTCCACGGCACGATCTCTAGCCGGTACCGCGGGAACGGGTCACCGAGGAGGATCATCTTGAAAGTGTCACTGGCCAGGTCATATTCGCCGACTCGGTAGGTGACTGTCTGGTTCACGCCTGCGAAAGTGATCGTCCAGTCTTGCGGGAATCCGTCTAGGACTACCTTAACGGCCGGATGCGGGTTATCCCGGAAGCTCCGCAGCAGGTCGAGGGTGATCGTCGTTTCCGGATCGGCACGGGTGATGAAAACCTGGCCGTTGCGTTTTTCAAGTACGATGTCGCCTGTCATCAGCTCTCGCCCCCGTATCTCTTTCTACTCTTCTTCCTCGGCCTCGTCGATCAGGCCAGTCGGGCTGTCAGCATCGCGAGCACACGGCGCCCAGCGCGCCCGGCCTTCCCAGACTAGATGGCATCCCCGACAGGCGGGGTAGGGATGAGCACACACGGCACCTTCCGAGAAAGAACCGGCCCGGTCACGACGGGGGGCGCAACCGGGCCGGAGTCTCTAGGTTAGCAGTAGATCAGCCTTGGCCGGTGAGAGCCCTGAGCCTCTCCTGCTGCTCTGGTGTCAGATCGCTAGGCATCGCCATCTGAGGCTGCTGTTGCTGAGCCTGCGGCGGGGCTGGTGCGTACTGGGGCTGAGCCTGCGGTGGAGCCGGCGCATAAGCAGTGGGTGGTAGAGGCGGCTGAGGCGCCTGGAACTGTGCCTGCGGCGGTGCGTACTGCTGAGCCTGCTGAGCTGGTGCCTGCGGCGGCGGTGCGTATCCCGCCTGGGGCTGCCCGTACTGCGCGACCTGCTCTTGCGGTGCGTACTGAGCGGGCGCTGGCGGCGCGAACTGCTGAGGCGGAGGCGGTGGTGCCTGCTGCACGGGAGGTGCCTGAGCGGGTGCCTGGCCGTTGCCGTTCGCATTAACCGGCCGCTGGTAAGTAACGGCCTTGATCTTCTGCGGCGACATGTTCGGCACCGGCCGGTCGCCCGTGTACGTAACGGTGATCAGCGCGCCTGCTTCCGGCGGGGGCATGTGCCCGTTCACCGGGGGAACGCCCGCAGCCTCCATCGCGCGCTCGAGTTCCGCCCGCTCAGTGCCCTTGACGTACCAGGTCGCCCGGCCATCCGGAAACTCCTGGGTCGGCGCGAGGGAGAGCGGTATAATCATTATCCACTTGGGTGAGCCATCGGGATGGAACAGCGGCCGCTTCGAGTTCATCTCGGTCTGCTGCTGAATATCGGCACTCGTTATCGTACGGGCGACGTAGCCGCTGTAGGCGGTACCGAACGGCTTGTTCTGAAACGAGATCGATTTGCCACTGGCAGCAGGCTGTTCATAAAAGTCGTCAACATTGCCCTTGGCTAGGGGTGGTGCCTGAGGTGCCTGCGGTTGAGGCGGACCATAGGCAGGCGGGGGCGGCGGCGGATATCCGTAACCCGGCGGTGCCTGCGGCGGGTACTGAGCACCAGGCGGGGGGTACAGTGGTGCCTGCGGCGGATAGGCAGGCTGTTGCGGCTGGTAAGGGGGGTTCGGGTACGTCACTTGAACGGCCTTTCTTTTCAGTTGACTGATTCGGAGATAAGTGCTGACTGTTCACCTGGGAATGGGAAGTTGAACCGAGCATATTCACCCCAAGCTTTCCGCGCTGCTTCATCGTAGGCTCGTGCGGCGTCTTCCTCTACAGCAAAGGATCCAAGCGAGGACAGTTTTCCGTTGATCCGGATGCGTGCCCGCCACTTATTCCGCCGATGCTCGAAAGAGAGCCCTTTGAACCGCGATGCACGACTAAGATGAGGACGCCTGTTAGCGCTGCTCATATTTGGGTCTGCCGTACGCAGGTTCGACCGCTGATTGTTCAGGCCGTAGCAGTCATGATGGTCGATCCCCGCCTGCCCCATGATGAGACAGTGCATGAAAATGGTGGTACGTCGTCCGTTACGGTAGATATGAGCTATCGCATAGGGACCGTTATCCCGGCGGCCTGGAACCTTCATCTCCCAGATACGCCACCGGTACTGACTGGCGAGCGGGTAGTCTTCGTCGTCAACCAGCGCGACGCGCCCTGCGGCCTTGGCTCCGTAGAGGGGAACAGTCTTCATCTTGTCCTTGCTGACTGTGCTTGACTCTGATGCTCATGCTTGAACCTTGAACCGGGATAATTTCGGCTCGGGAGGCTCACGTTACGCCGTGGTCTGTGTAGCCTGCAAGACCAGATTTGACAGTCTCTTAGAGTCTCTGCTACTGTCGTTTCGTCCCGTCAGACACGGCGGGATAAGGCAATCACACCTTTAACAGGCTGCGCGGCGAGAACCGCAAAGCCGAAAGCGAGCAAGCACTGATGAGCACTCCCAAGAGCCCGACCCAGACCGACCTGGCCGTCCGCGCCGCCTTCGAGGCCCACGGCTACGTCCAGGCGAACGGCGCCATCGATCTCACCAAGCTCCGCGAGACGATGATCCGCCCGCTGATCGAGCGCAAGGTCGTCTCCTACAAGGAGCGCGGCGAGAAGGCCGTCACCCGCGGCGAGCTGGTCGCGCACGTGTTCCCGGACCTGCCCGGCCCGGACGCCTTCGATGACCAGCCCGACCCCCGGCTCGCCCAGGACGTGTGGGACGCGCTGTCCGCGAAGCTGTGGAACGAGGCTGCCGTCAACGCGGACAAGCCGCTGCAGCGGATGGTCGCCATCGAGATGGGTAACGGCTACGTGCTGTGCCGGACCCAGATCGGCAGCAACAAGACGGCCGCCGTGTACGTCACCGACGACGTGCGCTGCATCGAGACCGACTTCGTGAAGCCGGACAACGACGCGCTGCAGCGCAAGGCGAAGGCCGTCACCGACAACCGTGAGATGCTGGTGCTCCGCCAGCCGCACAACGCGAAGCGGTACGAGCGCGGCATCAATGAGACCCTAAAGGCGATCGCCGACACGAGCCGACAGCGGGTCGCGCTCGCGGTGGCCGCCTCGACGGCCCCGGCCCCGTCTGACGATCGGGACGCAGACGAGGGCTAGGGTCAGGCTGGCGGGGCGGGTACGCAGGCAGGCGTACCTGCCCCGCCCTTGCACGTCAACAGGGGGCAAACCATGATCAGCAAAGAGGGGCACGACCTTCCCGACGAGATCATCGAAGCGATCATCACCGGGAACATGAAGCAGAACGAGGTCCGTAAGCAGTTCGGGCTGCCGGAACGCGCGGCACGAGTGGCGGTGATCCGGGCCGATGAGCGCGAGCGCACCCGGGAAAAGGTAGGTCAAAGATCCGCACCCGCCTCGACGAAAAATCGTAAGGGCTTTACCGGCAAGTCGGCGGATAAGCGTGTCCGGGAGCTGCGGGCGCGGCAGCGCGGCGACTACTCCGAGCGAGTGAGGGCGCAGCTGGAGTTCGCGAAGATGTGCGTCGTGCTGGAAGACATTCACATCGAAGACTACGGCCTGGAAGACACCGACACCTGGCTGGCCGCTGACGTCTACGATGACCTGGTGAGCCTGGCCGAGCACGTGGACCAGCAGCTTTCCGCCGTGCAACGCTATATCAGTGAGCATGACGTGCTGGCGCGGATCATGAAGCTGCGCGATACCGCAGGCCGGTCGCCGGAAGAGGCGAAAACCGCGCTCCGGCTGGCTAGCCGACTAGAGCAGAAAATGACCCAGCGGCTCGGCTCGTGAAATTCGGCACCATCATCTGCGACCCTCCCTGGGCTTACGGCTCGGCATCCCGGCATACTCAGAAGGTGCGCGGTTACACGTCCTACCGCCACGGCGAGGGCACCGTTTACCAGCCGCTGAGCACGGAAGATTTGTGCAGGCTGCCTGTCGGAGATCTCGCTGCCCCGGACTCGGTTCTGCTGCTATGGACGACCGGCCCATTCATTCCAGAGGCTCTTGAGGTAATAGCGGCGTGGGGTTTCACCTACCGGACGGCGGTGTACTGGGGCAAGCTGAAAGCCGACGGCACCGTGCATCGGGGCGGGGTCGGATACTGGTTCCGCGGAGCAGCCGAACCGGTGCTGGTGGCAAGCCGGGGGAAATCGTACCGGACGGGGGAGCCAGGCCTGCTGCTAACACCGAAGCTAGCACACAGCGAAAAACCAGACTGGCTGCACGAGGTAGCGGAACGAAATTTCCCTGGTCCGTACTTGGAACTATTTGGTCGACGCGGGCGGGGAGACTGGACTGTCATCGGGGATGAAGCTCCTGGTTGCAGGGGAAAAGATATCAGGACAAGCGTGAAAGAACTAAGGGAGGAAAAGGAATGAGTATGGAAGACGCACGGCTCGATCACTTGACGCAACGACTCGACAATCTACGGGACGCTCTGATCACCAGGGCTGTGAGGATGGAGAAATATGCCGAAGACGACAAGAGCAAGGGCATGATCCTCCAAAAAGATAATGCCACCCGAGCGCGAGCGGCTGCTTACCTGACCCACGCAGCAATAATGGAAGCCATAGCCTGGGAATTCCGTGGCTTGGCGGAGGCAGCAGAATGAGCCTGACCGATGCTGAAAGAGAAACTATAATATCCATGTCCGACGCGGGTGATACCGCTCAGATCTACTCATCGCAGCGGCGGATCATAACAAAGCTCAAAAAGAATGCCGCCGCCGTTCTTCTCGACGAAGGCACCTTCGAAGGCAGCGCGTGGGCGAAATTCGAGATGCCGAGAGCGTTGATCAGTTTCCGGTCGACCACGATTAAGCGGGAGATGACCGACGAGCAGCGGCAGGCGGCGGCCGAGCGGTTCGCCAAGTACCGGGCCGGTTCCGCGAATAACCTTGACGAGGGTGGTACGGATGAGGATAATGAGGCAGATGAGGATGATGAGTAAGAGAACACGTTTCGGGCTGACGGCCCTCGCCCTCGCCCTGGCAGCAACGCTGACCGCGGCACTGGGCGCGCAGGCTACGACGGTGAGCGGCACCATCAACGCCGCCGGATCAGTCTTCCAGGCTAACTTCCAGCGGCCTGCCATCGCGGACTTCAAGTCGGTCGACCCCGGTGTCACGGTTCACTACAGCGCGGTTGGCTCGATCACGGGCCGAGCCGACCTGTACGCGAACCGGGTGCTGTTCGCCGGCTCTGACTCGCCGATTCCGGCCAGCGAGAAATACCGGATTCCCAAGGGCAAGACGGTTCTGTACTTCCCGGTGCAGTTCGGCCCGATCGCACTCGCGTACAACCTGCCGGGCGTGACAGGCCTGAAGCTAACCCCGGCCATCATCGCCGGGATCTTCCAGCACACGATCACCCGGTGGAATAACCCGGCAATCAAGGCCCTTAACCCCGTTTCGCCCCTGCCGTCAACTCTGATCACCCCTGCCGTCCGCTCCGATTCCTCCGATACGACGGCAAACGTCTCCCAGTACCTTATCGATGCGGCAAGCAGCACGTGGAAGCTCGGCACGGGCGAGACCATCACGTGGCCGACGACGGACCGCAAGGGCACCGGTGAAGGCGGCGTTGCTCAGATCGTCAAGACCACTCCCGGTGCCATCGGGTACATGGATTACGTGACCTCTAAGTTCGCCGGGCTGAGCACCGCGCTGATCAGGAACCGGGCCGGCGCTTATGTCGCACCAACAACCGCGTCAGCCTATGCAGCCGCAACGCACGTCATCCCGAACGCCAGCCTGACGTTCCTGACGCTGAACGAGCCGGGCGCGGATTCCTACCCGATCACCTACCAGTCATGGGACCTGGTATACGCGCAGCAGCCGAGCGCCATCGACGTAACGCTGCTCCGGGCTTACCTCGGCTACCTGCTCGGCACGGGCCAGAATCTGCTTCAGGTCCTCTACCTCGCGCCGCTGCCTGCGAGCATCGACAAGGTCGCCAGGACGCAACTGGGTAAGATCCTGCACAGCTAAAAGAAGAACGATGACGGGGAGGATGGATGATCGACACCGACTGGATGGACGAAGCGGCCTGCGTAGGCGAGGAACAGTTGTTCTTCCCCGTCAGCTACATACCCGACCGGATACAGACGATCAAGGAACTGTGCGCCAGCTGCCCTGTCCAGCGCGAATGCGAACGGTACGGTGCGGCACTGCTCAAGGTCCGGATCCCCATCACCCGCGGTTTCTGGGGCGGGTTCTCCGTCGAGGAACTGCGCAGGAGGCAGAAGATGCCAGCTAAGGCGAGACAACGATGAGTGGCGTGACGCTGATCCGGGCGGTTTCCACCCAGCCAGTTTCTTCCGGCGAGCAAAGCGAGCAAGCGGGACATTCTGTGCTGTACGTCGCGGTGCGATCAATTGACGCCGTAGCACTCATTGCGGGCATCACCGGCGAAAGCAACTTCACTGACCTTGATACAAGAGAATGGGGGGTGCTGCGGGTACCCGGACTGGCCAGGCTGGTCGCGCAGGTGCTCGGCGGGGAGCAGCCGAAGGCCGTCACCTTCATCGGCACCATCACGCACGGCACCTGGGTCAGCTGGTATCCGCCAGGGAGTGCACCGCCGGTTCCCGAGGAGGATCGATGACTAGGCGCGAGGCGTACGACGAGCTGCGCAAGCATGGCTTCTATGGCTTGCAGGCGGCGAACATGCTGCGGCTAGCCGACGAGTACGGCTGCTGCCCGGGCAAGAGAGTCACGGTAGTCGCGAGTGGAGAAGACGACTATGTACTCAACTGGGACGAGCGTGCTAGAGTGACAGAAGATCTCAAGAGTTAATCAGAGTATCAAAGAAACCACGGGGGTTTTTACCATGAACAAGCCAGCACTCATCACCGCGCTCGCGGCCAGCGCCATCGTTGCCATGGGCCTTAGCGCCTGCAGCAGCGGAGGTAGCAGCACGCCGCCCAGCGCTCAGTCCGTCCTCACCAGCGACGGCTACAGCTACGACGCGGCATTGACTAACGCGGGCCAGAGCAGCATCACATCGACGCCCGGTTTCCCCAAGGGAGCGCTGTCGTCGATCGCCGTCGGCACCACCGGCAGCAACGTGCAAATCGTGCTCGTGCTCGACAGCCAGGGGCTTGCCACCATCGCCGCCGACGGGGCGAAGAAAGACCTGTCCGGCCAGGGGCTGACGATCGCGCAGGACGGTGACGTGGTGACCGTAACCGGACCGCTGTCGGCGCTGAGCAACGGCGGCTGACTCCGCAAAGGGCGAAACGGGGGACGCAACGATGGGGAACAGGCTGACCTGGAGCAGAACGGAATACAACGAAGTAGGCAAGGCCGGGCTTATCGTTCTTTTCAGCATCAACTACCGGGTAATCTCGACGGATCTGAAATACTACCTGGTAACCCGGCTGCCCGGCTTCGACCGAAATAAGAAATGGGCCGACGACGATCCGGACGCGCTGAAGAAAGCAGCTGAGAACATTCTCGGCAAGTGGCTGCGGGAGGTGGGGGCGTGAGCACCATGCTGATTACGGCGGTATGGGTGAACGAGGACGAGATTTCGATTCCTTCGGTCGTTTCCTGGACCGATGAGGATCCGCTGACCGTCACCGTCAAGTTCCTGGCCAAGAGCGGGCTGGAAGCCTGGGTTTTCGGCCGGGACCTGATCGCCGACGCGCTCGACGATTCTTCCCCCCTGAGGTGGCACGGCGAGGGGGATGTGCGGGTAGCCCGGGGGGTCAAGCGGCCCGGTTTGGACAACACCCTGCAACTGTGCCTGCGCACCCCGGCCGGGTCGGCGTTCCTGCGCACCGACGGGCAGACCATCCGAGACTTCCTCGACGGCACGTACCGGGAGGTGGCCCGCGGTGCGGAAGAGCTAGCCATCGACGACGCCCTCGCCCGGATTCTTGGTTAGAGCTGGCTGCTGGCCGCGAAACAAGGGGAGCAACCCCGCTCCGGACGTTACAACAGAAAAGAACCTCAGGATGCGAAAGAAAAGAACCGGAATACTCGCGACAGCGGGCGTTTCTCTGGCGGCAGCTCTCACCATTACCGGCCTCGCGGTTTCCGCCGCCCGCGCCACTTCACCCGTCAGTGCCACCGCGCTTTCCAGCGTAGTCTTCGGCACCAACATGCCGCTGTTCGACGGTAACGAGCAGATGCTCTCCAACACCGGCACCCAGGCCATCATCAAGGGCTGGCACACCCCGGTCATCCGCGTGCCGTTCCGCACCGGCCTTTCGGATAGCGTCGAGCTGCAGGCTCTGCAGACGGTTAAGAACATCGGCGCGGCTCCGCTCGTCATCATCCACGGCGCGGCCGACAGTAACGTCCTGTCCGACGACACCCATCTCCTCGCCCTTACCGCCCAGGTGTTCGGCAGCAGCACGGTGTACGTCGAGTACGGCAACGAGGAAGACCTGGCCGGGATCGGCGCGCAGCAGTACACCACGTCGTGGAACGCCACCATTCCGTCGCTCAAGGCCGCCCATCCCTCCTACAAGTACATCGGCCCGGTCAACTTCCAGCAGAATCCCGGCTACATCGGCTACTTCGTGGGTCACGCGAACCCGCTCCCCGATCTCGTGTCGTGGCATGAGTACGTCTGCGGCCCGATCGACGCGACGACGATCTGCTTCTCGCACCTCGCGAACTGGAAGACGCACGTTACCAACACCAACAACGCGGAGGTCGCGGCGATCGGGCATACCATCCCGTTCTTCATCTCCGAGTGGAACATGGATCCGCAGAACGATCCTCGCTACCTGAATCAGTCGGTCATCGGGCCGTGGACCACCCAGGCGATTCAGGAGATGGAATCCCTCGTTCCGATGGGCCTGGCCGGGGCGCAGCAGTACTGCGCGGACAGCCACGGCGGCGGCTTCGAGCTGATCGACTCGTCCAACAACCTCACCTATCAGGGTGCCGCGTTCCAGGGCGCGATGGGGCCGTCTCCCTCTCCGTCACCCACCACCCCGAGCCCGTCGCCGACTACCCCATCACCTTCACCGACCACCCCGTCACCCTCGCCGACTCAGACAAGCCCCTCGCCGTCACCGTCGCCCACTCCGGGCAGTATCCGGTATGACTTCGAGAACGGCACTACCCAGGGCTGGGCACCCGCGTTCGGATCTATCACCGATGCGAACAGCACCGTTCGGGCCTGGTCGGGTACTCACTCCCTTGCCATCACCAGCACGGGCGGTTACCAGGCCGTCCGGGGAAGCGCGAGCCTCACGGCCGGAACGCAGGTCACCTACCATGTGTGGTCTCCCGCCGCGGGCGTGCATGTTGTCCCGTTCGTCACTGCAGGCTGGACGAACACGTTCGCAAGTGGCGTTACCCTCGCCGCAGGCTGGAACATTGTGACCTGGAAGGCTCCCGTCGCGGCTGCCCAGGCCGGGCTTCAGGTGAACACCTTCACCGGCACCCTCTACCTCGACGCGGTGTCCTGGTAACTGAATAGGATAATTAAACACGCCTGAGCACTGGCGATCGCAGACGGGCACGCACCGTTTGCGATCGCAGGCACTCAGCCTGATAAAAAGAAGCGTTACCTAACACGGGGGATACCTTACTATGAGACGCAAGAATATCATCATCCTGGCAGCCGGAGCCGGAATCGCGGCTATCATCATCGGTGTCGCCAGCAGTGGCGGTGGCGGTACGAGCACAACTAGCAGCAGCAATGGGGGCAGTACGAGCGACTCGCAAAACGCGGCTTCCATCCTCCAGGCAAACGGCTACACGGAATTCCCGGCCGCTGACCCGAACGCAGCTGCTCCGATTATCGGAACCTCCACGCCCGCCACCTACGCCGCTGACCTGTTCCTGCCCTTCCAGGCGGGGTACGCAGCCAGTGGCGGAACAGAGGCATCAGGTTATACCGGGGATCCGTCAGCCCCGACAATGGAAGAGTCGGTTGTCACCCTGCCCGGGAACGGCATGACCCTGACCACCGATAACCTCAGCAGCGGGATAACGGGCCTGCAGAATGAGGCTAGCGCATCGGGGGTTACCCTTACTGTCAACGGTGACGTCGTAACGATCTCCGGCACGGCCGCAGCCGTCGAGGCACTGGCCAGCTCGGGCGGGGACTTCGGCTGACGCCATGCAGCCCGACGACACTCTCGATGAGACAGCGAAGATCCCGGTGTATAAACAGGCTCCGCCACGCAGCGGGAACGGGGGCGCGATGCTCTCCTTCATCACCGGGATCTCGCTCGTCCTGCTCAGCGGTGCCTGCTTCTGGACTGCAGGGCTGACCCGAGCGTCGTGCCAGGCGGGGAACCCGGCCTCGTCTCAGCTGCTGGGCGGCTGCGTGAATGCCGCGAACTTCTGGGATCTCAGCATCGCCGGGATGGCGATCGGCGGAGTGCTGCTGCTCACCGGGGCGATCCTCAGCGCGGGAAGGCGGTACTAGGTCTTTCGACCCTAGTCACATCAGCCTCTCCTGTAACATACTGAGGGAGCAGAACTACAACTACGCAAGCTAACTACGAAAGAGCAGATAGTCATGCAAGACGAATCAGTAACGTACGGCGTCCGTGACCGCGAGGGTCAGATCCGCTACGAGGGCAGCCGCAAGGACGCGTTCCGCGCCAGAAAGGAATTCGGCGGCCTGGTCGTGCGAAACAGGAACGGCATTGTGAAGCCGTGCAAACGCCGTAAGATCTTTCTGTGGTTCTTCCTTGCCGTGCAAGCGATCTTCCTTATCTGGATCATAACCGGAGTAAGCAGTGCTGGCGGCAGTATTAACTCTGATGCCGTCGCTTACTGCAACGCAAATCAGAACGCATACATCAGTTTTGCAAATTGCGTGTCCGATTACGGTGGCGGTGAGAAGGTGGGTACTGCTATAGGAGCAGGACTCGTCATCACCATCTGGGTCGTAGTCGATTTCTTGATCGGACTTACCTACGGAATCTACCGCCTCGTTACTCGTTAAAGGAGCAGGTCATGAAGAAAATTATCGTCATCGGTGGTCTAATTATTACAGGGATAACCGCATGCGCGAACACGGCACCAGCGCTTGGCAGCACCGCGAGCATGGGACCGGGCACGAAATACCAGATCGCTGGTTCCACCGCAACTGTGGCAGCATCAACGCCGAGCGTGAATTACGGCCAGCAGTACTTGGCGGACATCGGCCCGGCCAACGTGGCGGTCAAGGCCGTACCGTCTAACGCAGTCCTCACGTCGCCAAGCGTCCTCGCGCTTGGAACTGCAACGGCGGACACCGCACGGGAGCTGCTGGCGCAGTCGTGGCCATCGAACGCGCAAGCCGACGTTCACGCGCTGGCGCTCGATGCCGAAAAGGTGAATACCGACATCAAGGCACAGGACGAAACGGCGTTCCTGTCAGACGCTGAGGCGATGACCGCGCAGGCGCAAGTTGTTCGAGCCGATCTCGGACTGCCCGCATAGAAAAGGAATTACAATGGTAATGGCACCGCCACCACAAGATAACAGCCGGACAACAGAAGGAATTACCGTGACTACATCAGATGACAATAAAATTAATACAAGCAGTGATCAGAACGTCGCCTTCACTATCAACCTATCCGCACTACTAACAACCCTCGTCGTCTTCGTAGCTGACCTCGTTGCAGCAACTCTGATCTGGGCAGCGGTCGGGCAAACTACTCACTACTTTCGATTTGTGGAAGGCACGGTGGGTATTTCGGTGCTGGTCATCGGCATCGGATACGCAATCACAGCGCTACGGCGCTCATGAATCAGCGCACCTTCTCGGTACGGCGTAGCACCGCGCTAGCGGCATTGGGCGTTACTACGCTCGCGCTAGCGGGTGTGGCTGTGGGACTTATCGTCTCCGGTACATATCCGCAAACCAAAGTCTCTACGACTACTACGAAAACAGCGGGGGAAACAACTGTCAACGGCTGCGTCGCTTGGGCCGCACAGGAAGAAACTTATAACGGCTCAGGGGGTATGTCCAGCGACCCTACCGCACAAAAAATCATCGCGCAGTCTGCCGGTACAAACTTCAGTCATGATCTGGCAATATGGCTCGCGGATAGTGGGAACCAGGCACTAGCAGAAGCTGATAAAGTTAATGCAGATTGCACAGCAGCCGGAGTACCTGTTGCGATCAGTGAATCATCAACTACTCCGTCATCTCCTCCTGAATTCTCCGCATCACCTACTTGGTCGGCAAGAGCTGCAACCATCAATGGATGTCGTGCTCTATCTATATGGGCGAGCGAGAACAATACATCGAGTCTCAATAATTTTCCGCCTAGCTCGCAAATTAAAAGCATTCTCGTACAATCAGCAGGCACTTCCTTCAGCTACGATTTGGAAGGGTGGACCGTCGGTAATCCAGACGCCAGTACTATAAACAATGACTGTATAATAGTCGGCGTACCCATGAGCCTTTCTAGCTAAAGATACTATATAAGGACAAGAATTATGAGCCAGCTTACCATCCATGTTAGACGCGGGACCATCCTAGTGTTGTTGCTGATTACCACGTGCGCACTAGCGGGTGCATCTGTGGGACTCGTCGTTTCGGGAACCTACCCACGGACTGTCACAAAGATCGTTACAAAGACTGTTATCCAGTCAGTACCGGTTCCGGGACCAACAGTAACGGTTCCGGCGACTGCTTCCGACGTTCAAGTGTGCAACGATGTAAACACCTGGGAATCGAACAATGATGGTCTTGCCGCAACTAACTTTGGCACCGATTCTTCGAGTCAAACGATCGTCTCCGAAGCAGCCGCAGCCGGATCCAGCGCAGTAGATAACGACGTTCAGAACCTGTCTAGGGATAGCGGAAGCAGTGCATCTGCTGATATCAGCTCCCTTAAAGCTGACTGTGCCGCAGCCGGGGTAACACTTACAGGTAGCGACTTCTTGTATGCCTGATCATAGTCGAATGAGGGCGTTATGAATAAAAACGAGCAACGCGCCTGGTATGCTTGGCTAAATACCCTCAACCAAAAAGAACTGGAATTTTTCGAGCCACTTTGTCGGCAGTATGGCACCGAGGCAGCCACTAGGATTATGCAGGAGAAACAAAAGCATACCGAAGTTATACAGAAAATCACAGATCTGGAGTGTCCCTATTGCCGCAAGAGAACGGGATACGATAATGATAGAAACTGTGATTACTGTAGTGCACCGAGACCCGGAATAGAAAACTGATGAACAAGAAAGCCATCGCTTATATCACAGTAGGAGCCGTCGCGACGGGACTGATCGCGTGCAGCTCGACGACAGCACTCAGTAATGCATTTGATAACGGAGGCGGTCCGCTCACACCGGTTACTACGCCCCTTTCGGACCGAGGTGCTGCTTGCCCGGATGCTTCTTTCGGTACGTCAACTCCTAACGCATCTGTTCAACCGCTTCTTAACCTTCAAAAGAGCCTGAACCTTACTTATCGACAGATAGCTGCTGTTAATAAGCTGCTGCTTCCCGACGATTCCTGCAGAAACGATAACTAAAGGAGATCCCCATGAACAACAGTAACGACGTTCTCGAACGGACAGCAGTCATTATAGACCGGGCTGCATCGCGGTACCGGATATCACGAGCTACAGAAGTAGCTGTAGGAGTGCTCTTCCTAGCCAACCTCACCCTGTATCTGCTTGCGGTGAACGGGCTGCTGGTACCCGGATTCTACCTCTAATCAAAGGGAGTATCATGAACGGAAGCGAGAAGCGCACCACCCGGGCTGACCGGGAGGCTGCTGCGGAAATCCTGAACAGGCATTACGCGGCTGGTACCCTCGACGATGACGAGTACAACGAGCGTCTCGACGCGGCGATGGAGGCAAAGTGGCCGCATGAGCTGGCCCCGCTGCTTACCGACCTGCCCCGACTGCAAGAGAATGAGGTGACCCGGCCGGATCCGCGTAAGGTGCCAGATTCTGCTCAGGCGGACAATCGGCACGCGCTGCAGAACGTGCTGGCCCTCGCAACATCCATCGTTGTGGTCACCGTTGCCGCCATCGTCTTCAGTGGGCATCGGAACGGTGGCGGACCTGCCTACGGCATCATGGTGGCGGGCTGTTCCGTGATCGGCGCGCTGACCGGCTGGCGGAAGAAGGACGGTGGCGTCATGGCGCTGATCGGTTTTCTGAGTGGCGTCGCGCCGATCGCGGGAACGCTGCTGATGATTTTTCTGACCTGGCGGCGGGACGGACGGCTGCCGCTGCGTCGAACCTGAATATGGTACAGTAGTTGCTTAAGCGACAGAACGTAACGGGGGAACACGATATGAACAGTAAAGCTATCACATGGACGGCGGCAGGTGCTCTCGGGCTGATGATGGCCGCGTGCAGCTCGACGACCACGGTTATCCAGAAGGTCACGTCCGCTCCTTCTGCCACACATGCGGTAATCCCGATTAGGCATGCAGCAGCATCAGCAAAGCCAAAACCTAAGCCCTCGGTTCCCTCGCCTGTCAGGACCGTGATTGTCCCGACTCCAGTATACGTGCCTTCGCCTGTTTACCATGCAGCTGCGCCTGACAACCAGGATTACACGCCTAACGGTCCGTGCTGGGCGAGCCAGCCAAATTGCAGTGGCGATCCGCTTGCCGGAACAGCGACAGGCGGTCCCTGCACGACGATAACGGGATATTTCACAGGCGGCCAGCCTGGCCATTACGGTTACGGTGATTTCTGCGTAGCCGATTCAATGTCTGTTCCCACGCCCGCACCAAGCTACTCAGCCGATCCGTACTCGGTTGTCTACGAGTTCCTGAACGACGTCAACACCCCTGGGGGCAACCCGGCCGCGTGGGCGCTTCTCGGATCATCTGAGCAGGCGGCCTGGGGTAGCAGCTACAGCAGCTTCTCCAACTGGGCAGACCCGATCTCGTTCCACAACATCTATGAAGTCAGCGAGTCCGGCGACACGGTTACCGTTTCTTACGACGAGCGGGACGGGCACGGGCAGCCTCTGGTGCCGTACACCGTGACCTATACCGTAGACGGCGGACTCATCACGTCCAGCAATAGGTAGCAGAAGTGCGGGAAGGGGGTAGAGATGAATGATCTCGAACGAACGGTACAGCTGTCAGCGTCCGAGCGACTGCGATCGTGGTGGCTCCGGCTTCGGCTGACGATCTCCGAGATGAACTACGCAACGCGACGGATGACGGAGAAGCAGGCACCGTGGATCCCGCAGGATTCGCAGCGGCCCAGGAAGAACGCAACGGGAGAAGAGAAATGAAGATCACCGTGACCGCAGACGGCCTGAGGGAGCCCGAGCGGACCGGCATGCGCGCCGTGCGCGGCGTAACGGAAGACGGCGCCGTCGTGCTGCTGACAGGTGGCTGGGGGCTTCTCGAATATATTAGCGAAGAGGTTATGGCGGAGGGCATTGCCGTCATCGAGGACAGCGCCTGCCAGATCCTGTCCGGTATACCCAGGTAAGCAGTTAATAACGGGAGAACGCATTTCATGAACAGGAAAACAATCCGTGCCATTGCCGCGACAGGGCTGGCCACCGCGATCGCTCTTGGATACGGAGCCGTCCAGGGGAAAGCCGACGAAACTATGGTATCGCGCAACCTGGTCAGAAACGGATGGGATCCGTCCGAGCCCAGTCTGACTCCAGCTGTCGTCAGTGGCAGTACGTTCGGCCAAATTTTCACCACCACCGTGAACGGGCAAATAGACGCCCAGCCGCTGAAGATCGGCAATGCGTTGATCGTGGTAACCGAAACCAACCGCATGTACAGCCTGAACGCCTCGACGGGAGCCGTTAACTGGGGGATATCCCTCGGTCCGGCTTGGCCGTCCGCTGCCAATGGCTGCGCCGACATCAATCCTTCCATCGGGGTCACCTCGACGCCCGTCTACGATTCGGCCAGCCACGAGATCTATGTCACGGCCGTGCTGAACAACGGGACGACGGTGAAAACCCCGCATGTGGTGCTGAAGGCGATTGCCCTCACGACCGGTCACACCGACTGGCAGGCGCAAATTCAGGGCACTCCGGTGAACGACCCGTCACATCGTCCGTTCAATTCATTCACCCAGCGGCAGCGAGCCGGCTTGCTGCTGATGAACGGGCACGTGTTCATCGGGTTCGCCTCCTACTGCGACTTCAAGCCGTACACCGGCCTGATCGCAAGCGTCAGCACGGCAACGACAGTTCCGCACGCGGTATCGCTATGGACAGACGAGGCACGCGGCGTCCAGGCAGGGATCTGGATGGGTGACAGCGGCCTGATGTCTGACGCCCCCGGCCGCATCTTCGTCGCCTCGGGTAACGGATCGTCTCCCCCGGCGGCACCTGGCACCAGCCCGCCCGCAACCCTGTCTGAGTCGGTGATCCGGGTTAACGTGCAGACGAACGGCTCGCTGATCGCGAAAGACTTCTTCGCCCCGGCGAACGCGCCGTATCTCGACGCGCACGACGTCGACCTGGGATCCGGCGGGCCGATCGGGCTGCCGTTCGGCACCGCGCTGCATCCGCACCTGCTGCTCCAGGCAGGGAAAGACGGGCGGCTCTTCATCCTGGATCGGGCAAGCCTCGGCGGGCGCAATGCCACCACCGATCACCCGGTCAGCATCAGCGGCCCGTACGGCGGCCAGGCGGGTCATCCATCGGCTTTCGCCGGAACCGGCGGCAGCGATTACGTCTACTACCAGGGCAGCCGGATGCCGCTCCGAGTACTGAAATTCAGCACCGTCAACGCAAGCCTGACCAGCGTCGGGGTTTCGGCGGACGTATTCCCGGGCAGCTCCGGCTCGCCGGCCGTCACCTCGAACGGCACCGATCCGTCCACCGCGGTCGTCTGGGTGGTGAAGCGGGCGGGCACCACTTCCGTGCTGGAAGCCTTCGCTGGCGTTCCGCAGAACGGGGTACTGCGCCTGCTGCGCTCCTTCCCGATCGGCACCGCAGCCAAGTTCACGAACGTCGCCACTGACGGCGGGCGGGTCTACCTGGGTACGAATGACGGCAAGGTCTACGGGTTCGGTGTTACCACAGCTGCCCCGGCCTCGGTCACCGCGCCGCCGGTCGCGCAGCCTCCCGTTCCGGCCGCCAACGTGGCGCCACCGCTGAGCGTGTACGTCTCGACGAACTATTCCTACGGTGAGATCCTGGTCACGCCATCGGTACTGACGGTTTACCGGCCAGCCGGGGGTAAAGCAGGTAACGGATATGAACCGCTTCTTGCCATCCCCAGCCAGCCGGTCACCTTGCCGCCGTCGCTCAGCAGGCATCACCATATCACCACCGTGCTCCTGCCGGATGGCAGCCATCAGCTCGCCTACGACGGGCAGCCGCTGTACACGTTCTCGGGCGACAAGCATCCGGGTGACGCGTTCGGAGCCGGGCAGCACTGGAGGGTGGTCCCCTCGGACGCTTAAGTGAACAGCCGATTACAAACGCGACACGGGTGCTGTCATCAGTTTGCGTATGTGGTAAGGTACCGTAGCGACAGACGGGGCAGGAAAAGCCCTGAGCTACAGAAAGCACAATCAAGCACACTCAGGAGAATCGTAGTGAAGAAGCTTATCGCAGGATCCGCCGTTGCGGCATCCGCCATCGCCTGTCTTGGCCTCGCTCTCCCGGCTTCGGCCAGTGGGAGTCCTGTTGCTGGGAACTACGTCGTCGCCGACAACGGCCAGGGGTGCTGGGCCGGTGGGGCTCTGCTCGCTGACGGTTCTGGTACTGGCGCGGGCGGATGCAGCTTCAGCGGTCCGGCCGGGCAGGAAGTCCTCCGGTTCACCACTCGGTCCTGGACAGGCGACGCCACTGCGGGGGTCACGCTCTGCGTCAACGCGATCGCCACCAAGGACCCGGCAGGCATCTTCCCGACGGGGCAGTTCGCGTTCGGCTGCCTGGGGCCGGTGCCGGTGAACATCGGTCCGGTCAAGATCAACGGCACGCTCATCAAGATCAGCCTGCGCTAGCGAAACCGGCCTGGCCCCTGTCACCTGATGTGGCAGGGGTCAAGTCGGGCGGAGGACTTATGTTCACCTATTCATACGCTCGCGAACTGCATCGGCAGCGCGAGGAAGAAACCCAGCGCAGGACGAAGTACGCCTGGCTCGGCAGAGAGGCGCAGATCGCCCGTCGCGATGCCCGCAGGGCACGTTGGCACAGACTCGTCGCGATGCTAGTCCGGTAGCGCAAAGATTCGTCGTATGATACGGTAGTTACTAATGAGGCAAAAGTTGTCTCTAATCAAATGCTCAGTACCAGCCATCGGGGGAATCCTCATGCAAGCGACTCAGTTCGATCAGCCCACCCTCTCCGTCCCGACGCGGCAGTCCGCTATCTCGCTGCTCGCTCTCATCTCAGGAGCACTATCTGCCGCATCGCTGCTGCCTACCGCGCTCGTACTCGTCTTCTGGGCGAAGGGCCTCCACCTCACTTCGCCAGCAGCCACTCCGTATTCCGCCGTGTTCGTGCTTGGCACAGCGTTCGCCGCAGCCGGTTCCGTGCTCGCCCTCGGTGCCTTCCGGCCGACTCGAACCGGAATCGCCGCCCTAGTTATCTCGACGCTCGTTCTCGCAGCAAGCGTTTCCGGCTGGTTCTACTACGCAGCGAACCTGCACAAGTAGGCAAGGAAGAAACGTGCTCTCATACGGAAAAACCACCGGGGCGACGGGTCTTATGATCGGCAGCCTTGCCATCAATCAAGTGTACCTCTTGGTCATCGCCCTAGTTTTTGTCATCAGCACAGCAATAGTGCTGCGACTAGGGTGGCGCCGCGGAAAAGCGGCAAGCGACCGCTGATAGAAGGAGACGATGGCTCCGAGCAGAGTGGCCTGCTCGGAGCCAGGCGGCAGGGAGGGGAAATAAAATGCAGGCCAGTCGGTACACAGCACGCGTGGGAAATACAGGAACTATCATTCCCGGCGCGCTGATTATCGGAGGCCTTCTATTCTGGACTTTTCGGCATATTGCCAGCATCTATGCCACGCATGGCCAGCATTTGCAAGCGGTTTGGCTCTTTGCTTTCGCTGTTCTCCTCATCGAAATGAGTATGTGCTTTACCGAGAGACGGTACCGGACAACCTGGCGTCAGCAGAAAGTTCTCAACGAGTCCCATTTGGTGGGAGTTATTCCTGTTTACAACGAGGATCCCGCAGCATTGCGCGAGTGCATCGCCTCCATGCTCCGGCAGACCAGGCCGCTGAACTGCCTCTGGGTAACTGACGACGGCAGTACCTCCGTGGTGGACTACGCGGAGGTCAGGAAATGGTTCTTTCGGGTTGCGGAAGCAGCGGGGGTGCGCCCGGTGTGGCACTGGCAGCCGAATGCCGGTAAGCGCCACGCGCAGGGTGCGGCCATCGCCGCCACACCCGAGGCAGATTTCTACCTCACCGTGGACAGCGATGCGATTCTCGACCCAGATGCCGTCCGAGAAGGACTCAAGCCCTTTGCGCACTCAGAGGTCCAGTCGGTGGCCGGCGTTATTATGGTTGCCAACCAGGTGAACCTGCTAACTCGGTTCACCGACCTGTGGTTCGTCATCGGCCAGCTCGTCGACCGCAGCAGCATGTCAGCGGCCGGAAGCGTCCTAGTCAACTCGGGGGCGCTAGCCTTCTACCGCGGCAGTCTGCTTCGTGACAACCTGGACGGTTACCTGAACGAGATGTTCTTCGGACGGGTCATCGAAACGTCCGACGATTCCCTGCTTACCATTTACGCCCTGCTAAAAGGGAAGGCAGTTCAGCAGCACAGTAGCTTTAGCTTCACGTTCATGCCGGAAAAATACTCTCATCACCGTCGTCAGTACCTGCGCTGGATGCGTGGTGCATTCATCCGCGCCTGGTGGCGGTTCAGGTATCTGCCCGTCCGCAAGGCAGCCTACTGGTTCAACCTGATCGGCTGGGTTCAGGTCATCCTGTCTACCGTCACCTTCATCGCGCTGTTCATCTACGGAACCATCCGAACGCCGGATGGCCTGCCGTTTCTCATGCTCATCCCAGTGCTCGTCGGCTACGGACAGGGACTGAGGTACTTCATGATCAGGCGATCAGACATCAGGTTCCGACAACAGCTGGTAATGTTCCTGCTCATGCCTGTTCTCGTTTTCTACGGATGGTTCGTACTACGGGCACTCCGTTTTTACGCGATGGCCACGTGCCTGAACGTAGGCTGGGGGACAAGAGAAACCGTGGAAATTACCATGGCAGATGCCAGCACTCCAGCCTACAGTACATTGAAAGGATAAGAGAATGCGAAAGAGAGTAATACTAGCCGCCCTCGGATCTGCCGCCCTGCTTGCAGGCATGGCAGCAACCGCGCAGGCGGGCGTTCCTAGCTATCATCGGGCTTCATACGGACCGGCTGTTCCCGGCGGAGTAAACGGGCCTGACGGCGCGGCTTTCCGTACTGCACCACCCATCAAGTCAGCACCTGTGAAGGCACACCTGCCCTATGAGGCAAATCCGAACAGCCCACTGATCAGGCCGGCGCACCCGGCGATCGCGTCCCCCGCCCGGATGACGACGGCGACAGCTCCTGCGCTCCCGGTGCTGAATAACACCGGCTGCAAGGGCTACGCCATCTTCACCTTCGACGACGGTCCGAGCGCGGACACCACGCAGAGCCTGCTCGACGAGATGAACGCGGAAAACATCCACGGCCTTTTCTTCGTTATCGGTACCATGGTGACCGCTCCGGGCGGTGCGCAGCTCATCCAGAATGAGGCGGCCTCCGGTGACCTGGTGGAAAATCACACCTGGGACCACCAGTCGTTCACCGGAGCCTCCACCGGCACCGCACCGCTCACCGCTGCACAAGTTAACAGCGAGATCGGCCAAGACCAGGCCGCGATCACCGCTGCGGGCGTGCCTGCCCCGACCATGTACCGTCCGCCGTACGGCGACGTCAACGCCACCAACGACGCGCAGATCCGCAACCAGTTCAGCCTGCAAATCGTGGCTCCGTTCTCCGTCGAAGGACCGACCTTCCCGGCGGGCAGCGGCGAGGTTACCGACAGCCGCGACTGGACTGGCGCCTCCACGGCGCAGCTTGTCCAGAATGTGACGGTCGGGTACACCTCGGCCAGCGGGCGGTTCTACCCCGGCATGGCGCAGTCCACGATCGCGCAGCCCGACATCCTCGCCTTCCACGACACGACCGGAACGCAGCTCTACAACGCGCTGCCGCAGATCGTGGACTGGATGAACGCGAACAATTTCTGCACGACTCGCACCATGCGGACCAACGCGACCGGCGGGCTCGTTCCGACGCCACCACTGACCGAGCCGTCTACCGGGCTAGTCGTCAACCCGTCCGTCGAGACGAACTGGGCGGCAGGTAACGCGGGCAGCTTCCCGACAAACTGGCCGGCCGGCTGGATCACGGCAGGATGGGGCACCCGCACCGCGACGTTCGGCACCACAACCGCCGCGCACACCGGCAGCCAGGCGGTAACAGTCTCCATCGCCAACTGGGTGAGCGGCACCGCCGACTGGATCATCGTGCAGCGCGGCAAGGGAACCGACTCATCCAACACCTACACACCGCTCGCGCAGCCCGGCCACACCTACTCGTTCTGGACCTGGTATTCCGGATCAGCGACGGGCAGCATCGGCATCGTGGCCTATTATCGGGACGCGAACAACGCTTGGCAGTACTGGACCTCCAGTTATGCCGTCCCCAACTCTCCGGGGGCATGGAACCTGGCCCAGTACAACTCGCCGCCACTTCCGGCCGGAGCAACGGCAGTCAGCTTCGGCCTGTCGGTCTCGGGTAACGGCAGCGTGACCTCCGACGACTACCAGATGGTCGCTAATTAACCTCCTGAGCACTGGCGATCGCGGGCAGGGAAATCTGCTCGCGGTCGCAGGCACTCAGCCTGAAATTAAGAAAGAAGGAAAATCATGAACGAAATCGTCCCGGCTGGGGTGACTGAGATGCTCCAGCGCGCCAGAAGGGCCATAAGCGAGGGAAACAGCTATGACTGGCAAGATTCACTTGAAGAACTGATCGACTACATAGCCGGTCTCTACGGCCTGGAAGAAGAACAATGAAGCTGAGAATGAGATATCTTGCGACTTGCCTCATCGCAGGGATATTTGGCCTAACCGCATGTCAGAACTCTGATCCGCCACCCGCTGCTTCGGCTCCGATTACTGTGGTAAAACCGTCTGCATTCGTAACCGGAGTTTTCGCTCCTGGCACCCCGCGGTCGTATGCGCCGATATCGGCGTTCGCTACAGAAACAGGTACGAAGCCACACCTGATATTGACGTATCCCGGGTTGGATGACTTTTCGGCCACGTTCGCTAGCACCGTGTCCGCTAATGGCCAACTGCCCGTCATGCAAATAAATCCCGGCAATATTCGCATGTCATCGATTACTAAGGGTGGCATCGATTGGTGGGCAAACAGGTACGCCATGCAAGTGCGTGCCTATGGCAAACCAGTAGTGATCGGATTCGCGGCCGAGGCCAATGGCACCTGGGATCAGTGGGGGCGCGGGCATACCTCACCTGCAGACTGGGTGGCAGCATGGCAGCATATTGTCACTGTCTTCCGCCACGACGGCGCAAACAACGTGATCTGGTTGTGGACTATCAACGCCGTCAACCTGCACGCCACCCGCTCATCGCCGCAGCCCTGGTGGCCGGGCGCGTCGTACGTGACGTGGGTCGGGATTGACGGCTACTACTACTTCCCAGGCGAAACCTGGTTGTCGGTATTCGGCGCTACCATCACCGATATCCGAACGTTTACCGGAAAGCCAATCCTCATCAGTGAGACCTCGGTCTCTCCCTCGTCTGCCGCTCCCGCTCAGATCACCGAACTTTACGCAAATGCCAGGGCTGCGGGGGTTATCGGCGTGATCTGGTCGAATACGACCATGAATAAGCCCCCGTATCATGTCCGCCAGGGGCTGGCCGGCGATCCTGCCATGCTAGCCGCCTACAGAAAGGCCGCGAAATGAAGCTTCTCATCTACGGTCAGGGCTACGTCGGCCTTCCGCTCGCTCAGCAGGCCGTCAGGGCAGGCATGGATGTCATGGGCTGCGATGTCAGCGAAGAACGAGTTCGCGCACTTAATGCCGGGCGTTCGCCTGTCGGTGATCTGTCCGATGATGACTTGGCGACTATGCTCTTCGGTGGGTTCCGTGCGGTAACCAGCCCTGAACCAGGATATCAACCGGATGTCATCGTTATTTGCGTGCCGACGCCACTGTCAGAATTCGACGGACCGGACCTGTCCATGGTTTGCGATGCTGCCTCGCAAGCCAGCCTGTGGCTTGATCACGGCACCCTGGTCGTGCTCGAGTCAACGTCCTACCCCGGCACTACCGAAAACGTCGTGCGCCCGATTCTCGAAACAGGGGGACTGACCGCCGGAAAAGACTTCGCGCTAGCTTTCTCACCCGAGCGCATTGATCCCGGTAACCCGGTGTACGGGCTGGCCAACACGCCCAAAGTAGTTGGCGGCATCACGCCGGAATGCACGAGGAAAGCTGCGGAGTTCTACAGCCTGATCTGCAAGGAAGTAGTGCAAGCCAAATCAGCCCGCGAGGCGGAAATGGCCAAGCTGCTGGAAAACACCTACCGTCATGTCAACATCGCACTGGTCAATGAGATGGCAATCTTTTGCCACGAGATGGGCATAGACCTACGCGACGCCATCCGCTGCGCGGCGACCAAGCCGTTCGGGTTCCAGGCTTTCCAACCAGGGCCTGGCGTGGGCGGCCACTGCATTCCGATCGATCCCAATTACCTGTCGCATGAAGTGCGCCGGCAGATGGGCTATCCATTCCGGTTCGTTGAGCTGGCACAGGAGATCAACAACCGGATGCCCGCGTACGTGGTGACTCGGGCCGCAGAACTACTGAACAGCCACGCAAAGCCGCTGAACGGTTCGACAGTGCTGCTTCTAGGCGTCACCTACAAGCCGGACATCGCTGATCAGCGAGAATCCCCGGCTCCACACATTGCACGCAGGCTGCGCAGGGCTGGGGCGATCATCCGCTACTCTGATCCGCATGTGCCGCAGTGGGCAGTGGACGGGCATAGCGTCAGACAGCAGGAAACACCTGCAGGAGACCTGATCATCGTGCTTCAGCCGCATCGGCAGTTCGACCTGAACGCCGTCTCCCGCGGGCTGTACTGCCCGCTCGTGCTCGACACATCCGGCTGGGTACCAGTCAGCCCGATCGTTACCCAGCTATGATTGTCACAGAACCTGCGACAGGAGCACGTTATGGCTAAACTTCCGGCGAAGGCACTCGGAATCTACTGGCCGAGCTGGCAGGCGCCAGCCCTGTCCCGCATCCCGGCCGCGTACAACGTGGTCTACCTGTTCGCGGCTGTTAACAGCGGCAGCAGCGGCGCGATCACGTGGGATCAGTCAGTGGAGAGCGCAACCCAGCTCAAGACCGACATCGCAGCTGTCCGAGCGGCCGGGCGATGCGTGATGATGAGCGTGGGCGGTGGCGGGGTGCCCATCCAGCTCAGCACTACGTCGCAGGCGAACTCGTTCGTATCCAGCTTTGATCAGATTTACACCGCGCTCGGCGGGGTGGACGGGGTGGACTGGGACCTGGAATCACAGGCCACTTTTACCGTGTCCGCCGTGGTCGTCGCGTCGCAGCAGCTCAAAGCGAAATACGGTGCCAGCTTCGCGGTCACGTACTGCCCCGCACCATGGGACAGCACCGCTCGTGCTCTTACCGCTTCGTTGCACAGCGCTGGAGTACTAGACCTGGTATCTCCGCAGTACTACGACCTGTCCGGGCTCTCCGGCGAAACTGCCAAGATTTCCAACCTGGTATCCAGCATCGAAAACTCGTGGCTTCCGCAAGTCGGCGGCGATGCCAGCAAGATCGGGTTCGGCTACGGTATCGCCAGCGTGGCAGGCGGCGAGACCATGACACAGGCGTCTGCGGTGACGTGTTGGAATACCCTGGTGGCCAAGTACCCGACGCTGCGCGGGATATTTGCGTGGGAGGCTAACGGAGACCTAGCGCAGAACTGGGCATTCGAGACAACCTTCGCACCGCTCGTCATCGGAACCTCACCGCCACCGCCTCCGCCGCCCCCTCCGCCGCCGGGGACGTACACCGTCAAGACGGGGGACACGTGGTCTGGCATCGCTACCGCGAACGGCCTCACGCTGACCGCTCTTATGCAGGCGAATCCGCCGGTGCCGGGGCAGGTTATCAAACTCTGAGTAGAGAGAAAATCGGGGGAAACATCATGAAAATGTCGCGCTGGGGTACTGTCATCCTTGAAACTACCCTGGCAGCCCTGGTTACCGGCGCAGCTTGGCAGGCAGCCAGCTCCCCCGCAGGATCTCCTCCCCAGCACGCTGTTCATCAGCCCTATCAGCAAGACTGGCTGGGTAGCCCTTGTCCTCCGACTCATCCCGACTGCCTGGTTTACCATCACGGAGGTTAACACCATGAAAAGGTTCTTCCCGCGGCGGCAGCCATCACACGAGCATGACCTGCATGTCACCGGGATCCAGGCGCCGCACGCCCGGCTGTACTCCGTGCTGCTGTTCGGCTGCCGAACCTGCACGCACACCGAAACAGTACCGCTGGACGGCGACTGGAGCATCGAGCAGCTTGCCCGGCTGCGCAGCGATGACAACGGCAAGCTGTACGACCCCGGACCGGACCCCGCAGAAAGCACGGAGCAAGATGATGGTGCTTAAGAAGTACTTCTGCGACTGCGGGCACGCACCTGAAACGCACCAGCACTGGCGATCCGGCACGGCGTGCGCGACCTGCTCCTGCCGCTACCTGTGCCAGCCCTGGGTCAACCCGCTCGCGCTGCTCGTCGGCCGGTGGCAGGTACGGCGGCTGACCAGGATTTCCTCTGTGGAGAAGCGGCGGATCCCTCATGGCGGATAAACCCCCGTACACCGGCCGGGACCTGGAGATGTTCAGCGCCGGGTACACCACTGCGCTGCGCGACATCCGGCTGATGCACGACATTCTCCGGAACGACGAACGGCTGATGAAGTGGATTTTCGCCCAGATCAAGACGCATGAGGATCTTTCCGTTACAGCCGGGCGTACCGTAGAGAGTAACGAAGGCGATGAGGCCACATGACTACCCCCGGTAAGTCCGAACATGAGTTCAGCGTCGATTTCCAGTGCCGGCACAGCGCTGAGGAGCTGCCCGACGACCGCACCCTGCACGACCGGCAGGAATCCTGGCGGGAGTTTGCCGATCACTGTTTCGATCACGATCCGCTACCCTGGCACGCGCCATCATGACCGACCACGGTACCCTTGCCGAGCAGCTTTATACGGCCTACGGTGAAAGCTCAGACTGGCTGAACTTCCAGGAGACGCGGATGCCGCCCTGGGACGAGCTGCCGGAGAAGATTCAAGACCATTGGTGTGCAGCGGCTAGGAAAGCCGTAGAATTGCTCATCCTGCCCATGTAAGCCCGTACAGCCACAACCCAGGAGGTTCCTTCCATGCCTAGTTCGCCCGGACGTCCCCGTTCCGCGTCAGCCGCTGACCTTGCCGCTCTCGAGGAGCGCGTTCAGGCGCTAGAAGCCATCGTAAACGAAGCCATCGTCAACGCCGCACCCGCCGAGTGGATCACCTACGCCGCTCCGCCCGAGGCTCTCGCCCATCCGAACGGTACCGCTCCAGTACTCCCCCAGGTTCCCGTTGACCGCATCGAGCAACTGAATGAGGACCAGCTTCGCCGGGCGCTGTGCTTCGCGGCGGAGATCGCACCGGAGGCGGTCGACCGGGCCATCGCGCTCGTGGTTCCGCAACCGTCGATCGAGGCTTTCTTCAGCCAGCCCACCGACCAGGAAGAGTTCGCGGATGAAGGATAACGACCCCCAAAACCCGCGCGACTTCGACGTCGAGATCTGGGACACCGCCTTCACCAGTGGCAAATGGCGATCAGTTGACAGTCAAATTCGGCGGTTTTTCGCTCTCCCGCTCGACGGCCTGCTTACCAAGACAGAGGCCCAGCGGCTAGCACTAGCCTGCCCCGGACGGACCAGAATCGTACGACGGATCACCGAGGTCATCGAAGAGCACGACCCCGCAGAAGACACCTGAGCCGGTGGCCCGGTTCATGGGTGAAACGAGAGCCAAAAGTGCTACGGCCGGGCCGCCTTTGACAACTCCACAGACTTCCCCGCGGGTCCAAGAATGCGACGACAGCCAGAAGTCATACGGCTCGCGGGGAGACAAACGAGCGGCCCGGTCCATGGTCATGACGGTAGCCACGTAGCAGACGGCCGGGCCGCTCCTGAACAGAAAAGGGAAAAATAAATGACAGTAAAGACTAAGGCTTTCAAGACCGCTGATGAGTATATTGCCCAGCGGCTCGACGGCGGCGTTCGTGATCCGGGCGTTATCGCGAAAGAGATGCTCGGCGATCCGGATCTGCGGAGGCTGCTCGTCGCGGTGGTGCGCTCGTACGTGTCCAACAGGATCCGCAGCCGGGTGCGGGCGATCGAGAACTCGGCCGGGCGGGGGGATGAGGTCCAGGCCCATTACGATAGCCAAAGACGCCACGGCCTCATCTCCCCCTCTGGTCGGCAAGACCCCGGTCGGCCAATCAACGCCGCTTTGCACCAGCGCGACCTTCTGGGTGAGCGCCTCTCCATCCCGAATCACGGGTACGTGCTGTACGCCGACCTGACCGTGGAGATGCTGGAACTGCGCATCGAATGGCTGGAGTCGATTAACCGCGGTAACGAACGGTCGATTCGTTACTACCGCTTGCTTATCGCGGAAATTCAGGCGGCCGGCGTGCAGACCCTGGGTGAGGCGGTAGCGGCCGGCGTCGTGCTCCGCGACGAGGGAGCCGCCTAGAGCCGGAGCGGTCCGGTCCATCGGGTGAACGAAAGCCATGGGTCCAGCGGCCGGGTCGCTCCTTAACAACTGAACAGACTTCCCCGCAGGTCCAAAACGCCGACGATAGCCATCGCCGTAACGGCTCGCGGAGAACAAGAACAGCCCGGTCCAAGGTGGCCACGAAAGCCATTGAATCTACGGCCGGGCTGACAACTGAACAGACTTCCCCGCGGGTCCATTGGTGAAACGACAGCCACACTTCGAACGGCCTGCGGGGAACAAGAACAGCCGGGTCCAACCCCTTTACGACAGCCAATCACCCTACGGCTCGGCTGCACAACTCAATAGACTTCCCCGCGGGTCCATCAGCGTGACGATAGCCAGTGAGCGAACGGCCTGCGGGGAACTAAGACGAGCGACCCGGTCCACCGTTCCTACGATAGCCATGGCTCAAACGGCCGGGTCGCCCCATAACTTAATAACCATCGTTCATGAAACAGGAAAAGGTAATCACGATGAGCAGGGCATGGGGTAATATCGCTGATCTGCGGATGGCAGCCGAGACGCTGGCCGACGCGAAAAAGGCCAGGATATCCGCTGATAACCGGGTGAAGCGTGGTCGGACAGTCGGCTGCCAGCTGGAAGCAGCGGAGATCCTCGACCCGGCGAAATTCCTGGAAGAGCAATACAAGGGCGTGCTCCTTTCTCAATATCAGGCGACGGTTCCGGAGCACATCAGGAAGTGGGCGGAATGCATTCCCGGCCTGGCCAGCGGCCCGCTGTTCGCCCGCATGCTGGGGGTGATCGGCAACCCGCGGATCGCCACCCCGTACCGCCGCGAGAAAGAAGACGGCAAGGTCATCCTCGTAGCCGACGGCAAGCCGTATGAGCGCACCGTCCGCCAGCTCTGGCAGTATTGCGGCTGCGGTGACCCGCGCACCATTCCGACCCGCAGCATACTCGGTGAGAGCCCAACCCAGGAGCAGCTGCTGAGGGGCGGCCAGCGCACCACCATGCTCCCGCTGCTGTATACGTTCAGCTCGTACCTGGTGCTGCAGCACACCCGGTCGGAGGCCGTCGCTGACAGCAAGTACTACCTCACCTATGTGGGCGCGAAGGCGGACTGCGAGCTGCTCGGGAGGGTGCACGAGTTCGAGTGCCGGAACCGGAAGCGCCCGCCGATGGGGCCGAATGGCTGCGGTACGAGCCTGCATCCAGAATGGGGTGCGCCGGGGTCACCGTGGCGGCCAGGTCACATCAACGCGCACGCTCACCGCCTCGTGTGGAAGGCTTTTCTGAAAGACTTGTGGATTATTTCCGGAGAGTGACATGAGCTGGGCGGCCCGGTCCAGAGCTGCAACGAAAGCCAAGATCGACACGGCCGGGCCGCCCTTTATAACTACATAAGCTTCCCCGCAGGTCCAAGCGCTCGACGATAGCCAGAAACCCAACGGCTCGCGGGGGACTAGACGGGAGTGGCTCGGTCCATCGTCATGACGATAGCCAGCCCTCGTACGGCTGGGCCGCTCCTTGACAACTACACAGATTTCCCTGCGGGTCCAAAAGGGACACGAAAGCCATGGGGAACACGGCTCGCGGGGAACAAGACGAGCGGCCCGGTCCATTCAGGAGACGATGGCCATGGAAGGCACGGCCGGGCCGCTTCTTACCCCGCAGAAGACACGGGGCGGTTATGGCAGCGGGTTGTCCCACTCGCGCTCGTCGAGCAGCTGCTGCATCACCGCGGGGTTCCCAGTTGCCCCGTAGTACCGCTCGGCGAGCTTCTGCGACATCAGCGGATTTTCCTGGCCTGGCCACATCTTGACGTTTTTCCGGGCGTACACGATCGGGTGCCAGAGGTGCAGGATGTCACCTTTAAGCGTCTTGTGCTTCCCGTAGAGCGTATCGAGCGCACGCATCACAGCAACATCATCAAACCCCCAGCCCGACATGCGGCCGTCGAGTCCACCGACCCGCTCAAACGCCTCTTTAGGCAGCACGATGGCCATCGCCGCGAACCAGTGCCCGCGCCCCGGGGTGTTATCTCCGTACGGGCCGTTCTCGCTGTAGGAGCGACGCGGCGGCGGACTGGAAAAACGCAGCGGGTGAGCCGGATCTGACGACAGCACCAGCTCGGTCGCCGTGTGCGTCATCCGGTACAGGTGCCGGTACGGAATGAGCCACAGCTTCCGGCCTTCCGCGCGAGCCTCACGGATCTCATCGGCCGCCTTAGTGATCTGAGCCCCGTACAGGTAGGCATCAGCATCCAGAACAACGTAAATGTCTCCGGTTGCCCGGCTGGCCGCGTCATTGACCGCAGCTGTTTTGGAAAATGGTACTTGACTGTTCGTGCCGACGATGATCTCCGCACCGGGTAGCTCGTGCTTCCAGTAATCGCGAAGCCAGGTCCAGCTTCGTTCCCGGTCGCTGCCCGGAGGTGCTCGGAACGGCACTAGCAGCGAGATGCCTGTACCCGGGGGAGACTGAGGCAGTGGCTTTGGCTTACGGCGAAAAAGGCGCATGATCCAGGACAGCCAGCTCATGTCTTCACCATCTTTCCGTAGTCCCGCATAACGTCATAGATCGCATGCTGCAAGTCCCAGACCTTGCCTTCCACCGGGCGGCCGGTCACGCCTGGCTCGAATGGCATCTCCAGCGAGGCGTGATAATCCCGCAGCTTGAACGTGCCGTGCTCGACGGGGTGCATGTTCTCCTGGGGCGGGAACTCGAACCGCCGCGGAACGCCCATCGCATCGGCGATGATCAGGCCGTGCAGCGAGCTGGTGACCAGCTTCCGGCAGGCGGAGATTTGCCGCATCACGATGAACGGTGAAGCCAGGGGGTTCATGATCAGCGGATCATATTTCAGGAATTCCGGGCGCTGGGTCAGGTCGGGGTCGCTCCAGTGCGGCAGCAGCCCCAGCTCGTAGGCTTTCGGCATCGAGTCAATCAGCTCGGGGGCGAGCAGCGCCGGGTCCCCGGTCACGGTAGCGTCGGTGCCGGCATGCTGAGCGGTCAGCGGGCCGCGTACCGCGAGGACATTAGCCGCGAGGGGGAAGTCGTCGGTTTCCTGCAGCAGCCCGGCGCCGAGAACCGTCCCGCGCCAGGGGACCGGCATGTGGCCGAGAACGGATCCGGTAACAATGACGTCGGCGTGATCGGGAAGTGACCAGACCGGGTTGACCCCGCTAAAATGCTGGAGCAACAGTGGAGTCAGTGCGTCACCCCAGTTGCTTGTGCCCCTCCACCAGTATGCACGAACCATCTGACCACCCGTCTGTTCGGCGTACCTCATACCTTAACAGCGGCGACGGCTCGCTGTCTCATGGTGTCTTAACTACGTAGGCGTTCGCGCTCGCTCGCAGACCGCCGATCCCGGTCAGGCTGCCCGACGGGGGAAGCTCGTTGCGGCTGATGCCGATGCTCTCAGCGGTCTCACCACTAGTGATCCCCCCGCCCACCGAGCCGTTGATGGTGTAAACGCCGTCAGGAGGCGCACCTGGACCTTCGGTCTGCGAGGAGACCTGGGCCTGGCCGCCCTGGACGACGATGTGAATTGCGTAGGTCATACTGCCAGGGTACTCCGAGAGGAACGGCAAAGCGCCCGCTACCTGTGAGGCAACGGGCGCTTTTTACCCTGTGTTTTTTGCAGGGTCACGGACCGACGGAGAGCCGGTACTGCTCGACGACGTTGGCCGGGATCCGGCCGCGGGCCTTGATGCCGAGCTGCTGCTTCTGCGCCCACTCGCGAACCTTGGCGGTGTCGATGACGCCGCTGTCGCTGCCGCTGCCGTTGGCTGCCTTGCGGGCACTGCCGCGGATCGTCTTGCGGGCGGTTCCGGTCGCCTTGCGGGCGTGCTCGATGTACGGCGCGAGGGCCGCACGGAATTCCTTGGCGTGCGCGGCGTTCAGGTCGATCTCGTAGTCGGTGCCGTCGAGGCTGAAAGGAACGGTGCCTTCCGCGTCCCCGCCGTCGAGGTCGTCAATAAATAGGGTGGTGATCCTCTGGGCCATCGAAGTTCTCCTGATAACTGGCTGATGAGTGACTGAGATTGAAGCATATGACATCAGGAACAAGAAAGCAAAGAGCGGGAACCGGTATCCGTTTTGCGAGGATCATGCCCGCCGAGTGACGGTTCCCGGACAGCCAGGTCCGTTATCGTACGCTGCCTGGGGTCGGTACAAGGGACACCAGAGACATTCAGTGGCATCCGGGGTAGCAGCGACCTGGTTGATAGTCAGGTACCCGTCTCGTATCATCTGTGCAGCAGCCTGCCGGGCAGCCATTTGGTCCAGGACTTCCGCGATCAAAATTTCATCTGCGGGAGTGCAGACATGTTCCCAGACGTACATCCCGTCTAGCGTCGAGGCAGTTCGAGGCCACGCAGCAAGGACTACTCGCGTCACCGGTAGCCCGGCTGCACGCACGCCTGCTGCGTAGAGCAGAAGCTGGACAACGTATCGCCGGGATGGTCCTTCAACTGATTTTACTTTAGACAGCGATGTCGGGCCGAGGCACTTGTGATCTACGACACAGCGCTCAAGGGCATCGTAGAGGTCAGCATGTCCCGGATAATCTGGATGGGGAACAACCTTAGTCTCGGTAACCCATCGGAGGATGTGCTCTCGCGCGTTATCTCCTTCAAACGCGTCAGCAAGCCAGGCGTGAATAGCGGTTCCGCAGATACTAGGCCAGGGGTCCGAGACGTGGTTGGTTCGCGGGATGCCAGCTAGCTTTCCGATCACCTGCCTGTCGCATGCAGCTCCGATTTCGCTCGGCCCGAGATGTACTTGCAGCGAACGCGGTGCACGATTTGCCTGTCGAACAACAACACCTCGCAACTCCCTAGCGTAACGACTTGCCCACTCTGAGTTTCCATCTACCCCTCGAGGCGCGGTGGCCATGTATTGCTGTGGAGAGATGTGCTGCGGAGAAGAAGCCATGAACTCGTCAGGGCTGATACGGGGCGCCATCTCAGTAGTGTAGGTCTCATTTTCGGCCTACGCTATACTAGCTTCCGTGGCCAACAATTTTCCATCCCAGCCATCCGGCTTGGCGCTCGCCTCACTGAACTACGTCGTCAAGTTCGCCCCGCTGAGCGGACTTCCGCCGGTCAGCCCGTTCGCGTTCACAGGGGTGGCAACCGCCCTGGTGACGCAGTTCGCGGCCGGGCAATGGGGGATAAACTTCGACTTCACGGTGCCGGGCCAGACGGGCTCGTTCGATCAGGATGCCGTTGAGGCGGGAATGAAAGTATGGCTGGAACTAGTCGCACAGGCACTGGCCGCCATTCTCGGCGTTACCCAGGCGCAGGCATCAGCCGGGATTACCGTGACGCGAATCTGGACGTGGCAGGACGACAGCGCGAGCAACGTCAGCAGCATGAGCGAGAGCTGGCCTTGGACGGCTTAACCCACGACCCTGCTCACGATGATCAGCACAGTAAGAAAGAAAGTAAAGACAAGAACACTCCACATGAGCTGCCGCTGGACCAGCGATACTTTGTCCGAACAAATGCTACTGGCGAGCGGCGGGTTATCTGGAGTGACGAAACTGAGCATCCGCTCCCGATCAACGCTTGCCCCCGTTCTGGCAAAGTCATTTCGCGCATGCCGCCAGCCGTGGTAGCTTTCCTCGCCACCGTCCACATCACCCAGCGGGCCGAGGTAGAACGGAGACCGGTAGTCGCTATCGTCGTCGCTAATCGTTTCCCTAATGACGAAGGGCTCGTCGAGTCGCGTGATATCCTGTTCCTCAGCTGCCTCGACGGAATTTTCCGCAGGATCTACCCGAGCCCGGTGCACACCAGAAAGGATGCCGTTCTTATGACAGGCTCGGCACCATCGCTCCGTCCTGAGGGCTATCGGATCCGATACCTTCCCGCAAACCTCGCACTGCCACAGGTACTCACTCATCGCCGTCTCCTCCTGCGCTGAATGTACGCCTCCATCAGGATCGGCCCTAACTCGGTGCATGCCCGTGACGATGCCGTCCTCATGGCAGTTCCGGCACCATCGCGTTGTTGCCTCAGCCTGCGTCCAGCATTTGATTCCGCAAACCTCGCACTGCCACATCTTCCAGTCTCTGCTCATCGTCTCCTCCTGCGCTGAATGTACGCCTCCATCAGGATCAGCAGGACGAGGATCAGGCAGCTGACTCCGATGAGGATCCTCACGACCGGGCTGTACGGGAGGTCACCCAGCGGAAACGGCGGGCCGGTCATGATGGCTGCCACGGCACGATGATCAACTGGTAGCGGCCGATCGGGATGATCCGCTGCATGTAAGCGAAATGCGTGTAGTGGACGGACAGCTTCAGGCAGGGACAGAGAACGTTAAATGTTATGTCTGACGTCGTCGCCACGTCCCCGCACCGCGGGCACTGCCAGCGGATCACGATGGCTGCCATAGCACAATGACAATGCGGTAGGGAGCGAGCACTTCACGCATGGTCGGGGTGGCCAGCAAATACGGGTCGCAGGCAAGACAGAAGTCAGGGATCGCAGGATAACTCGTCTTAATCCGGTGCCCGCAGACTGTGCACTCCCAGTCCCAGAGCTGGAAATCGCTCATGATGGCTGCCACACTACGATGACAATGCGGTAGGGAGCAAGCACTTCACGCAGGGTCGGGGTGCGCAGCCAGTACGGGTCGCAGGCAAAGCAAAATCTATAAGCCATAGGTCCCGTCGTGAGCCGGTAGCCGCAGTCTGTGCACTCCCAGTTCCGGGCAAAGAAATCGCTCACGATGGCCGCCACGGTACGATTACCAAACGATACGGGTGCTCGGGTGTCAGCGGTGGCGTTCCCCACGGAATCTTCTTCATGAACGTAGTCTGCGTGAACGTTTCATAAGGATCAAACGTCTCCCAGGGCACGGGTATCTTCTGCAAGGAAGAGCAGCCGCAGACCGCTTGGCAGTAATAACCCGGAGTAACGAACTGACTTCCGCATCTCGGGCATTCCCACAGAATATCGCTCACGATGGCTGCCACGGCACGACTACCAGGCGAACATTTACAAGACGCATGACTGTGAACGGAAATTCAGGGCCGAGGCAGCCGCAGACCCAGATGAGATTGAACTCAGAATTATCCGAGCCAGTTGCTTCACTCCCGCATTTCGGGCATTTCCAGATATTCACCGCGTTACTCCCCGACCGGCCGTCCGCCTCGCCCGGAGCTATCACAGAGCCCCATGATCAGATCGTGCATGAAAATCAGCACCCGGCTGCCGTCATCGCGGACAATGATCGCCGCCGCGTACGGGCCGTTGCCCTTGCGTCCCGGGTGCGGACCCTCCCAGATAAACCAGCGGTGGCGGCTGACTAGGTCGTAGTCTTCGTCGTCTACTTTCGCAGTGCGAGTGTCGAGCGTACCGCGGGGGCCGTAAAGCGGGATTTCTTTCACTGTTTTAATTCCCTTCGCCGAGCGCTGATTGTTCGTTAGGGCCAGCGAAGTTCAGTCGGGCAAACTCTCCCCATGCCTTTCTCGCAGCAGTATCGTAAGCACAAGCAGCATCTTCTTCAACAGTAAAGCTTCCAATATAATAAGTCTTGCCGTTTATTCTTATTGTTGCGATCCATCTGTATTTGCTTCGATAAACACCCTTAAATTTAGACGTTCCAGATCGAGAATATCCATTCGCCTTATTCTGAGTATCTGTAGCGATACGAAGATTACTGCGCTGATTATTAAGGCCATTTCCATCACGGTGATCGATGTTTGTAGCACCTAGAATGAGGCAGTGCATCCGAATTGTAGTTCCAGAGCCGTCCGCGCGCTTTATGGAAGAAACTGCATAAGGACCATGGAGGCGTCCAGGACGTTTTTCTTCAAGGATATGCCACTTGTATTGACTAACTAGCTGATAATCTTCATCATCGACGAGAGCAACGCGACCTGCTGCTTTTTTGCCGTTAAGTATTATTTCTTTCATTATATTTTCCTGATCTCCCAGAATCCGATCTTCTTCTCGTAGCGTACATACATTTCCGGCTGCTCTTCCTTGAACCTCTTGCTGTCAAATCTGTACGGTGTCATCCAGGCCAGCTTCAGCTTCGGCAGACCCGGTGTCCCGGTGATGCTGGCGCGAGTCGTTCCCTCCGGGCATGCCGCAGTAGTCTCCGCCTTGATCGCATCCTTGATCGCCTCGAACCGGCTCGCTGCTTCTTCGGCGGCGGCCTTCGCGCTCTCATACGAGGCCAGTAGCTCCTCGAGACGGCTCCCCGGCTGCGCGGAAACCTGAAACGGCGGCTCCTTCGGCTGCTCGGTCACTGCACCAGTCCTCTCGCGACGGCGCGCTCCCGTGCCTCCGGGGTCATGAACTGCACTGGCTTGCCGAGCTTCTCCGCGTGCGCGATCTCGCCGGCTGTGCTCGGTCCGAAGTAGCCGCTCTCGTCTGACACGACAAACACCCAGTCGGCCAGGGCGATCTTGTGCCGGTGCAGTTCGTCGAGCCGGATCTTGTCATCGTCGGTGATGTGCAGGTACGCGTCCGACTTGGTGTCGCAGCCGATCGACAGCACGATCTCGCCCGCCAGAGTCAGTCGGAAGTTCGCCTCCCTGAAAAGATCGTAGAAGCGAGTGCTTCCGCACAGGCATACGATGCGCGGCCGGGTGGGTGGCCACAGACCGTTATCCTCGAGCTGGTCGGTCACAGCGGTGCTCCCTCGTGTCTGGCGGTACGATCGTTGTGAGTATAGAACCTATGTTGCGTCAGGGGGAAGCCTGACTTAGACTCTTAGAGACTCAACGGAGCCTGTACTAAGGGGGCACATGTTCATCACAGGTGTTGATGATGACATAGTTTCATGCCGAGCCTACGGCCACCGCTGGCCCTCGAAGAACCTGCGATCCGGTCGGAAGCTGCCCAGGGGCTTCGTTCCGCGGGCGGTTCATAATGGCAGCGTGGAGATCACCGAGATATGCCCTGACTGCGGGAAGAAGCGGGTCACCGTGACGCTGCCTGGCGGAGCCTTCAACAAGGAGGTCATCCGGAACTACGTCGACCCGCCGAACTGGCCGGTGTTCAAGGGCGATGATCGCAAGACGCCACGGGACTTCCAGGCAGAGATGTATCGTAGGGTGAACGAAGAGCTGATGGCCGAAGCGCGCAGGAACCCGCTACCCCACGACGGGGATGCTTCGGGTGACTGACCTTCAAGGTAGCCTGAGGAGCAGAGAATGCCCTGGCACCGCGCCAACGGCCCAGGGCTGGCCACTGCCCCCGGAGAACAGCGACATGAAAACTATACCGCTGTATGGTAAGAAGGCTGCTGGGCGTGTCGCACTAGTCGACGACGAAGACTACGAGCTAGCTATGAGGTACAGGTGGCACGTTTTTGAAAGAAAACAACCATCGGGTAACACAAATGGCCCTTATGCCTCCACCAACGTCAGAAAGCCTGACGGCTCCAAGCGTATTATCCGCATGCATCAACTGCTCATGGGGTTTCCCGCATGCGACATAGACCACAGTAATCACAATAGTCTAGACAACCAGCGCAGTACTAATCTGCGCTTGGCCACTCGCAGCCAAAACAACGCAAATCAGATACCTCGATCAGGAAAAACTTCTGTATACAAGGGTGTTTCCTGGCATAAAGGCGCTAAAAAATGGACAGCTAATATCACTGTATACAGTAAACAGTGCTACCTCGGACTCTTCCTTAGCGAAGAAAATGCCGCCAGAGCGTACGATAAGGCTGCACTTGAGACATGGGGCGATCGAGCGCTGCTTAACTTTCGCCGGGTGAACGATGAGCTGATGGCCGAGGCGCGCAGGAACCCGCTGCCTAGCGACGAGCCTGAGGAGCCCGAATGACAACCGAGACGGAGCCGGCTGCTTCCTCCCTGCACGATCGCATCATCGGTCTGCTGTCGGCCGGCGGACCGGAGCAGATCCGGGCGGCCCTCGTCACGGTGCTGGAACGCCACGCCCCCCTACGCGATGACTGGGGCAGCATCTCGTGTGCATGCTGGTCGAAGCTCGGGCACCCAGCCTGGCCCTGCTCGGAACTGAAGCAGATCATCATGGCGCTATCGGAGGAGACGGAATGACGACCACGGCAGAAAACCTGCGGAAGGCCGCGAGCCTGCTCCGCGAGCGCGGGCACTGCAAGAACGCCCTGGAAGACGATGACGGCCGGCTGTGCATGATCGGCGCCTGGAATCTGGCCGTTCTGGGCCACAGCAAGAGCACCCCCAGTCGTCACGGCTGCGCGGACGTAATCATGGACATTGTCGGCGAGCAGTTCCCCGACCGAGTTCCGAATTACATACTGTGGTCCTGGGCGACATTCAACAACCATGACGACACCACCGCTGATGACGTGATCATGGTGCTGGAGAAGGCTGCTGCCCGGCTGGAGGAGAACGATGAAAATCCTCGGGCGTAATGCTGTGCAATCAGCGCAGGCTATTATCCTCGCCGTGAAATCATGGGATGAGCTGACGCAAACCATTATGAATGCTCAGGATGAGGCAGCCCGCAAACGAGATGATCCTTTCTTCAAGGGGGCATCGGCTGCCTACGCTAGCGTGCTCGACTGGATGCAGGAGCTAGAAAAAAGAAATGGCCCGCTCGGAGGAAGAATCCGATGAGTGAGTTCATCCTGACCACCTGCGGATGCAATGAGCCCCAGGTAACCCCTCCCCCGCGATGCACAAACTGCGGCCGGTACAGCCACCGCGTAGATGACGGCTACAAGATTCCTCCCCGGGAAGGCCTGCTAACCGAGTGGTTTTTCCGGCGCTGGGCACGGCATAGGAACCAGCAGCCGCCGAAGCTGTCGGGTCGGATAACGACGGACTCATCATGACCACTATTTACCTGGCTGTCAGCGGTGAGTATAGCGACTCCCGGGTCTGCCACGCGTTCAGCCGCCGGGAAGACGCCGAGAGCTACAAATTGGGCGTTGACGTGAGGGAGCTGGAGCTGCATGACGGCCCCGTCGAAGTGCGAGAATGGCACATGCTCTGGTGGCGGACAGATCTTCCCGACAGGGAGACGATACCGGGTTTCGCGAACGCCAATCCATACGAGTCATTTTTGCTCCAGGACTTTAACGGCGACGAGCGGTACTGCCGTCATGACTGGAAAGGTGCGCCTGCCACATCTGCGGGTGTTCTTACCGTCCAGGGCTGGAATCTCGATCAGGTTCGCAAGGTCTACTCAGAGCAGCGGGCACAGTACCTCGCAGGGAAAGAAGGCATCGCGTGACCGAGCCGAAAATGCCTGAGCACATCCATGACGATGACGGAACCGTCGAGGGCTGCCCCGGCTGCTTCGCGGAACCTCCTCTCGGAACGCGGCTATTCTATGAAGCGATGAAACGCGATGAGGCGATCGAAGCAGAAAGACGGGAATCGGCCATCGTCCAGAGCCCGGACATGATCACCGAACTGCGGCCAGGCCAGATCATCGTAGTGGGAACGAACATCCGCGGGCTGCACGCCAGTGGCGCGGCCTGGTACGCGCACCAGCATTTCGGGCTCCGCTGGGGTGTCGGCCAGGGGCTGTCCGGACAGACGTACGCGCTGCCCACCATGGAAGGCTGGAACGAGCTGCGCCTTGCTGCCGCCCTGTTCTGCAGCTACGCCGCGCTGTCCCACGACCTGACCTTCCTGCTGACCAAGGTGGGCTGCGGCATCGCCGGCTACGAGGAAGAGAAGGTCAGCGCGCTGTTCGCGAAAGCCCCGGTCAACGTGCTGCGCCCGACTGGGTGGCCGCCGTTCAAAGGTAAGCCCATTGTTCATCCGGAACCTTACCAAGGCACTCTCCTGAAGCCGAAGCAGGCAAAGAAACATGACTGACAGCGAAGACGACGAGCCTGTCGACTGGACTGGTGTGACTGGGCGCCTGCTGCTGAATTTCGTTCCCGAGGATAAACGCGAAGAGGCTGCGGGCTTTCTCGAAGTTTACCGGCAGGATGTCCGTGCCGCCACCGTTCATGATGTCGAAGTATGGCTGCGGGCAATCATTGAGCAAGCTAAAAAGGAGAACAACAATGGATAACCCACAACTTGGCCGCAAGATCCTCGACATCGCCGACTTCGAGACAGAGCGGTTCGACATGCTCGTCTGGGGGATGACGACAAGCTGCGGAACTGCTGCCTGCCTAGCCGGGCATACTCTGCTGCAATCTGGCTACAAGCTTGACGGCGGCGAGAACTTCCTTCGCCCCGATGGCACCCCCATTCCAAACAACCCAGGGGAAGAAGCGCGGCAGCTGCTCGGGATGACCAGGGGAGAAGTAACCTTTTCCGACATGGAGCTGCCCCTGTGGGTGGATTTCAATCACGGGCTGGAGCGGTTCCGGGCAATCGTCGAGCGAGCCGAGAAGGAGGGGAGCGAATGACTGACCCTAGCCAGCGCGAAATCCGACACCCAGACGTGACCGTGCACCTCTCGACGGGATGCGACGGCAACATCGGCGCGGTCATGGCCAGGATCACCGAGGGGCTGCGCCGGGGCGGGTACGCCAACGAGCAGGACGCCTTCCGGAAAGAGATCTTCAACGCAGAGAGCTACGATCACGCCCTGCGGATCTGCATGCGATGGGTACACGTGACATGACAGACAGGCCATCGATCTTCGGGTTGCCGCTGGACGTGAAAGACACTGACCGGATCATCACCTGTACGCCACTAGCCGGGTTCGTTGTCCTCAAGGCTCTCGACAAAGAAGGCGAGATCGTGTACCTGGGCGGCGCCACCGATGGCCTGAAATCCATTGAATGCCTGGGCATGGCCCGGTATGCGGTGCTGAGGCTGGAGCACGGACTTCTGCAAGAACTAGAGGAAGAAGACGAGGAAAACGATGAATGACGAGGAGCGCATGATGGGCACGGCAGAGCCTTTTTCCTTCTCCTGGACTATCACCTCTGTTGTCGACCGGAACGCGACGACAACCGCGATCGAGGCAGATTTCAACGGGGAGCAGTACGTTGTCACCGGATCGGCCAAGCGGGAAAAAGGCGACGTCTGGGATCCGGCCATCGGGCTCACCCTCTCCTTGTCTCGCGCCCTGAGCGAGCTGTCAGCAGAACTGAAAACGGACGGCCAAGCTCTCGTTCAGGCTGCCGAGCAAGCGAAGCAGGAGCGCATCAGCAGGCACATCAAGCGCGTGGAACGGAAGGTACTGAACGAGCCGGGGCAGCGCCAAACCCTTTCCATCACTGCCATCCGGGAGAAGTACGGCAATGAGGCCGCCAAGCGGGCAAGCGAGAGGCGTACCCGTACCCGATGGACCCCGATCGGACGAGACACTTTCGCCTGATGTCCATGCCCGACGAAACCCGCGAGATAGCCCCCAACCTGAACGGACGGCAGAGGCTCCTAGCCGACGCGATCCTGCTAGAACGAACGGCTGTGGTGCTGCTGCGGCGGGGTGGAGCTGCGGCCACCGTCACCTATCTTAAGTCAACTGCACGTTACTGGCGAGACTTGGCGGAGGAAGAATGAATCGGGCGATGCGAATCAGATGGCAGGCGGCACCAGACGACTTGATCGGCGGCTGGTGTGTGCAGATGGAAGGCGAGCTGACACCATCAGAAGGCGGAATTCAGATTGCGAACTTCGTCAGCCAGGAGGTCGCCGAGCACACCACTCTACTGCATAACCAGTGGCTGGAAGCGCAGGCCGAAGGCACCGCGGGGAGTATCAGGCCGGGGCAAGTGTGGGCGGATCTCACACCTGACCTGAGAGGCCGGACTGTAGAAATCCTGAGCATCGAAAAAGGCAGAGCTGTCTGCAAGGTTCTGACCAATAGCAAATGGTCTGCTAAATCGGCCGGACGTACGGTAAAGATCAGCCTGTCCAGGTTCCGGGAAACTAATCATGGATTTCGGCTCGTCGAGCAATCTGGGGGAAAGAATTATGCGTGAGATAGTTACCCAGATCCGGATTTATGACGACCTGGATCATGCCCGGGACAAGAGCAAGAACGAGGCTGCGCACACGGTCACCGTCGGGCTGAACGGCGTCTGGCGCGAGCTGGACCTGTCGGAGGATCACCACAAGGAGCTGATAGCGCTGCTGCAGCCGTACCAGGACGCCGGGCACGTGCCGGCCGAGGCACCAAAGCCGAATGATCCGCTGCGCGGGAAGCGGTCGAGCCCGGAGTTCGCGTACATGCAAGGAATGCGGGAATTCGCGAAGGCGAACAACCTCCGGTATGTCACCTCGACGGGTAAGTTCTATTATAGTACCAGCCTGAGGAAGGCATATGCCGAACACCTGGCGAAGGAAGCGAGAGGGGAGACAACGCTATGATGGGGACTATGATACTCATGAGACACGGAGTGAAGGCCGGGGACATAGGTCGTACTGTGAAAAAGCGCGAACTAGAACCCCTGAGCGTGCCCGCCGAAGAGCCGCTGACAGCTCCTGCCGAGGAACCGGCACCTGTTCTCGTGCCCGAACCGCAGCCTGCTTAAACGATGCAGCTTACCTTGCTGGCACTGCTCGTCCCCTGGGTTGTCGCGATCACAGCAGTCACCATCGCTTGGCGGGGGAATCAGGCCTGGAAAAAGAAACAGGCAGCCGAAAAAGAGAGAAGAAGGGTTATCCCGAGAGTGAGCACCAGCGCCTGCCCAGGAGCGTACAACCTCAGTTGCACCTGCACCGGTAACTGCGGTTTCAGTCAGCCACAGCCGTTCATGTTTTACGGGAAACCCGCCTGCGATTGCCTATCCTGCATAATTGCCATGTCCGGCGGATTTTCGGCGGGCAGCGGGGGCGGTGGCAGTGCGGGCAGCAGCTTCGCATCGGGAGGCAACGGAGTATATATGGGTAACGTCAGCGGAGGAGGAGGAGCGGGCGGTGGCAGTGCGGGCAGCAGCTTCGCATCGGGAGGCAACGGAGTATATATATGGGTAACGTCAGCGGAGGAGGAGGAGGAGCGGGCGGCAGCACGGGAATCAGCAGTACCGGATTTAGCGTCGGCAGCAACGGAAAAAGCATAGTCGGAAACGGAGTTCTTGGCAGCATGAGCGGGCAGGGTCGAGCCGGACGCGCAGGTATGGCGGGCTTTGGCGAGCAGGATTACGCGTTCGCCGTCGGAAGCGTCCGCGGGTTTCGTATCTGGCGGATGACATCACCGCCACTGCACCAGAACCCGCATGAGGCCTCCTGGGTGCCTACCTTGCTCCGAGGCCAGGCAAGCATGGAGTGGCGTCCCGGTGTGCAGGAAGCCTTGTGCAAGTACGTTCCCTCTCACAAGCCTCCTGTTGAATATGATACAAACGAGAAAGCCGAATGTGGCTGCGGCTATTGGGCGTATTGGAGCATGAGTGAACTCGGCTCGATGGTTACCGCCGACAGCAGTTCTCTCCCGATCGCCGGGATCATCGAAGGTACCGGACGAGTCATCATCGGCGAGAAAGGCTTCCGCAGCCAGCGCGCAGCCATCCTCGCGCTCGCGCCCGCGTTCAGCATCCAGATCCAGGGCGGAGCTTCCGGGCAATCCGAAGAAACCGACCGATCTGACGAAGACCGCGAGCTGAGAGAAGCGCAGGAAAACGGCGATAGCTGGAGCGGCATCATTCAGGTCAAGCTGATGGAAATGTACCCAGACGCGCAGGTCTTCAGTACCGTCGACGGAATGCTAGCAACCATTAAAACCGGTGAAATGAGCGAGTAACTGTGGGGGATCATCACTACTTCGTCACCTCTCCGGCCTGGGGGTACAACGACGAAACTGAAATCCGGGATTTTGAACGCGTGCTTCGGGACCACTTCCGCGACGTCCTGCTGTTTTTCGGCGCGTACGCCATGCACGATAAGGATTTGGATAATTGCGGGGTAGAATTTGATATGCCGGATAGGGTCGATGCGCTCAGCGGCATCCTGAAAGAGAATATAGCGATCGTGGCCGCCTGGGATCATCCGTGGCAGCTAGAGGAGTACGCAAAACGTGAGCGGCTGTGGATCGTACCTGGCTGGAAGACGATGGGGCTGGACAAATCGCAGCGTCCGAAGCCGAAACTAACCATTACCCCCTGGGAGCCAAAGAAACCATGACGGAACAGCTGGACGACGAGCCGGGTCGCGCCTACTGCCGAGTGCCCGACTGTAGATGGGTTAGCAGGGAGTTCCAGTTCCGGGACATGGCAGGCTGCGCTGCTTCGTGGCACATATATGAAAAGCACCCGGAAACCTGGCGAGACCTTTTCGGTGATCGCCCGCCGAATGACCCTGACCCGCGTACCGATGCTGGGCTTGCTGAGATCTTCCTGCGGAACGTACTGGTATTATGGAGACCGACCGGAGATGCTGGTGGTGCGGGATAGCCGTAACCGTGGACATAGATCTACCGGAGAGCAACGGCCTGATCCGTGATGACAGTACCCTCGACGGAAGTGAATCGTGGATCTGCGCCGATCATGAAGCATGCCTGCGCCGGGCACGGGAGATCAAGTGGGGAATGGGGTAACGATGGCTCGGTACGGACGACGGCTGACGTCCGCCGAGGCACGCGAGCTGCGGATCATCCGGGTAACCACCCGCGCGAAAGTGGCTGATCTCGCCAAGCTGTATAACGTATCGCAAACCACAGTGCTGTCTGTCATCCGCGGGCTGAGCTACCTCGACGCGGGCGGCCCGGCCGATGACGTTATCCTGCACAAGGACGTCCGACGGGAACACGGTACCGCTGCGTGCTACGCGACCGGATGTCGACTGCCGGCGTGCGTGCAGGCCAACAAGGACCGGAGCCGCGAGTACCGGCAGCGGAAAAAGAAGGAACGGCAGCAAGAGGGGACAGACCGGTCGTGAGTGAGGGTGCCGTAACGTATCCGAAAGAACCCTATGAAGCCGCGCGCCCGTGCCCATACTGCCAGGGTGCCGGGAAAGAACTGGTCATCGTGCAGGTGAAGGTAATCGTGTTCAGTCCGACGGTGATTGGCTACGCGGGAAGATGCGGCCACATCTGGGATCTCGCCGCTTACCGAATTCAAAAGCAGACAGCATGAACCAGGACGAGCACCTACCTGAAAGATCAAAATGCCTAAGCTAAACGAGCTAACCCTCAAGCAGGTCAGTGAAGCAGCCTCTGACGTCCGGCGGAACGTTCGCGGGGCAGTTGACGCGGCCAAATCCGGAAACCGGACGGAAGCATACGCGGCAGCTGAGCGCGCCCAGCACGCAGCCTTTGAACTGAAGCAGTTGTTTGCATGAACCAGGACGAGCACCCGCCTGGCTCGATGGCTGTCTGCCGGCACTGCGGAAAGCTGATCACCCGGCTGGTTGCTGGCTGGACCGACCTCGACGGCTTCTTCGCCTGCGTCAAGTCACCGACCTACTCCGTTCGCGACGCGGTGCTGCACGTTCCCATGCCGGACGGGCTCATCGGCGCAGCCTTCGCATCGATCGTGCCAGACTGAACGGCATCTAGTATGGTAGGGAATCATGACTAATGACCCTGTGACCCAGATGGCCAGGCGCCCGGGAGCCGGAGTAGCCATTGACCGGGACAAGCTGCTTCGCATGCGCCAGACCATGCTGCTGTCTCGTTCCCAGCTGGCCGCGAAGATGAGCGATGACGGGGAAACCCCGGAGTTTACGATCACCGCAGACGCGATCGCCAAGATAGAGAACGGCTGGCGAAAGCCGAAAACCGCTACCTTTGGCCGGCTCTGTGATGCTCTCGACTGTAAGCCGGAAGATCTCCTGCCCGATATAGGCTCCACCCGGCCGAAACCATGTCCGCATTGCCAGGGGATCTTCGGCCATGAAAGCGGCTGCCCTGATGCAACCTGACGCCACGCTTCTTCCCTATGATGACGAGTACGATAACGAGTACAACGACGAATCTGAGTACATACGCCAGCTTGCCCAGTACTATCCGCGCCTGGATAAATACCGAACAGAGGTAACCGAGCTTTCCGACGATCGGGGGTTTTACTGGCATCTCTATTCCCGCGATAACGGACGGCGCGTCAACGGAGGCCTCGCCGGAACCTGGTCGGGTGCCCTGCATGCCGCCCGCCTAGCAGCAGCATACGGACACGGGAGCGGTGCTCATGAACGCTACTAGATATCACGTCACTATATTTAACACTATGAAACCAGTCAAAGTTCTACGGATGCCAAGTGGTGAGATAGCGCTGATAGATCCGGAAAACTGGGCTAAGGTTCAGGAACGTGGATCTTGGCACATTAATAAAACTCCAAGTGGAAAAACATATGTGCGCAGTAGCTCCAATAAAGGACGCCCTAAAGTACTGCTGCATGTATTCCTTACTGGTTTTCAGGAGACAGATCATATAAATGGTAATGCGCTGGATAACCGAATTGACAATCTAAGATCCGCAACCCGTAAGCAAAACATGGCTAACCAAAGAATGAAACGTACAAATAGATCAGGCTATAAAGGTGTAAGCTGGAATAGTGATACGGGTAAATGGCGAGCAGATATATCAAGAGGACCCGCTCACTACCTGGGACAGTTCACTGATCCTGTAGAAGCTGCCAAGGCTTATGACATAGCAGCGCTTAACCTCTACGGAGAGTTTGCTCTAACTAACGAAAGGATGGGCTTGCTATGAGGTACCACGTTACCCCATGGGGTTTTTTACTGGCTTGTCATCCTGATAGCTATTGTCGGACCGGAGGTTTACTGGGTTTTCGTCAATGGTGCCAACACTATTTCAGATAACACCTGGGCGGTCGAGCGCCTGGACTCGCATCCGTTCGACATGTCCGACTGGACCTGGCTGCACTGGACTATCGCGCTCCTGCTCTGGTCTCTCTTCGGATGGCTCTCGCTGCACCTCCCCTTCCATATCCTTTAGCACAAAATAATTATCCCGCGGCTGGTTTCTGTCCGGAACTGGAGCCGGGTCTTTCTTAGAAAGGCACGGCATGCGGAAGATAAAGAAATTCTCACTCACGATCCTCGTCTTTTCTGGTCTGCTCACTCTACTGGCTTTTACAGGTAACCAGGCTCCTGCTGTATCAGCGCTCCCCGCCCCACCGCACGGCTACCATCTGACCTATAGCCATGACTTTGCAACCCAGGGCTGGGGCGACTGGTCAATTACCTCGCAGAACGGCGCAACAGAAGCTGTTACCAGTCAGGGACTCGGTTCAACCCTGACAGCCACGATGCAGAATGTTGGCGCAAGTTCAGCCTTTGCGTTCAAGCCAGGCTCGTTTATCCAGGGATACGTGTATCTGGACCCGATTAACGGGGTAATTGCTAACTGGCCCGCGTTCTGGTCAGTCGGCCCGAACTGGCCGTATGGCGGGGAGATCGATTTCGTGGAAGGGCTGGGCGGATCCGCCTGCTGGCACACGCATTACCCAAACGACCCTAACCCGGGTGGTTGCGCCCCGGCCGGGCAGTTCACCGGCTGGCACGTCTTCTCCGCGCTCTGGACGCACGGGAAGGTTACCTTCTGGTACGACAGCCAGCAAGTAGGGACCGAACCGCTGACGACAGATAAAAATCTTCAGCTTGAGTTCGGTTCCACGTCAAACGATTTCGGCTGCTCGATCTGTCTCGGACCTCCGAAGTACCCGTCAACGGTTTATCTTCAGTGGGTGAAGGTCTGGCATAAGTAGTCAGGGGGCAGGCGTTTTCGCGGGCAGTTTCGCCAGTGGCGTGAGGTTCTGCCGGAGCAGCAAGCCGAGAACGATGCTAACGGCCGCCGTAGTCGATCCGATCGCTGATGGAGAGAAATGCAAGTGGAAGGCGCCGAGCGCGATCAGCACGGACGTGAGACCGCCCTTGATCACCGGAAGGGACACTTCGCGAACGAGCACGGCGGTGAGAATCGAGAGCACAGCAGTAGTAATAACGGTGATCGCTCCGGTCTGGTCGGCGGTGAGATGCCAGCCCCAGGACACGGCTAGCGCTACCGCAGTGTTAACGCCGAACAGGATGACGGCCGGCTCCGTCCGGATGAGGTTCAGCAGCTGCTTGAGGTAATTCACGGTCAGGCCTTTCGGTTACGGGTCAGCAGGGTTACCAGGGCGAGAAGGCACCCGGATGGAGAAGGCGCCGAAGACGGCGGAGTAGAAGACGAACTCGGTGCGAGCGGCGGTGACGATGCGGGGGCGGGAAAGGGATTCTGCCCGGTAATCGCATTAAATTCGGAGCCGAGCGTCACCAGATCGACACCATCCGGATCCTTCCCGCTCGTTTTGTTTACCCAGTTAAGGCTGACCGGCGCCCAGGCTTCGCTGCTGAAGGTGGACCAGAAATTCCAGTCCATGTGCCAGAGTTTCCCCCAGGTGAGCAGCAGGAAACCAGCCGCGTCGTACCCGCAAATCAAAACGCAGTGCCCGCCGGCCAGCGAAGTGTCAGTGGTAACGATCCACGGCTGACCGTTATCGAATTGCGTGATGGCACTGTTCGGCAGGTTCAGCGCGACGGACAGGCAGCCGAACTCCCAGATCGCGGTCTTCATCTTCTCGATGGCGGTAATGTCCACCTCGCCGTAAGCCGCGATCATCACGCCCGCCATGCCGGGGTTTTTCAGGTAGCTGAGGCCGTCCGGGATCTGCGCTCCGTTATCGGTCGGGTTGCGGCCTGGCGGCCCTGCGTTCGGGTCGAAGCCGCCAACCACCTCGTACGCTGTCAGCACCGCATCGTCGGGGACGGTAACCTCGGAGCCCTGACCGAACCAGGTCTGCTGCTGTATGATATTCGCATCACTCGCGAGTACACAGCACCCGTACGTATCATTCAGGTGCATTCCTATCACAGGGATACCTGAGCCCCAGTTAACGCTCGGCGGGGCCACGTTCTCACGTAGGGAGGCGGTCAGCCGGACTCGGGGGCGTTCCGATGGTGTCGGGACTAGTCCGCCCCGGAATACGGTTGTCATAGGGCCATCCTATCGTGCTTCCGGTTTCTTCTCTTCCGGCCGGTACTCCCAGGTTCGCCAGCCAGTCCGTCGGAAGCCCTCGCGCTTCAGCCGCCGAACCTGCCACGGCCAGGAGATCGCAATCCAGATCCGCAGGAAGAAACGGCTGCGCCGGGGAACACCCTCCATGCCTAACGGACCTTTCCGGGTAATCTGGGAGCCACCGCACGATACGGTCTGGCTGGCCACGCTGCTCCCCCAAGTGCTGGAGATGGCGATAGTCTGCGGACTCGTTGTGTCGAAGTTTACCCCGGTAGCTTGGTTGTCGAACAAAGTATTACATGTTATGCTAAAACCATGAGCGGACCAGCAGGCGTTACCTACCCGCCCGGCTATCGTTTCGGCCGGGGCACCGTCATTGAAGAAGTCAGGTTTCCCACAACAGACCCCCGGTACCGGAGCGGCGTTCGCGGCATAAGACTGAGGTGTGACTGCGGAAACGTTTACGAAGTTCGGCTCGCAGCGCTGACTAAAAAGTATAAGCCAACCCAATCGTGCGGATGCCTGATGCGGGAAGTAGCACAAACAGCCTCCATAACGCATGGTCTTACTTATCACCCTCTTTACGAAGAATGGAGTAACATCAAACAGCGATGTTATAACCCGGATAATACCTCGTTCAGGTGGTATGGAGGGAGAATCACCCTGTGCAAGCGCTGGCACGATCCTGAGCTTTTCATAAAGGATATATTGGCCGAAATCGGTCCGAGACCTAAGGGGCGCACCCTGTCGGGAAAGATGCCAGCTTGGTGGATCGACCGTATCGATAATGATGGTGACTATAAACAAGGTAACGTCCGCTGGGTCACGCCAACTAAATCGACTCATAATCAACGTAGACACTGGGATACTAAACTTGATCCCGAGAAGATAATTGATATTAAGCGACGGCTCATTGCAGGTGAGAGCGGGATTTCGATAGCCAGATCTTACGGTGTATCGAAAGGGCATATTAGCCGAATTAAAACCGGTAAAGCATGGTCTCATATCAAGGACCTTTCCGGGTGAGCTGACTGCCACCGCACGATACGGTCTGGCTGGCAACGCTGCTCCCCCAGACGCTAGAAATGGCGATAGTCTGCGCGCTAGTCGTATCGAATGCTACGGACGTACTTTGTGAGCTTAGGTATGCGTTGTTATTATTTGATCCCGATGAGCGATTGGCGTTGATTCCGATCCCGCCATCGATAAAAAGGCTTACCTTACCCGAAGATCCGGCAGTAGTTATCATTGCTTTCAACGTGATATGCCCGGAAAATGCCTGACCAGCACTGAAGAATCCTCCGCCGATTGTGTCGCCTCCGCTAGTCGTCTCAACGGTGCCCGACAGGTTCGGCTTAAACCCGAGCGTAGCTGTTTCGAAGGTACCATTAAACTCCGCTTCCACCTCATAAATGGTACCGACTACCGCGTCATTCGCCGGAATGGCCCAGGCGACTGTCATCAACTGCGTGCCATTATTGGCGTTAGTCTTGGCAGTCGTGTCCGTCTGCACGATCGGGAAGGTTCCGGAAAATGCAGCGTTAGTCAGTCCAGACGGCCTGCCAGAGAGCGTTACCGTTCCTCCGATAGCCTGAATCTCAACACCTTCCGTACCTGCCTGGATCAGGAAACCGGTCGTCGGGTTCCACCATTGAAGTGCCCCTATGGCAGACCACGGGCTGACGCTCCCGGTCATCGCACTGGCCTTGTACCAGTTGATCGCACCGCCTTGCTGGAGCTGCATCGCAATGTAACCAGATCCAGTAATCGTGTCAGGCCCGTAGGTTACCAGCCCGGGGAGCAGCCAGTTACCGTACTGATCCTGAGCTTCCGACGGCGCGACGTTGCTTGCCAGCAGGGTATTCGCACCTCCGACGGACAAGTACTGGCCGCTCACGGTACCGTCCGCCCCGTTACCGCCCTTTGGCGGGGCCGCAGCGGTGTGCCCGTACACGGTAAGAACCGGCGCCTGGGTACCGCCGCCGGCTCCGGCGAAAGAACAGCGATAGCTCGTATCCAGAGCAGGAGCGAGGCCGAAGGTTAGCGCGGTGGCGGTCCCGGCCTTCAAGGCGGTAAGAAAGCCGGTGGCCGCGGTGAGATCGATCACCGTGGTAACGCCCGCAAAGGCAGTGAAACTCTGGATTTGCGTGATGGCCGGAGACAGGCCGGTCCAGGATGGTCCGATGCCCGGCCCAAAGGTCGCGTACCCAAGCTTGACGGTCGCCCAGGCGCTGTACGTGGTCAGGCAGGTCAAGGTTAGCGTTACCCGGTCGATGGTCACGGTTGCCAGGTCGCTGGCTATCGACGACGGCAGGATCATGCCAGATTTCTGGGTGCCGTACAAGTTCCCCGGGCTGCCGGAAACGCCACCCTGATGCAGGGTGCCATCCGAGGGCGTAGAATTAGCCAGCTGATTGGCGCCACCTCCGATCGCGTCACTGCCATTCCAGGTTCCAGACAACGTTGGGTTGTAGACATGCGTGACCTGACCCGCTGCCGAGGCCGCCCCCGCACCGCCGCCGCCCGCACCAGGCGACGCACCGTTGCTGCCGCTAACGCCCGCATTACCGCCGGCACCGCCCGCGCCGCCGCCAATCGAGCCTGCTAGGCCACCCAGGGCTCCACCGCTCCCGCCAGACGTAGCACCATCGCCGCCATCGTCGGCGTTTCCCGCGCTCCCGCCGCCACCGCAGCCGCCCGTTGACTGAGTGCCGTCACCGCCGCCGATGCCGCCGTCCTGCCCGTTACTGCTGAGACCGGATGGAGCGCTGCCGCCCGTTCCGCCAGATCCCCCGATGAGGTTACTTCCGGCGTTACCTCCATTAGCTGATATTCCCCCGAGGGCGCTGCCGAGATCAAAGGAGGAAGCCGTGCCAGGCTGACCAGGATTTCCGGTTGTACCGCCGCTGCCGCCCGCGCCAACGGTATATGAATATATTTGACCTGGGGTTACTGGATAAGCTGGGCAGGAAAAGTACTCGCCTCCGCCGCCGCCTTCCCCGCCTTTCGCCGATGTTCCGCCGCCACCGCCCGCTCCCGCACCCCAGCACTGCATCAGAAGCGACGTTACACCGGCCGGGCAGGTCCAGGTATACGTTCCCGCAGCGGTGGCTGGCATTCCGGCGGGACTGTTAGCCGTAATTTCCCAGACAATGCTTCCGTTCGGCGGCGGCTGCGCGACAAGCGCGTTGAACCGCTGTTCCAGTCCCTGCAGCTTCGCGAGGCCCTTGGGCAGAAGCTGTGCTCTCGAAGGGGTGGGCATCGTTTGTCGGTCCGTCCTCTGATTAGAATTTTTCAGGATACATACTGGAAACCAGTGAAGCCATGTCCATCCGAACTCCAGCGAACGGCGTAATTGTTGCCGTATCCGTATCATTATCGAATTCATAAGAGCCAACGAGGAAAGTGATGGGGCCGGGGGTTACCTCGCCGCCAAGGCTCGCGTCGGTGCAGATCAGCTGGGCTACTTCCCCCGCGTGCTCGCAGCCGAGATCAACCGGAACGCCACCCGGATTCAGGTACTGTCCCGGCCCGACGGTGAACGGCCCCGCCCAGTTGGCCCTTATATAACGAGACAGTATATTATTCCCGATCGCCTGCGCCTGCGTGGCTGTAAGCGTGCCAGCCGAGGTAATGTCCTGGTAATATTCCAGCACCCCGTGTTTCTGCGCTGATGCTGTATTCTGCACGGTAGTCGTCGTAAATGTCGCGAGAACTTCTGCTACGAGCACCGCTCCGCTAGGCCCGGTTACTGCGGGGATATCCGGGGTCTCCTGATAACGCAGCACCAGGGTATTAATGTCCAGCGCGATGGTGCGCGCGACGGGCGTGGTGGCAACCAGCATGCGGGTGGGCTTCCCGTTCGGATTGCCTGCCGCGTCGGTGGGATACGGGAAGACCCGCAACTGCCACGGACCGCTCGGCAATGTTGACCCCTGGCCTTCTTGCACATCCCAGAGCAAACTACCGCCCGTGCAAATCAAAGTGAGATAATCCGTAATGGTCTGGCTACCGGAATCCTGCTCTTGAAGAAGATAAACACCAGCCGGAGTGCCAATGCCGTGATTTACCCAGCGGAGTCCTCGGGTGATCGCTTCGTTGACATGGTCGTCGGGGTTACCCCACGTGGTGTACATGCTGGCGAAGTTCGTGCCAAGGGTGCCAGCTCCGTGTGCTGTGCAAGTCCAGCCGGCCGACGTGGGCTGCGGCTCGTCGAGGATGCCCTCCCATACGCATCCGGCACCGCGGAAGATCTGTATCACCCGTCCGGGATCAAGGGCATCGGTACGGGTTTCCGGTGGGATCTGCAATGTCCAGCTGGCCGCGTCCGGGCCACCAGGGCAGGTGAAAGAGTACTTGAGGCCACCGACGTGACCGATCGCGCCCAGCCAGCGGGGGTTTTTTGGCCGGGGCAGGATGTTTATCTCATCGGTCGCCACGGGCGTGACCGCAGGCAGCGGCGTGAACGATATTGTGTAGTTCGCTCCCGCACCTGGTGTTACCGTGCTGACCCGGAACACTGTCGGCTCTTTCAGCGATCCGCCTCCCGTTTGAAGCTGAAAAGCATCACCGGGCTGCGGAACATACCCGAAAAGCGTTCCCGTTACAAACGGCTGAACAACCACATAGGGAAGATAAAGACCTCCTGACTGTGAAGTCCCGGCCGACGTGATGGCGATAACGGTGCTCAGGCTCGGGCTTGTCGGCGAATAAGCCGGCCAAGCGGGTGCAAGGGAACATATCTGCGAACGACTTCGTGACTCCAATGGCATTAGCTAATCACCCATCTTCCGTTTATTAGCTGACCATGATCACCGCAATGACAGAGCAGCGATGGTGAAAGTGTCAGTGGTTCCCAGGACAGTACCTGCCAGAACGGGCCTCCTAGAAGCTGTCGTTGCACCGGGCCGTCAAAGGTAATCGATCCTTCGCAGAATCCGTTCTTCTGGCAGAACTCGTTACCGTCATCCGGACGCAAATCATGTCCGACTATTGCCCCCCATTTTTCTACATCCGGAAATTTCGCGTACTGCGGGTTCAGCTTCCGGTCCGGTCCCCATGAGGTAAAATGGAGCCAGTGGGCGCTGCCGAGATCAAGCCGTGGGCTAGTCATAAGACGAGACGCTCCAAGAACCAACGATTCACAAAAGTTACACCGAGCGAGGGTGCCCCGGAGGGACTGTACGCGAACAACAGGTTGTCGGTTTTGTTCTGTCCGCCATCCAGGTAGAAGGGACCACCACTGGGGATTGCCGAATCGAGTACGCTGACGGCCTGGCTCCTGTCCAGGTCGCTGCCCAGGATCCGGCCGAGGTCTCTGTCAGTTGACGGCTCGTCGATGTAGAAGTTGGTGTACACTCCGCCAGACGGGATATTAACGATAACGGTCTGTCCCTGAGTGTCGATAAACAGCACGTCAAGGAACTGATCTTCCAAATCAGTATCGGTGATGGACACCGTAAAGTATCCCGACGTGTTACTGAAATCGATATCCTTGACGGGCAGTGTCATCTCACCCATCATCACGATTCCATTCACGATATCAGTGGCTGGCGTAAAGGTACGATTAATCGTAGTCTGAAAAGGTGCCTTCGACTTCCCAAGGTACTCATACTGGTTGACAGTAATGGTCATTCGCCGTGATGCGGTGGGGTTGTCCCAGTTGTACGCTACGGCTATTACACTGTACGTACCGTCGAATAGAGCATTCTGACCTGCTATGAGGGTCGGAACTTTATATTCAATGCCCGTGGGGAGGTCTGCAGTGTTCAAGATTGGCACACAGGGGTTAAGTGACGGCGGAGCATTATGCCCGGGTCGGTGTACGATGAGGGTGCCGAATGGTGCGAGTGGCGGAGTATGCGTCAGGGTGATAGAACCTTGCCCGCCGAGACCGCCCGCGACGGCATTACCGGAAGAGTAATCCGCACCGCCTCCGCCACCGCCGGGTGCTGAACCAGATAGGCCCACTGTATTCGCGACGGTTGCGCCATTCCCGCCCTTGCCACCACCTTTTACTGCGGGTGCGCCGGTTCCGCCTGACGCTCCGGCCGTCCCCGCAGTGCCTGTCGCTGCAGATCCGCCAGAGCCGCCGCCGCCACCACCATTCGTGCCGCCGAGGCCGCCCGCGCCGCCATCGTGATGTGTGGTGGCCGAGCTTCCGGTACCACCAAGACCACCCGTCGTGCTGTTCAGCAAAGTTGCCTTGCCGCCGTGCGCGGTCACCGTGACGCCAGCCGTGCCGGAGGCCCCAGTCCAGCCCGGATAGGTCCCGAAGGTAGTACTTCCGCCGTCTACCGGGCTCCCGGATGCCACCGTATAGGTGAGCACGATCTGCCCGGTACTACCATTCGCACCAGGGTTGTTCACGCCAGTGTTAGGATTGGTGTAACCGCCGCCCCCGCCTCCGCCAGGCGCCCCGCCAGCTGTCGGCCAGCCGGGCGAACTCGCGCCATTGCCGCCCGCACCGCCGCCAGTCACCGCAGTAGCGCCCGTGCCACCAGTCATGCCCGACGCGTTGTTACCGGTGTTCCCGCCGGCCGCGCTCCCGCCAGACCCGCCGCCGCCGCCGGCGCCGTAAGAGGGAGATGTTCCGCCGGCACCGCCGTCGTGATGCGTTGTGTTTGCGCTGCCTGTACCGCCCACGCCACCGAGAGTGCCGCCGGGCTTCTCGGTCAGTCCGCCGTTCGCGGTCACGGTCTGATGCGCGGTGGCGGGCGTATCGCCAGCGAACGTAGTGGTGCCGCCAACAGCGCCCTGGAAGCCAGCGAGACCCCAGTTACCACCCAGCCCGCCCACGCCAACGGTAAACGGATAAGAGGTTCCCGGTGTAACGGCTACGGCTGGTTCCGCCGCGTATTCTCCGCCTCCGCCGCCACCGCCGCCCGCCGCTCCGCCCGACCCGCCGCCCCAGCATTCAGCTTTAACCGCGGTCACCCCGGCGGGGCAGGTCCACGACCCGTTACCTGCCTGATTGAAGGTCACTACAACCGGGGCTGCACCGGACTGGCCGCCCGTCCCGCATGCGTAAGGCACCGGGGTACCCGCTGCGACGGTCAGCACCTGTGAGGCGTACTCGCCGCCGCCTCCACCGCCACCGAGACCTGCTGTTGACCTGGCACCGCCGGATCCGCCAGCGCCCACGCATTCAGCCGTTACCGATGTTACTCCGTTAGGCGGCCACCACAGGCCGGTGCTGCCGGTTAGCGTCTGGGTAATGACTGCCTGACTGGGCAGCTGGAACTGAGCCGAGAACGGGGTTCGGGCAGTACCGGGTACGCCCATAATATTGTAGTTAACACCGCGCACCGAGGCCGGAGTCGAGATCGACGGCGGATTGGCCACGATATTATCGAGCCAGGCGTTCATCAGTCGCCACTCGGACCAGCCGCCGCTAACCCGATGGTTGGAGATCACGAGTTTGTAGGCTGTTATCCCGTTATAATTGAATCCGGCAGTTCCCTGCGGAATAGCCGCAGTCAGCCGAGTCCATTTAGGAGCTTCTGAACTGACAGACCAGGGCGTTTTCTTTCCGGTGACGTGAAAGGACAGTGTATGGCCACTGTTGTCAGTGAGCGTCCAGTTTAGTGTTACGTCAGAAGCGAACGGCACCCACGGCTTCCCGTGCGGCGCATCAAAACTCTGCCCGAACCAGACGGACAGCGCGGTCAGGCCAGCGATGCTCAGCGACAACCCGGTTCTGGTATATACGGCGGTTACGTTCGCGTTCGCAGACGGCTGGGTGTACCGCGCTGAATGCGGTCCGACGACGAACTGCGTTGCCGACTGCGTCCAATTGGTACCGGAGACCGATGAGAAATTGTCGAGCGTGACGGCAGGCGGCGGAGCGGACTGGCCGGTCAGCGGGGAAGCAAAGTTAACGGTAGTCTGTCCTGCTGGATCGGTCCGCCCGTAGGGCAGCGCCTGGAAGCTCAGCGTGATCCCGGCGATGGGCGTAACTGCTTCCGGCGCGAATCCGTAACTGTTAACCGTCGGCAGCGCCCGGAAACAATCAAAAACCTGCGTGAGCCCGGTGCTCGCCGGAGTCCAGGATAGCGTCCAGGTTTGCGCGTCTACCGTCGCCATCAATAGTTCTTTTGCCGCAGCAAGAGTTACGTAATCAGGCGCACGGATAATAATCGGCAGCGTGATCGTCCGGTTGCTGGCCCGGTAACCGAAAGGACGCTCGCCATCCAGCAGCAGGCTCTGGACTAGGTCAGTAGTCGGCTGTGGTGTCCCCAGGTCATAGTTAGCAGGAGCGCCTACCGTTGTGCCCCCGCCGGCCGGATTGTACAGCCGGAAGGTAGCACCAACACCATTGGCATTCATTAGCTCTGGTATGTCACTTTGAACAGGTGTATTCCCGCCAAGCAACTCAAACAAATCAGCAATTACAAGCGAGTCACTTGACATCGCAACCAGCTCCTAGCATCATGGAATCATGAGTGAATCGAAGGAGCGCTGGCTCCCTGTTCCAAGGTACGAAGGCCTGTATGAGGTATCCGATCTCGGCCAAGTTCGCAGTCTTGATCGTTACATACGAGGAAAGTACGGATCTCGTTTCCTTCGCGGACGAGTTCTTCACCCAGGTTCCCCTCGAAATGCGCGTCGAACTGTATCGCTGTGCCGCGATGGTGAACGTGAGACTCGTCTCGTAGGTAATCTGGTCCTGGAGGCATTCGTCAGCCCGCGCCCCGTAGGACAGGTAATACGCCATGGCCGGGCTGGAGGCGGTGCGCTTAATGACAGCCTGGATAATCTTGAATGGGGTACCCCAGAAGAGAACATGGGAGCGGACTGCCTTCGTGACGGCACAGATCGCAGGGGTGAAAAATGTGGAATGGCAAAGCTGACTGCAGCTATCGTCACGGAGATGCGCATCAGGTACCTGGCTGGAGAAACAGTAACTTCTCTCGCAGCAGAATTCGGAGTTAGCGAATCGACGGCAAGTAATGCGATAACCGGAAAGAGATGGAGCTGGCTGCCCGGTGCTGTGCCGATTGACAATAAACGTCGTGGAAAACAAGGAGAAAATCATCACGCTGCAAAGCTTACGGCCGAGATAGTCCGGGAATGCAGAATTCGTTACGCAGCAGGCGAAACTACATACGCACTTGCCGAAGAGTTCGGAGTAAAACAGCCAACCATGCAAAAGGCCATCTCGGGTAAAACCTGGAAGAACATTTAGCCCCGCGATCACCAAACTGTCCGCAGTCATTTAATTACCACCCGCCATAATTTCCGCGGCTTGCCGCCCGATGTGCCGATCCGGTGAGCGCTTGGCTGAAGGCCGGTCCCTGCCGGTTGACCGCCGCCGTGTTCGCGTCCATCGACGCCCGCAGGGCACGCATCTCGTTGAGACTTTCCCGCTCGTAGGCAGTCATTCCGTCAGGAGAAACCGGCCGCGACGATCTGCTGTCACCGTGCCCTCGTGGCGAGATCCAGCCGCTGCGGCTCGGGGTGAGCATTTCCGGAGCGCCGGTCTGGTTGTTGATCAGGTTCAGGCCTGGCTGGACGAGACCGCCCTGGTCGAAACGACGGCCGTGCTCGTCTATCCCGTGAATGCCGGTTGCCTTGCCTGCCAGCTTCAGCGCCTTCGTCTGTCCCTTGTCCATGAGGAACTGCTGCACGGCAAGCTGAGCGGCATCGTAGTTAGCTTGCATGCCCGCGTACAGCCCGCCATTCTGAGTCGCGGACTTGCCCACCCAGGAGGCGGGGTTGAAGACGTTCGCCACCATCAGGTCGCCGAGTTCCGGCTGCATCGCCCAGCCGAGCGGCGTAACCGAGCCCGGTCCGGAGATCAGGTATTTTAGCATCGGGTTGGTGGTCAGCGCCCGGACGAGCTGCAGCACGGGCGTGTTCGCCGTCGGCAGCTGCAACCCAGCACCGCCGGGCAGGGCACCGAGCTTCTGCTCCAGCCCCCGCAGGACCCCTTGGTCACCGGTCACCCTGTTTCCGGCATTGAGGTAGGCCCGGAGCGCCCGCTGGTAATGCCAGTTGTCGGTTTTCCACTTTTTCGAACCCTTTCTGTCATGCCCCAGGATCCGCTGGTCTGTTTCTGCCACACCGTAAGCGATGTTCGCTGCCTTCTCCGCGGCGGCGATCTTCTTCTCTTCTGAGGAGATCTGCCGGACCAGAGCGGCCCGCTCCTGCTCGGGAATGGCGGCGAGAACCGCCTCACGGTGCTTAATCGCCAGCTGGTCTTTCCCGATCGCGAATTCGGCACCCTTGTAAAGCTTGCTGTCCCGGAAGTACCCGGCGTCGTCGTGGTGCTTGCTGTCGTTGGCCATCCCGGCGGCGGCTTTCGCTGCGGCTGCCTGATCGCGAGTCAGTTTCGCCAGCAGTCCCCGCAGGTACCTGTCGTTGCCCGGGTTCTGCTGGTACTGCGCCACCTGTTTCGCCGCAGCATTGTAAGCAGCCTGGTCGCCCTTCTCAACCTGCCCGGCATGGAACAGCGCGGCCTGCGCCTTCTGGTAATTTTTCAGCTCGAGACGGTAAGCCGGGCTGGTCTTGCTGCCCTTGAACCGAGATAGGGTGCCGCCGAGCGACTCCACATTAGCCAGCGCCGCCGCAACGGCGTCTTTTGCATGCGTCAGGGCCAGGTCGTCGCGCTGGACGGTCTGCTGCGCCTTCTGCAACGGAGTTAGCGCCATCCACGCCTTGTATGCCTTGATGTTCGCCTGCTCGGTCGCGGCGGCAAACAGCGCGTTCTGCGCCTTGACGCTGTCAGCGGAGTACGCGCCGGTCAGCCCGTGCGCCAAGTCGTAATTCATCTTATTGCCGTAGCGAGTCTCGGCGCGCTGGTCAGCTGCCAGCGCGGCTTCCATCCCGGCTAGGGTCTGCTTCGGGGTTTTCGGCTTCGGTTTCTGGCCTGGTTTTCTGTTCCGCTGATGCCCCCCGTGGCCGCCGCTCATGCCGGGGATGCCCAGCCGCTCGCCAACCGTGAGAAGGTTCGGGTTCCCGCCAATCACCGAGCGGTTGGCGTCCCAGATCTCCGCCCAGTCACCCGCGTTACCGAGGAACCGCGCCGCGATGCCAGAGAGCGTGTCACCCGCCTTCACGTTATAGACTAGGCCACCCTTACTCTTCATGAAACTAGCCGCGAGTGATAGTCCGGTAGAGTGCACGTCATTAATGCCATACCGTTCGACACCCTTACCCCAAAGATTAGCTGCCTCTAGTACTGACGTTGTTGATTTCATCTGACTGATAACTCCCTGATCGCCAGATGAATTGACGAATTCTATAATGGCGGGAAGCTGCGTTTTCATTCCGCCCTTAAAGGCAGCATCAGAGATAGTACCCGCCGGCGTCCAGCCAATGAGCCCTCGTCCGCCAGTGCCAGCAGCAAACGGGTTCCAGTTCGACTCTCCCCAAATTGATGCCGTAGCGCCAGCAGCAGCGAACTTTTGTCCGCCGAACAAATTTGTCAGCAGATAGTTATACAGCTCCCTGCCGTTAGCCATTTCCGAGCCAGTAGCACCGCCCGCCGGGCCGGTCCCAACTCCGCCTGCCAGCGCCGACGCTCCGGCCTTCGCGATGTGCGCAACCGCCTCTTGCGCTAGCTTGGGCGGCATGCCGCTCAGAATCCCGGCCAGGTTGCGCGTGCCGGTACCTTTCGCCGGATTACCGGTACCTTTCAGCAGGTCAACGACGGCCTTCGCGTTTCCGGCACTCGTTTGCAGCAGCAGATCGGTACCGACAGCGGAGAGCTTGCCCAGCGCGGAGGGATCCGGCCCGGTCGGAACGGTACTCACGCCGCCGCTGGCCGCGACGGACCCGCCCATGTTCGTTGGAGTCTGCTTCGTGCCCAGGCTCTTTAGAAATGACCAGAACTCTGCGCCCCCTGCGGTCAGTCCGCCGCCCTGGGTCAGCGGATGGGTGCCGGAAGGATCAGCAAAGCCAGTTTCTATCGAGCTGCCATTCATCACGCCGATAACCTGACCGGCAGTGAGGCTTCCGCCTACTTTGAGACCGGGTACCAGCGGAACACCTTCAGCAAGATAAACAACACTGCCAGCCTTAGGACCGTCATTCAGACGGTAGGTGAAGAAGGTGCCCGGACTTGGTCCAGCGGGCGGACCCCAGCCGCCTTCTGATGTGCGGAGAATAGTTCCGTTACCAATAGCGAGCACCGGACCTGCACCGGTGAAGTCGACTCCTTGGTCAATCCTTGAACTTCCGGCACTTGAGGGAATCGGGTTAACATAGCCACCACCGACCACACCGCCCTTGGCGAACCCCGGAACGCCCATCGCCTTCAGCGCGCTTGCGTGCTTCCGGACGGTCATCTTGTCAACGACGGCTTCGCCGGGCTCGAGAAGCGCGGGTACGGAGTCGCCGCCGCCGAAGCCGTCGAGTCGGCCACCGCGGGCCATCGTAGCAATCTTCGGGATGCTGCCCGAGACGCTTGCCCACGAGCCAATCGAGTTGATGCCAGTCACCAGGTTGTTCAGCCCGCCGATCGACGTGTTAACGGGAGGCTTGATGACACTGGTCAGGCGCCCCCAGGCCCCGCCGACGTTGCTGACTCCGGTGGCGAATGCCTGCGGCACCTGGCTCGTGTAGATGGTGGTCATGGTGCTCAGGAACGGGCTCTTCTGCCAGGCGAGGTGACCGGTCATGATGCCGCGCACCGGCGTGTCGTACTGCGTCGAAGACGTTTTCGCTGATGCGTTGTAGACGCCCGGTATCGCCTGGGTGTACAGGTTGCTGATACCGGTGCCGAAGGTGCCCTGCTGCCAGTTCAGGTGCTGAGCCATCGTTGTGCGGACCGGCTTGTCATACCTGGACGAGGCAGCCTGCGCGCTGTTGTCGTAGACCGCTGGCAGCGCCTTGGTGTAGAGCTTGTCCATAGCGGTGCCGAACGTATTCTGCTGCCAGCCGAGATGACCGGTCAGCGTCTTCTGCACTGGCTTGGCAAACTTATCGCGAGTGCTTGCGGCTGACTTGTCGAGGCTGGCGGGGAGATCCTTGGTGAACACCCTGCTCAGTCCGTTACTGAACTGTCCCCTGACAAAACCTAGCGCGTCATTCAGGTTCTTTTTCACGGACTTGCCGAGCTTGCCCGTGCCCCCGTCACCGAGTTCGGCATGCTTAGCGCTACCACCACCGGTGCTTGTCAGCGTAATTGCATGCGCGGGATGACCCGCTCCGCCGCCACCAACCGATCCGCCGGTCGCATACTTGTTGAGCCCGTCCAGGAATCCCGGTCCGTACATCTTCTTCAGGTGCGCGGCAGCGGTCTTGGTGAGCACGAACTCGCCGGGGGTGAGCATGGCCGGAACGGTATCACCGTGTCCGGTGCCGCCGATGTGACCGCCCTTAGCGTGACCCGGCAGGCCGTACATCAACGCATTGAGTCCCGCCGCGCCAAGCTTTCCGAGGTGCATGGTATCCGGAACGAGGGTGATCGGGATCCTGAGGGGAGGTGGCTGCTGCACCGTTGGCTTGATGGGCGGCGGCTGCTGCACCTGCGGCTTGATCAGCGTTGAGTTGATAATGGCGATTTGGTTACTGTTCAACCCGAGATGATGTAGTAGGGCATCAACTTGTCCGGGATCACTGCCAGGCTTGATCTTCAGCTTATTAACGTCCGCTATCTGCGTGGAATTCAGCCCGATAAGTCCCAGCATTTTGTTCACGTCACGCGGATCACTGCCGGGGTGAATCTTCAGCGCGTTTACTTCGTTGATCTTATGCTGGTTCAACTTGAGCCCTTGCAGAAGACCGGTAAGTCCCGCCCGCGCAATAGCCGAGCTGAGCTTGACAGATGGCGGAACCGCATGAATCTTTCCGGTAAGATCCTTTACACTGGCTGTGGCTTGATTAATCGGGACGTGCGCGTCTGTCAGGATTTTGATGAGCTTTCGCTGATTAGTGCCAATCGCGGTCTTGTTGTTACTAGCAACAGCCTGCGTCAGGTTATCAATGACAGCTTTCGCCTTTGGCGTCGTGGCGACCATGTCCTTGGTGTACTCAACCGCCTGTGCTTGAGAATGCTGCTGGTCCTGGATGACACCTGTGTACTTAGAAACCGACGCGGTCGCCTGCGCCTGAGTAGAAAGCCCGTCCTTCACGAGTGAATTGGCCAGCGCTGTCCGGTCAGCAACTAGCTTCTGTGCGGAAGCGTTGTTGTTCAGGTCCCGCGTGTAGGTGACAAGCGCCCTGCCGATGTCCGGTGGCGTGCCCGTCGTGCCCGGCTTGGTGATGTCGGCGTACCCCGCAGCAAGATTGACCGGACTCCTGCCCCCGCCCGGTGGCGTGCTGTACATGTCCCCCTTCGGACCTCGTGCGGGGACATAACCCGCCGGTGATGTGAATCCAGGATGAGGAGGCTGATCAACCGCAGGACGGCCCCGGCTGTCAGTCGGCGGAACATAACCGCCTCGGGTCACGTGCCCCGGCTGATTAGGCTTCGGTGGCGCTGGCTTGGGCGTCGTCGCAGTAGTGATTGTTGCTGCAGCCGTTGTCGCCGCTCCCGTCGTTATCCCCGCCGCAGTTGTCGCCGCCCCCGTTGTCGTGCCCGCTGCAGTCGTTGCTGCTCCCGTAAGTGCCGCTCCTGCCTTATTCGCCGCCGTATTTACCGCAGATACTCCGGCATTGTTCAGCCTGTTCTGAGCATTTTGGGCAGCAGCCTGAGCGTTCGCGGCAGCAAGAAGCTGCGCCTGGGTAGCCTTGTGCTGGCCGTACACCTTGTTCAGGTTCGTCATCTGAGCGACAGCCCCGGCCTGAGCATTATTCAGGGTCTTGTGTGCGGCGGCGAGCTGCGCGGAGGTAGCCGTACCGCTGGCCAGAAGTTTGTTCAGGTTCAGCTGGGCCGCAGCCGCCGACGCGTTGGCTCCCGTCAGGCCGCTCTGTGCTGCTTTTTTCTGCGCTGTTGTTGCCGGTCCCTGTGCCATCAAAGCGGTCAGCTTGTTCGTCGCCGCAGTTAGCTTGTTCTGCGCGTAAATCCCCGCGAGGATGGAGGCCCCGGTGACCAGTGGAGTGCCGCTCGCGCCCGTAGCCGCAGGAGAGACTGCCTTCGCCGCCTTCGCAGGAGAGACGCCCGCTTTTTTCTGCGCTGCCGCGATTGAAGCAGGTGTAGCACTGTACGTCCCCGCCGGAACTGTAACTCCCGGCGCACCGAACTGATCGAAAACCGAACCGCCAGCTGCGAACTTATTCATTTTATGCAGGACGTCCGGCCCAAATTTATTCTCTAGCTTCTTCCGGGCATTCTTGTTGATCACGAACTCGCCGGGAGTCAGCAGCGCTGGCACTGTATCGCCACTGCCGCTACCGGGAACATGACCGCCCTTAGCGTAAGTAAATTCGAAGCTCAGGCCGAACGGAAGCGAAACGTGGACATGATGGCCGGTAAGCGCATTGTTAATAACATTGAAGAGAGTATTGCCGAGACCCGCGAGCCCGCTGATAGCCTCATCCCAGAGGTGCGCGGCCTCATGGCGCATCCCGTCGAAGATGACCGCGCCTTCCTGAAGGGCGGTGCTCACCAGCCCGCTGAGCCCGCTGATCGCCTCGTCCCAGAGATGGGCACCTTCATGACGCATCCCGTCGAAGATGACCGCGCCTTCCTGGATAGCGTTGTTCACCAGCCCGCTGAGCCCGCTGATCGCCTCGTCCCAGAGATGGGCACCTTCATGACGCATCCCGTCGAAGATGACCGCGCCTTCCTGGATAGCCCTGTTCACGAGGCCGTTGAGCCCGCTGATCGCGTCGTCCCAGAGATGTGCGCCCTCGTGCCGCGCTCCGTCGAAGACCACGGCCATCTCGTGCGGGAAAGAGTCACCGATCGCGTGCACGAACCGGTTATGGAACCCCTGGGCGATGATGCTCCAGAAACCGTCGAACAGCTTCAGCGTGTTGGACAGGAATCCCTTCAGGTCGCTGCCCTTGCTCCCGACGAAGAAATCGTAGATCTTGTCGGCGACGTCGTGCTGGAATCCAGTGAAGACCCCAGCCCACGCCGTATGGAACACTCCGCCGATCGTTTTGCTTGAACTGCCCAGGGCTCCGACGACCGAGTTCGGGTCACGCGGACCGCCCTGCCCGGAATCTGACGTCCGGTGACCGGTAAAGAACCCTGTCACGGCATTGGCACCGCCAACAGAGATATTCGCCGCGCCCTGCCTAGTGAACAGCAGGTTGGCGATCGGCTGGAACCAGCCGGGGACCGTTTTGTTGTACGTTGCCAAGTTAGACGCCTGCGTTGGCTTGCCCACCACAGCATTGCTGACGCGACCGAGCACCTGACCGATGATCGCGGCGATAAGTGCAGTCCCGCCCGCGCCCCGCAGCAGCCCTTCCCCGCCCGCTCCTTCAGCTCCCCCGCCTGCCTTGCCGAACAAGCCCTTGAACCAGGTGCCAAACCGGGAGAAGAAGCCACCGGCCGCCAGCTCGCCGCCCTGCACGACATCGGATGTGCCGCGGGCACCGGGGATGCCAGTGGGCGGGCCGAACTTGCCCCCAGTCGCTGCTCCGGCTGTTTCTTCAGTCGCAACAGTCGCTCCGCCCGAAACCAGCGCTTCCCTGATCATAGCTGCGGCACTAGTGCCTCCTTCCTCGAACGCCGTTCTCATCAGGGCAGCTGCGTTTGAACCATCAACTTTCCCGCCGAGAAGACCACCGGTAAGCCTACCCAGAAGACTGCTACCGCTGAGAGCTTTGAAAAGGCTAGTAACACCAGTGAATTTCAGCAGTGCAATACCAGCAAGCGTGACCGCGATGCTCTCCAGAAATAGTTTGCCAGCCGTGTTCTTACTGATGTCCTTGACCCAGCCAGCGAAAAGGTTCAGCCCGTGCATAAGCGGAATGCCAACAACATCGATGATCTGCTTCAGGTTAAGCCGCAGGCTCTGGATCGTATCCGAAAAGCTGCTGGTGCCTGGTTTGGCGGCAGTCGTTGCCTTTCCCAGGTTCAGCGTGTAATTTGCCAGGTCATTAACGTACTTCGCGGCGTCCGGCCCGTAGATGCCTACTGATTTCAGGTCGGCGAGAAGCTGTACGCGATCCTTGCTGGCTGCGGCCTTATTGCCTTTTCCAAGGTCCGTAGTAAACTTAGCAAGAGCTGTCTGCACCTTACCGGTACTGCCAACGAGGGCCTGCTGCGCCGGAGTCAGGTCGGATTGCAAGGTATGCGCGAGCGCGGCGGCCTTGCCCGTCAGGTTGCTGTTGCCGATGGTGACCGCGTTCTGATTCCCCTGAAGTTTAGTCAGGCTGCCACCCATCTGGCTGATCCAGTTCGTCGCCTGCTGGAAGGTAGTTACGTACGGAGCGGCCCGTTGCACCCAGGAAACTACCTCAGCTTGCCAGGTCTTGTTGTTTCCGGCGGCCGTAACCATCGCCGCACCCGTATCAGCGATAGAACTCGTCAACTGTGGACCGGAGGCTCCTGCCTTCATGTTGGCGTCGACGAGAGAGTTAGCGTTGGTCAACAGCGACTGAAAATCAGTGTTCACTGTGTCGTAGGTGCTCGTGCCAGACGCAATGTCCGTGTTGAAAGTCTTCATGCTCTGGCCGAAGGTAGCCATCGACGTCTGGGTGCCAGTAACGATGCCGTACCAAGTGTCCCAGGCGCTCGTCAAGTTGTTAATCGCTGTCACCTGGTCGTTGGCAGTTACCGACAGCACGTTCATGTCGCTGCCGACCATGCCCATCGTCTGGCCCATGTTCAGGTAACCGGTTACCAGGGACGCGATCATTTGCATGGAGGTAGCCCACGCTTTGTTGTCCGCATTGGTGAAATCAGATACCTTGACTCCGGCTGTCTGTGCCAACTGCATTGCTGCGGGCAGACTGATTCCGTAGAGCTTCGAAATCTGAACAAGGCGCTCGGATTCAAGGGTGAAGTCCCCGAGGAGTTGCTGACGCGACTGGCCGAGCGTTCTCGCATCAGCGCTGCCCGACGCTACTGCCTGCCGCCATGCGGCGGTAACATTCTTCAGCGAATTTTCTGTCGTGCTGAGCATAGTAATGGGTGTCGAATTAGCAACGGCTGCAATTTGCGCGGATGCGTACTTCTGCATGGCATCCTGTGCCTTGACAGCCCAGACAACTACGGCAGCCAGTGCTGCTGCGATAAAGATGGCACCGCTTACCGCAGCCGGACCGAGTCCTTTCAGGACTTCACCAAATCTGGCGATCCGGCCACCCAGTGCTTCAAACATCGGTCCAACGACAGCCCAGCCTTTAGCCGCTGCGAGCCCGATGCCAAGACGTTCAACCAAATTCAAAAGGGCAGTAGCAGCAAGTCCGCTCCAGGCGTAGAGGGCATGCAGCCCGATTGCCCAGGCTGCCAGGGCGCCGCCAAACGGCGTATGGATAAAGTCAGCGACTACTCGAAACAGCTTGGTGACAGCGACGCCGATTCCTAGCATAATCTCAGCAATATGCGTTCGCTGGGTGATCCCGGCCAGAGCCCCCAGGAGCGCTCCAAGGTTAGCAAACGCTGTTGCCAGACCGGCGATGTCGCGCTGTCCCATCTTGATAAAGTTTGACAGGCCGGTACCAGAGCTGGCTTTATTCATGTCCACGGCAATGCGGGCGGCTGTCCTGTCTAGTGCCGTTCCGGTGTCCGTGATCAGCTTTTGCATCACACCGCCACTCTTGCTGGCCATTGCGGTGAGCGCACTTCCGTATAGTTCGAATACCTGCGGGCGAACTTGATCCTGCAGCGCACTGAAAGAATTACCTAGTGAACTTACCTTTGTCGTAACGCCACCTGCTTGAGCGCCTAGCTTCTGAAGACTACCGCCTGCCGACACCACCATGAAATTCATCTGCGTGCCCATAGCCGTCGTCACAGTACCCAGATTTTTCACATATGTGGTAACCTGCGTAACCGCATCTTTGGCAGCAAGAGCAAATCCGCCGAGACCGAGCGCCAGCGTAGCCAGCGCCGGAATCCAGACGGCAAAAATTTCAACAGCCAGTTCCATGGCGATATGCCAGAGCTTGACGCTTTTCGCCGCACCATTAAATGCCTGAACCTGCTGCTGCATCCAGCCGAACCAGCCACCCGCACCCTTTGTGAGGAACGGGGTAATACCACCTCCGCCGGCTGCACCTGCCGCACCTGCTGCAGCGGCTGCAAGAACTCCACCCCCTCCACCGCCCTTGCCCCCGCCTGCACTCCCAGCCATAGTAGTGGCCATGACGGAACGCAATCTCCCGTACGCAGAGGCGAGATCTTTCACCCGGGCGATGTCTCCGGCGGTAGCCTTACTGAGGTCTATACTAGCTATATCTTTCAGTTCATCCTGAAGTCTTATCGCTTCGACAGCAATATCAGCTAGTACCCTCTTGGCGGAATCGCTGTCAACATGAGTTGCAAGGCTTATCAGGGTTTCCTTTATCTTCTTCGACTCAGCATCAAGCATAAATAGCTTATTCATCGCCTCCGTAATGTCAATATTAGCGGCTGCGGTCTGCGGTGCAAGAAACTTCTGATATTCTTTAAGTGCAGCTTCCTGAAGTTTGCCGAGATCATTCCAGTCTTTCGTCATTTTCCGGGCTAGGTCATCCCAGGCTTTCCGCTGGTCCGCGTCAAACTTAAGATTATCCTTATTAGCGGACGCTTGCAGCTTACTGAGATCATTCCAGTCTTTTGTCATTTTCCGGGCTAGGTCATCCCAGGTCTTCTGCTGATCCGCACCACCAGCAGCGCCACTCGCCGTATGCGCGGCTTTGACCCGCTTCAGTTCCTTTTCTGCCTGACTTAGCAGGGTTACCATCCGGATAACAGTGTCCGCCGCTGCCGCCTGGCTCATGAGGTCGACAGTCGACTGCTTCATCTCATTCGATAGCTTGCTCTGCTCAATCCGGAGAATCATGGCCTGAGCAGCAGAATAACCGGCCTTCTCACCGAGATCAGACGTTGCAGCGTCAAGTTCCTTTAGTTTTGCTATCATATCAGCAGGAATAATAGTATTAAGCGGTTCGAATGCCTTTGCTGACTTTGCTGCCTGCGCTGCTGTTGCCGCCATAGTCGCGCCCAGTCCGCCGGTACTATCGGCTGCGGCATCTGCTGCCTTTTCCTGTACTTTTTCCGCAGCAGCAGCCAGGTACTCAGCCGCAGCCATCCCGCCTATCGCAGCGGTGGTGACAGTATATCCCTTATCAGCATAACCCCTAACGCCACCCTGACTTGACTCCCCGTATCCCTTGGCGTAAATAGCCCGGACGCGCTCAACCTCAGCAGCAGTCGTTTCAACTGTGTTCTTGAGCTTACCCCACTTACTAATTTGCAAGGTGATCGAAGTGTCCGCTGCTGCCGTTACCCGCTGATACTCCTGAAGGAAGCCTTTGCCCGTACCTACTTTCTCCGTCCAAGTGACTAGCTCCGCTGTTGCTTTCTCCATCGCCGGTGCCAGATTAACTTCCGGGGTGATCTTTGGCTTTTCCGTTGCGATTTTTTCGTCGAGCGCTGCTGCTTCCGCTAGTGCCGGTTTTTCATCAAGCTTCGGAGTAACAACCGGCGTATCAGCTTGATTGAAAGCAGCTTTCGCAGCCGTAGCAGCCTCTTTACTGCCATTCTCTATCGCCGTCCTGAACTCCCGGGTCGCGGCTTCCTTATTTACAGTTAGCGGCACCGCGACGGGCTTCATGACCTCCCCTACCCGGGCCTTAGCCGCCGTCATCATCATGTCCTGATACAGCTTATCGCGTGCTGCTTCCGACATCTTCGGCTCAACAGGCACCTCGACTGGCTTACTGATCTTCGCGTCAAGCGCTGCCACCTCCGCCGTCGCCGGTCCCAGATCAACCTTCGGCTGAATGAATTCTTGCGACGATACTCGGTGCTTGTATTCCCCGCCGACAAACATGGCCTGCTGCCGCTGAAGATCTGTCAATGTCTGCTGGTTATGCTGCGGGACAAGGTTAACTTTCTGATCCCGGTAAAGCTGGACTAGTGCTGCATCTAGATTCTTAACACCACTGAGCGCCGCCCGCAGATCCGTCAGGTTGATGTATCCTCCGGGCCTGTCCCCGCCTGCGGTTGCCATACTGCGGATCGTGGTCATAATCAGCTTGTCGAGCGCCATAACTTCCGTCATGGCCGGAGCCGTGTCCGCAGTAATCGACACCTCGGGCTTCTCTGCTTCTATAGCTTTGTCAAGCGCTGTGCATTCTGCCATGGCAGGAGCTGTGTTCAGTTCGGGGGTAACGACGGGCTTAGCTGCGGTAAGAGCAGCCTGAAATTTTTCCTGAACCTTGCGCATAAGAGCGGATGACTCGAAAGCTGCAAGGAACTCATTTATATCCGGAACAGCTTCGACAGGAACGGTTAGCTTAGTACTACTCCATTGTGCGCCAAGTGCCTGTGCGGCGGCAAGATTAGCATCCTCAACTTCTGTTCTATAGGTATCAAAAAATTTCTTCTGTGCCTTCGTCAGCGGAACCGTGATCGCCTCAGCAGTTGCGTCACCCGCACCCTTCATCGTTGTCCGGACCTTGTCGGCAAACCCGGTTAGCGCTGTCTCCGACTCTTCTATGCTCGGCCCGAGATCAACCGGTATCTCAACAGGATTGGCCTTCACCTCCGCAACAGCCGCGGTAACAGCCGTTGCGACCTCCGGCATGACCTTCGACGTGTCCGCAGTGAACGGAACGCTTGCCGCCGCCGCCGCTGCCGCCTCTTGCGCGGCCTTCTTCAGCCTGGCTTTCATCACCATGTCGGCCTGCTTCTCCGACAGCCCGGCCGCGATCAGCTCCGGTATCCCTCCCGCGACGGGCTTGTACTCTTCCCGCCCGACCGACATCTGCACGCTCTTCATAAAGTCGGCCATATTGGCTTTAACCGGGATTGTCCGGCTCTGAGTTATCCGCGCCATCTCCGCCTGGATCTCGGCTTCGCTGAACTTAGCCTTCATTTCGACTGGATGAGCTGCAATCTCGGCATCCGCCACCGCGACTACCTTAGCTACCTCCGGGGTAATCACCGTTGTGTCTGTCTTGATTTGTTCCACAATCGGATTAGCCGCTGCCCAGGCGCTTGCTGCTTTTTTCGCTTTATCTAGATCATCATCCAGGTCTTCCAGGTAGTCAGCCGCAGGCCGAACAGATACCGTAGCAATAATCTTATAACCGGTTTTTGATGCATAGCTACCAGAACTTGGGTAGGCTGACGCATGAGGGGCATTATCTGCCGGATTTACGGGGGCGACCTGGTACGTATATCGACCAAGCAGGTTAGCCGCATTTGGTTTCTCATTAGCCCACGCCAGTCCGCTCCTACCGGGGTTAATGATATCTCCGACATCTAGCTTCGCATTAGTTGCGTGAAACAGGTCCTTTACCTCAGTGACGGCAGCAGTGGCCTCTGAGATAATTTTTTCTGTGTCAAGTTCTACCGGAATTTTAGTGTTCCTGTACTTAGCCTTTATGGCGGCTAGCTGCGCCTCAATCGGATCTTTATTTATATCTGGCGTGAACTCCATCTTCATCGACTTCATAATCTCGGCGACCGACTTGTCCGGCACCGGTACTGCGTTCTCCGGCTTATACAGGACCTGAGTAGCGCCCTTAAATACATCCTTCGAAGGGACGTCGAACGACCGGACAACGAAACCAAGCTCTTTCAGCTTAGGCAGCCATTCATCAAACCAGGTGTTCAACTGCTTCATGTCCTCGAATGCGCTGCGAGCACCTTCGCTGAAAAGCTTTATTGCCTTGTCTTCACTGACGATGTTTCCAAGAAGCGAGTCTTCCCAGACAGGAGGGTGCTCCCAATCTCGGGCGTTGTGCGTTGATGGTGCCGTCTCGGACACGCCAGGACTGCCCGCGTACGGCCCCCTGCCGGTCTCTGCATGCTCAACGCGGAAGATGCGAGTCATCTCCTGCTTTACTGCGGCTTCAGCAGCTTTGTCCATAACAGGCTCAACCGTAACCGGCAGGGCTTCAAGGTGAATATTCCGAACGCCCTCAATAATTTGATCTTTAAGTACCTTAAACGGCTGATTTCTCGGGAAGGTAAATTCATGTGCGTCGTCCGGGAGATCCCCCAGGGCTATACTCTGCCTATTCAGGGCCTTGACTCCCGGTCCTGCAGTAATTTTCATCAAGGTGGTGCCGAATGTTTTTGCTACATCCTCCGACACTGCGGCGCTAGTGTAGCCCTTATCCTGGATTATCTGACCGGTCTTACTCCCAACACTACCGAGAATCTCATCAGGCTTATTAACACCCCGAAACAAAGTAACCTGCTGAGTAAAATCTGATACTTTATTAATCAGGGAGTCAATATCTGAGACAATACTAGCAACACCATTATCCTGAGTACTTCCAGCACCCCCGACTGATAGACCCCTTAGTTGATCCTGTATTGTCTTGAAAGACCACTCGTAATACCTTTTCATAGCAAACAGGTCGTCTTCAGTCGTGCTGCTAGGAGTCCCTTCGCTGGACTTAGCTAGTTTCATTCCTGACAAAGCCTGCTTCATCTCCCGGGAGGCATCCCTGAACTCCCCAGCAGACATCTGCACGCTTCGCATAAAGTCGGCCATTGACGATCCAGCGCTCGCGGTCGGGCCAGGCCCTGCAACCCCCGCTCCCGCAACCCCCGCTCCCTCAAGCCCAGAAGAATCAACCCGGATCTTGACCGTCCGGTCCCGGGTGACGATCTTCAGCATCTCTTCGGCCACATCGATCGAACGGTCATCCAGGTCGGCCCGTATCCTCACCATGCGCTCGGCGGTCAGCGCGTCCAGTGCCGCCTGCGCCGCAGCCGAGTCCAGGACGACGTCGATCTCAAGGTCCTGTCCCGGCGGGAGTACGAGCTTTCCAACGTCAAACGTCACCGGAATCTGGGTAGTAAGGCTGCGAAGCTCCGCCAGCTTCCGGTCCAGATCAGCCGTGTTGATATCGATGCTCAGGTAGTCGGACAGACCGGTTTGCGCGATCAGCTTCTTGATCAGCATGAGCTGGCTGCGGATCTTCGACTGAGGCACGTTAACATCAGCGAAGTCCGCCAGGCCAGACTGGGCTGCCAAAGTCTTCAGCTTCGCGAACGCCGCAGGAGCGCCCTCAACATTGACGCCGACATCAACCGTCCGGTCCGCCGTCAGGGCATTCAGCTCCGTTTTCGCCGCCGTCACAGAACCAGGCTTCAGGTAAAACTCGACCGGAATATCCGCCACGACATCCTGAGTAACGGCGGCAACCTTAACCTGCAAGCCAATTGCGGTACCCAGATTGAACTCAGCCGGAATATCCGCCTTAACGCCTTCGGTAACCGCATCAACCTGAGCCTGCAGTCCGCCCGAGCCACCGCGGACACCAAGATCGACAGGAACGAGTGCGCTGGCGCCTTCCGCCATGGCATCAATCTTTACCTGAAACTCGGCCCGAGATGGCATGTTAAGGTCAACCGGTATCTTGGCTCCGATACCCGCAGTCAGCGTCTCAACCTGAGCCTTCATTCCTGTTTTAGTTCCAGTCAGGTCAACAGGTACCTTCGCCTTGATTCCTGCAGTCAGCGTCTCAACCTGAGTCTTTACGGCTGCCTTTGAAGGAAGCTTAAATTCGACTGGTATCTTTGCCTGAATCCCCGCGGTCAGCGTCTTAACCTGGCCTTGCAATTTAGTCTTAGTCCCAGTCAGCTCAATTGGAACCTTTACCTGCAAGTCATGATCAGTAAGAGCCAGCTTGTTAACTTCCCCCACCGCAGTTTTTACCTGCTTGGTAAGATCAGCAAAAAAACCGTCATCATTTGGTTTAATGTTAACGTAGGCCTCTCCCAAAAGACGGGCCACATCACACCGTCCCTTCTAGATCGAACAAGCCGGTGGTAAGGAACGGATAAGAGTTAGCCTCGGAACCTGGGCCGCCCGGCCCGTGCATCTGGATAGCAGGATGTTCCAGGAACACGGTGGGATTCGTCGGTGCTGCCGCGCTGCCGTAAATATGGCCGGTGTCATCCCAGCCGACGTACGGGTGCGTGAGTTCCTTGGTAAATCCCGGAGGCCTAGCGTTACTGCCCCGTCCAGTCCGGGCCGAAGCAGGCGTCCCTGGGCGAACATGCACCACAGCGATCGCGACTGCCGCAGCCCGGTCCGCGAGATCGAGCATCAAAGGTGCGACGAGACCCGTAGGAGAATTCAACATCTCAAATACCGCCTCTTCTGAGATATGAACGTCATCCACGTCCAAGCGCCTCCTTTACATCCCCATAAAAGACCCGGGGATCTCCTCGTCCTTGCCTTCTGCTTCCCAGGGCACAAGATTGCCGTCGGCTCCCTTGCGGAACCCACTGACAGGGGCGTCCGGGTTCTCGACCACCATTCCCGCTGCCTCCTGGAAGGCTTTCAGTGCCTTCAGCGCCTCCTTCTCCGGATCGACGCGCTGGCCGATCGTTTCCTCGAACGCTTCCAGCTGGTCGGCGTCCATGCCGTCCGTGCAGATCGCGTACACCATGTTGAGCAGCTGGCGCGGGGTTAGCGCCTCGATGCCTTTTTCCGTGTGCCGGAGCCGTTCCCCGTCGAGACGCGCTGAGTGGTGGGCGGCGTAACTGAGGAGCCATCGCGCGGCTTGGTAGGGCGCCCGGAGACGATCTCCATCACCTGCGAGATCACCGGCAGAAGCTCTTCCGCGTCAGCCTTGGTCTCGATGGCATGATTCTCGAAGGCCTGCCAGTCGCCCGTGTCGAACGACTTGCACATGGCCTCCCGGCCGGCCTTGCAGTGCTCGCAGTTGCCGCATGCCTTCGAGCCCGCATAAATGCAGTCTCGCAACATCATGTAGACCGCTCCCAGGGCGCGCGGGTCGTCGGATGACATATCCGCCGCGGACGCGTACTTGAGCAGGGGCATCAGGCCGATCTTCTCCGCGATGCGGAACTTCTTCCCGAGCAGCTCGATCGTGTCGTGGTTCTCGATGACCGCACCCTCGGTGATCATCGGCGCCCCCTCGGCCTTCGCGGCCCTGGCGTGCACGACGGCGAGATCCCGGTCGTCCTCGTTCGAGATGCCGTTCGCGGCTGCCGTAGCGGCTGCCTGAGGGGGCGTCACCGGTGCGGGCACAGAGGCGGGTGCGGAAGACTCCTCTTCCTCATCATCATCATCGTCGTAGTCGTCGACCGGAGTCGGCGTAGGGGTAGCGCGTGCGGCTGGGCTCCGGTACGCAGGAGGCGGTGTCGGGGTAGGCACATTGTCGGCTTCATTCCAGTCGATCTCGATATCGTAATCGGCTTCCTGAGCAGGCATTTTAACTTCTCTCTATTGTCTGATAGTGTCTGAAAGCGGTCCGGTCCACTTAGGGAACGTGAGCCATAGATGCAACGGCCGGATCGCATTTTCTTTGAGGAACTCCCCCGGCCAGGACCCTTTCGCAGCCGGGGGAGCTTCTTTCTTGTTTTGTTACGGATGGTGCTAGCGATACGGTTACGTACCGGAGATGCCCGTGGTGGGATAGCGCATTATCGCGCTTGCTGCGCTGAACGTGCTCTTCATGGAGACCGCTGCCGCAACGCCGCCGGCGACGGCGTAGTCGGGAAGGATCTTGCCGAAGAAGTACTGGCCTGGCCCGGCTCCCTGCACGCCGACCGTGGACGGGTAGAGGTAAAAGTTCCGGGGCTGGCCGTCGGTCGCCGCGACGTAGGTCTGCGCAGTGGCAGTGTCGTAGAAGCCGGTAAAGTCACCGGATGCGTCCGGCAGGCCGGCCACCCAGATCAAGTTAGAGTCTCCCATGGTGGTGACGTCTACCTTGGCGACGGTGAAGTTGAGGCTCCAGTCTGACAGAAACGCCATCGGGCTTGCTGAGTCGGTCGGGTTTACGCCAATGTAAGCGATCGTTCTGTTACCTCTCGTCCTTTTTACAGGGCGAGCGGGCTGGTCATTTCTGCCAGCCTCTGCATGTCTCCATGCAGTCCGGACTATACCTTCACCCACAAGGGGTGCCACGTACCTAGTCTCTGAACCATCCCGTCGAGACCTTTCAGTTCAGGCGGGCTCGGCTGCTGATTACCCCTGCTAATCTCTTTTTGAACCATCGCGCTCGCGTTTTCACGCCACGCTGTGGTGCGATCAGGTGACTCGGGCGTCCCAGCAATTCTCGCAGTTTGCACTGAGTGATTGCTCTCTCAGGCGGCCAGTCGACCGTTGCGTCCATGAATTCTCGAGATGGTACTCATCTCCTTCTGTATCGGCGCCTTGACGCCATACGGGAGAGACCGGCTCCAAGCGCATCGTGCCCGTGGCCGCGATCTAGTGCTGCTCCTGCCATAGTAACTGTCTCGGAGGCGGATTGAAAGCTGCGCCGGATGCACTTACCAATCTGGCGGGAGATTACTTCTCGGAGGACTTCCAATCTCCTTTACAGAAGGGACCGAGTGGATGGCTAGATGACACTCTCCCTGTTGTGATAGGATTTTCTTATCTACAATCGCGCCAAAAGCTAGTCAACCCCAAAGAGGTGCCTGATTATGAAAGAGAAAATCTGCATCGATTGTGGCAGAACTTACACACACGGCGGACGGGGGCTGTGCCCGAACGACTACGCAAAAAGGAAGCGCTACGGAACACTTCCGCCCCTGAAAACAAGAGGCCCCGACGCTCAGTGCAAAGCTCCCGAAGGATGCACGAACATGGTAGGGCGCTCCGGCGCCAGAGGGCTGTGCCCTAAGCACTACCAGCGACTTGTCAAGTCAGCTGGAGGGCTGGAGCAACCGGTGCGAACGGCTCCACTAGCGGCGAGGTTTCGCGCGAAAATAAGTACCGAGCCATGCCCGTGCGGTTGCGATTGCGAACTGTGGACGGGAGGGATTCAGCCTAAAACCGGGTACGGTAATTTCTCGATCAAGAACAAGACTTATCTAGCACATCGCGTCGCGTGGGAGCTGGAGAAAGGCGAGATACCGGACGATTTCGATATCGATCACGTCCAGGAGCGCGGCTGCCGTCATAGGCATTGTGTTAAGATTACGCACCTGGAACCTGTTCCGACGGTGCTGAACAATCGGCGTATACCAATGACGGAGCAGCGAAGAGACGGACTTTCGGAAGCAGGAAAGAGGGGATCTGCCATCCGCTGGGCAAGAGTCCGGGCCGGTGAGGCTGAAGTCGATCAGGCAATCTGCTCCCGGGTTCTCGCTTTCGTTCTTGCCCATCCCGATGGTAGTCGTGCGCGGCAGATAGCAGAGGCGCTGGATATGTCTATCCACAACGCAAGGCAAGGTCTTACCCGTCTCGCTAAACGCAAGATGATTCTCGGTAATGGTTCCGGGCTTTACCAGCCGCTACCTGCTGAAGAATGCTGGCGTCCTGTGCGAGGCTATGCCGCGTTTTATGAAATCTCTGACCGGGGGAACGTCTCTGCCCTGGCCCGGCCGCGAACGCACGGCGGACTGCTGATTCCCCAGCTCAACTCCGCAGGCTTCCGGGTTGTTCGGCTGTCTAAGTACGGTCAAGTGACAACATGGACTGTAGGACGACTCGTGCTCGAAACGTTCTGCTGGCCACCTCCGCATCCGAAGGCGAGAGCGAAGCATGGCCTAAACGGTAAGCTAGATGACGCACTGTCAAATCTTCACTGGAGTTAAATAAAACCATGACTGACTACAGGGATGCTCACCGCGACGCGATGGCCGCCGTGCAATGCGAGGTCAACGACGACACCGAGGGCGTAATGGCGGTGCTGAACAACGCGAGCAACCTGGCTGCCACGGCACAGATCCTCGCCATCTGGCAGGCAGGCTTCCTCCGGTACATAGCCTCAGAAAGCGGTGCCCCCGTGCAGGAAGTGCTCGCCGCCTGGCGAAGGAACGAGGAGACGAGGAGCACCTGATCCTGGCCGGAAAGCGATGGCGCAACGAACCGGTGCCTGGTAAATTTCTTGCGTCGAGCCCCCGCACCTCCGGTTCCCGAAGCCTCGCTAGGCAGTGGAACGGGAGGAATCATGGTTCAGGCGGTACCAGAAGGTCGTGAAAGCGGGTACGGATCGCACGTCAGAGAAGCCGCGGAGACAAGGGCAGGGCGGCCCTGCCGGCTAGGGATGAGGCCGGCACCTTCCTGATCGGGATCCCTGGTTGCGTGCCCTCCTACTCTGTTATACTCTAAGCGTAGATAGAAACGAAGGAAGCAGAGTCACGGCCGACCGCTACACGGGGAGTAACCAGATGAGCGCAAATGTCGACGGAGGTGGTAAAAAATTTACCTGCTCGCGCTGCCATCGAGACGATCTAACGGAAGACGACTTCCCGATCGACTTGCGTCGAACATCAGGTCGATACCCCTGGTGCAAGCCTTGCAAGGCTGCATACATGCGAGAGAAATATCCTGAACGATACTCTGATGAGCATCCAGGCCCACCTCTGTCTCCTGTCTGCACAGGATGCGGTGGACCACGGGGGGCTAAGCGTGCCCGTTGCAATGAATGTGAAGCAAAATACCAACGAGAATACCGCCATGGTGTAGTAATTAAGGAGTCGCCACTGACACTTGAACAACGAACTGAAAGACGTAAACAGAGTCAACGAGAGTCAAAAAGGCGCACAGAACTTCGACGCTACGGAACAACCCCAGAAGAATGGGATCGAGTACTTGTAGCTCAAGGAAATTGTTGCGCTATCTGTCGTACGAATACGCCTACAGGCGCTGGAGCTAAATACGGGCACTGGCATACAGATCACGACCACGCAACAGGAAAACTGCGCGGACTACTATGTTCATCATGCAATCTTCTCCTTGGACATGCTGAAGATAATCCCGCACGACTGCGAGCAGCAGCAAATTACCTAGAAAAATACCTAGAAAAGGATTAAATTATGCCTGCTGGTGAAATTCAAGAAATGTTCAGTGTCCGAGAGACGCCGTGGCACCGTCAGGGTCATGTTCTCGACGACTACCCGCAGACCTTCGAGGAGGCCCGCAAGCTTGCCGGGCTCGACTGGGATCCGATTGCTGTCCCCGTCTACCAGGGGCTGGACAAGGACAGGCTTCGTGAACGGATCGTTGAGGCCCTTAGAGAGGAGAGGCCGCTTGAGCAAGTCGATGCCCTTCTCGCAGCCTGCGATCAGTCACTCATCACCGACAAGGAGTTCCGACGCATCGCCCGCAGCGACGACGTGCCCAAGTCGCTCTCCTATCAGCGCGACAGTTACAACATCATCCCGAACAGCGTCTTCGGCGAGATCATCGACTCGATCACCGGCGCCGCGCCAGGCAAGATCCGGCTGGAAACAGGTGGCTGCCTGTCCGGGGGCCGCCAGGTCTGGATACTCGCCCGCCTCGACGAGCCCATCGAGTTCAAGGGCGACAAGTCGCTGACCTTCCCGCACCTGGGTATCACCAGTCGTAACGACGGCAAGGCATCCTGCGCCGCCCGACTCACTACCGTCAGAATCGTCTGCTGGAACACCTTCAGCGCTGCGGAAGCCGAGGGTGAGCGCACCGGCGCGGTGTACAGCTTCAGCCATCGCGGTAACTGGCGTGACCGGATCGGCGAGGCTCGCGAGGCACTGATGTTCGCCCGGCGTGAAGCTGCCGAATACGTCGAGACGATGACCGAACTGCTCGGCATCAAGGTCACCTCGGTCCAGGAGCAGCTGTTCCTGCAGGCGTTCATCCCGTCACCGCCCGAAGGCGTCATCTCCGACCGGGTAGCAAAGAACATCGACGAGGCACGGGCAGCCGTTGCGGGCTTCCTGAACAGCCCGACGGTGGAAGGTGCCGGCGTCCGCGGTACTGCCTACGGTCTGGTGCAGGCGGCAGGTGAGTACCTCGATCACGCACGCCGGGCGAACAGTTGGGAAACGAAGATGGGGAGGTCGATTTTGCGGCAAGAACCCTTGAAAGCAAAGGCTGCTCAGCTGGCCCGGCAGGCGGCGCTGGCGTGACGAACACACCCGGTCCGATCCTGCTCGAAACCTCTTCCGCTGACGTTAGCCTCAGTCCGGTCACCCCAGAATCGTGCGATCGCTGCGGCCCAGCCGTCCGGGCGCTCTGGCAGGTCTCGGCCGGAACAGGAGTGCTGACCTTCTGCGGGTCGTGCTACCGGAGGTTCCGGAAGATAGCAGCGAGCCGGGAATGATCTGTTTCGTCCCTCGGTTACACCACCTCGTACCTCAGCACACCCCAGGCGAGACTCATCAGGAGTCGCCGAGAGAGCCGAGGAGAACAAGGTGCTATCAGCACTCGCAGCAATTTTCATCACAGTCCAGCCCGGAGACACGCTGTCCGGCATCGCCGTCAGTCACGGTGTGTCACTTGCCGCGGTGGAGGCGGCCAACCCCCAGATCGAGAACTTCAACCTGATCTACGCGGGCAACCGGGTCGCCATTCCGAAAGGGGGCAGCTACCAGGCGCAGCCTCAGCCGACCTACCGCCAGCCATCGCAGGCCCCGTCAAACAGTTACGGCGTTGCGGGCACAGGCGGCGGTTCCCTGTCGGATGTCCCGGGCGTCCCGTCGTCGTTCGCAGCATGCGTGGCCCTGCGAGAGTCGGGTGACGGGTCGGGCAGCTCGAACATCTACGGGATCATCCCTGGGAGCGGATACAGCGTCGCAGGTGACTCGCTAGCGCAGCAGAAGGCGGTGTTCGCCCAGATCTATCAGAGGTATGGAGTGACAGCCTGGCAGCCCTGGGACGGATGTTAGAGTGGCCGAAAAGGCACTCCATCCGTTAACCTGTACCTGATGGGTCGTGGCTGACCCTGGGCAGAAGAACCACCGCTCCCCGTGTCAGGAGCGGTGGTTCTTTCACGCTCGGCCCTCCGGATGGGGTATTATATGTGTAGCGGGTTTAGAGTGAACAACTAGTAAAGAGAAGGGGACGGGAAAGTAGCGTGCTGATAAAGCAGAAATCTCATCCGATGCCCGATGAGGTCCTGCTGGTCGCCCGGATGGAAGCGGAAGACCGTCGCAAGACCCGGGAAGAGTACTATCACTGGCAGGAGCGGGATCTCAGGATCCGGCTGGCGATCTACACCGACATCGTGACCGGAAAGCGCTTTCCTGCCGAAGGTCGCACCTACTACAAGGTCCGCATCGCGATGATCCGCAACGAGCTGAAGGCGCGGAAGGCGGGGCCATGACTAGTGCGGATACAGAGCCTTGCAGTCCCGCGGAGCGTCCTTGGCGTTCACGATCGCGCGCAGCTCGGTTACCTCCGCTATTATCTTCGGCGTCAGCTTTGCTCCCTTCGGCGTCGCATCAGAGAAAAATGCGCCCCAGAGAAGTTTATCTTGCGCTCGTGCACTATTATTTTCCACGCACTGACTGTACTGAACGACCGCTTCACCGCTGTTCCCGTGAATCTGCCCGATCGTCAGGAAAACAACGATGATCGACAGTGCTACATCCAGGCAGATGGAAACAGCCAGCATCAGCGCGGTCTTCTTGCTGGCTTTGCCTCGCTGCAACTGCCCGATCAGCCTCATCGCCGTGCTGATCAGGGCCTCATCATCCTCTTCCGGCTTCATCTCGTCCCCTGTCCGTATACTTGCTGGCAGTCCACAGGAATATAAAGAGCTTCAACTACTTTCAGGAAAGATTTACCGAGCGCGTTACTATGAAAATCCTCAGTATTCAGTATCCACAGACTAACAAACTCCTGCTGAGTAGCATTGCTCTCATTGCAAATGGTCAGCTCCTGTGAGCGAAGTCGGTTTTCCTGATCAACAAGTCCGGAATTACTGTGCGACAACCCGACCCCGAGAAGTATCACCACAATGGAAAGCGTGACATCCAGAAAAATAGAAATAGCGAGCAACAGCACAGTTTTCTTGCTGGCCTTCGTCCGCTGAAGTTTCTTTATCAACTCCATCGCAGTGCCGATCAGAACATCATCGGCGGGTTCCTCAGTTCTGTCCGGCATCCGATCGCTCCTGCTCGATAACGCGCAGCATAATAGCCGCTGCCATCTTATCCCGATTCGGTTTCTTCGCATCCTCGCGAATCGAGACCAGCAAGCTAATAAGCCGCAGCATATCTCCGTTCGTCAGTCGTCCTTCCTGATACCCTTCGAGCAGGCGATCAAGATCAGCCTTATCCGAATTAAGCTCGTCCACGATCACCGCCATTATTTCCGCCCCAGCCGCAGGTACCACATCCGTGCGGACATCTCCCTCTCCGGAGCGAGAAAGGCTAGCGCCCAGGTGCCGAACCAGATAAACCAGCCCGCATCCCCAACGGACGGCTGACTCCAGCTCCAGTGCAGGATGGCATACGCGAACAGCGAATCAGAGGCCAGTAGCCCCAGTGCGCCGATGCTAATCAGCCAGAAGGAATTCGACACCCTCGTTCCGTGACGAAAATGCCGCATGGCCAGAACGATGGTGACCAGCGCGCAGATCTGCAGCAGCAGTAGAATGTCCGCCGTCGGATAGGCGATGGATACTACCTTGGCGATGGTCGAGGCGCCACTGGCATGCGCGTTAGGACTGATGAGGAGAGGCCAGGAGAACAGCCCGAAAGTAAGACCTGTTACCGCCACTGCCACCGCTGCGGCACGCCGGTTCACGTGGATGTTGCCGCCGCTGGCCAGCATCACCAGTCCGGCCACGAAAAATACGTAGCTGCTCAGTTCCAGCGCGTCGGACAGCCCTGGATAAGGCACGCTGTCCGTGATCTTCGTGTAAGCGAGAGCCGTTCCAGCGCCCAGCAAGTTCAACGCCATCCCGACGAGCAGTAGCAGCCAGGCGAACTTCCGCCGACTGGGATTAAGCACGACGCCGAGGATCATCCCCGCTACGGCCAGTCCCAGAACCGGCATGAACCCCACCGTGATCCAGCCAGGCACTTTCGGCTGAATGTAGTAGGCGACGATGACCGCGATGTAGCCGAGAAGGAACAGCGCCTGCGCCTGGCTCAGGAAACCGGGCCAGGGCGCAGCTGGCTTTCCGGTGTCCGATGCTGAAATAGCCATTACGATTCTCCATTCGCTTCCGGAACTACTCTTCTGGTGATCTGAACAACACGGCAGGGTGCCCCGCGGCAGGCTCTGGCGAGCTGTTTCGCCTCATCAAGCGTCAGCGGCCCCGTCAGTGAGAACCCGAGAAACGATCTCACCTCGAACCCGGCTCCTCGCCACGCACCGAGAAGAAACCACTCGACATCATATTCTTCAGCCCAGCCAGCATCCGGCTCGATCTCGCGATCATCTGAACTGTCGTCTTCTCTCCATGCCTCCATTGCGCACCTCCCCGCAGTTCTCTGCCTAGCTCAGCCATTTTTCCGTCTTCGCCTGCTCGATGAAACGTAGCATGATCGCCGCCGCAACCCTGTCCCCAGCGATAAAATCTTCTGCCACGCCGTTCATGATCCGCAGGAGCAGTCCTTTCAGCTCTTCCGTCTCCACAGGTATCAGCTCGTCCCGGCCGAATTTCTCTAGCAAAGTATCCAGGCGCAGACGACTCGACGGGATAGCTGTCACGACGAACCTGACTCGTCCTGGAAAAACTCTCTGCGCCTGACGGCAGCAATAACATACAACCCTCGCTCTGTCGGAATAGGGGCCAGTGTTATATCGACAGGAAGTTCCTGACCGCTCTTCGTCAGTAGCGAAAGAGCGAGGCCCGTGCCCATCGGGCGAATTACCGGGTTAGTCAGGTAAGCTTTCCGATGCGCCGCGTGCCCAGACCTCAGAACACTAGGTACCAGCATATCTATCGACTCTCCGCGCAGTTGTGATCGGTAATAACCAGTCAGCAGCTCCATCTGACGGTTAACCAGGAAAATTTTTCCGGTCTCTCCCTCGACAATGGTAATAGCATCCGGAAAATCATCGAATATCTTGATAGTCAGATCAGCGACGAAAACTATGTCAGTGCGAGGAATCTCCGGACGCAGCAGGAGATGCAGTACAGGCACAACATACGTTTCAACCGAATTATCCGCCAATTCACTGCCTCCCTGTTCACTATTTGTCATGGCGAACCTGGCTTACCTGACGGACCATTTCGAGGCTCCCTGCGCCGAAGCGTAGCGATGACGAACAGGCCGTGCATTGTTGAAACGGGAGCGAGCATGATGTCCACCGGAACCTCCCGCCCGCTCTTCGTCTGAATCGAAAGATTGAGGTTGGCGCCCATCTGCCGGACCTTAGGATCAACCATGTACCCGGTTCGGTGCTCGAGATGCCGCGGACGGCGCTCTTGCGGCACGAGCATGTCCACCGTCTGGTTGCGCAACTCGCTACGGTGATAGCCGGTCAGGAACTCAGCCTGGTCATTGACGAGCCGGATCCGGCCGGTTTCCCCGTGCACGATGATGATCGCATCCGGTGACTGCTGGAAAATCTGAACAGCCAGGTCGGCGGTGAAGCGGATATCTTCGGCGATCTGACCGATTCCGCGCTCGTCCTGGTAACTCTCTGTGCTCACTTAAGTCTCGCCTTCTAGTACCCGGAGAATAATAACTGCTGCGATCCGGTTCCCCGTCGGTGCCTCCCGACTGTCCAGAATCTCCCGGAGCATATCGGCTAGCGCCGCTTTCTCATTCGACGTAATGATCTGCGCCTGGTACCTTTCTAGCAAATTGTCCAGCTCCGGCGTATGCGGGCTGTGCAGAATGCGCGCGGCGTCATAGGCGACGTTCTTCCAGAACACGTCGATCTTGGTTTCCAGCACGCCAGTCCGGTCAGCAACCGTGCTCAGCCGGTCAGTAACTGACTGAAGCGAGGGCACGACCCGCCGGTTGATCTCGTCGACCTTGCCTTCCAGCGCTCCGGTTCGGTCAGAAACGAGATTGAGCTTGTCTGTTGCCGCAAGGAGTGCCGGAGCGACCCGGCTATTAATGTCGGCGATGTCCCGCTCGTTCTTCTCGATTTTGCTGATAAAGCCCTCTACCGAACTAGCCACTACATCCTTTGCGATGCCCTGTATCTGGGCAACACGATCCTTAGAGCTATCCCTTCTCCGAGAGTACAGAAAAGAGATAACAGCGACAAGAACAGCAGCTATCGCAGAAAGTATCGTGAGGATCTCGTAAAAAGCTACACCGCCGGACGAAGAAGATGCTGCCGCATCAGCCACCGTCAGTATCAGACCGCCTGCCACGCCCAGATTCCCTTCGCTCGCAAGGGACCGGCTCCAGCAGGCCGCGGTCATATACGCTTAGCGTAGCGTACCTGTCTAGTACAGTCTAAGCCTCGCTCGCGGGGGATGATCCTTCCGGCGGAACGGTGAAATCGCGGTCACGTACCCAGCCCTGCCGTTCGAGGAGGACGGCCATCTCCTCGCTTACCACCGGCTTCGCGTGCACCGGCCCGTCCCGGAAGTCCATGCCTGGCAGTTTACAGGTCGTCTAGCGCCCGCAGCAGCTTCCTGGCGTTCGCTTCGAAAGTTCTGTCGGCAACAGCTTCCCGCGCCTGCTCCGCTATCTTGCCCCGTTCTGCCTCGTGCGTGATATACCAGTGCAGGATTTCGCTGGCATCTTCCGGGTCGGTGAACCGCGGCAGCATGTGCAGCACTTCGTCTCCTTCCGGGCGCGCGTCCCGAAGGAAGGGCAATCCGATGGCCGCCATCTCTACCTCGCGCGGCCCCATGGCCCAGCCCTGGCCAGCGTAGGCGTCTTCGGACTCACGCCGGTACAGATTGATCCCCATCTTTGCGTGCCGGTACAGCTCCGCCGTTTCCGTGTTGTCCACACAGGTATCGCGACCGTGCCCGATATACTTCCGCAGCCTGCTGTCCGGTGCCAGCTCCTCGTCCCAGTAATTGCCGCCAAGCAGCACGTCGAGGTTCCCCAGATCGAGGCGCTCGAAAAACTCGGCACGGCTCTTGAAGCAGGTTCCGATGAAGGTCAGATCGGCAGCCAGCTCCGGGTTCACCGGCCCGCGCCGAGGGTAGTGCACGTCCGGGCGGTACGCGTGCGGCATGTACAGCGCCGGGCCAAGTTCCCGGTACGCAGCGATATTAACTGGATCGTTGAGGAGGTTCAGGTCAGCATGCTGAGCCCGGTCCAGTTGCTCTCCGTCCTGATAAGTAAGGCGATTCTGTATGAAGGATCACTTGCTTCATTTTCCGTAGCTTGAAAAGCTGGAACATGCCCCCGGTAATAAAGAACCCGGACACGTACAGAATAACGTCAGGCCAGAAAGTCATCGCCGCGTGGGTCAGCCCCTGCATCGACATGACGATGGCGTCCTTTTGACTCTTCACGGCCTGCTCGACGACAGGAAGCCCCTGTTCGTCCGTCACAATGTTGCCATGCTCATCTGTTTTCGGAAGAAGAGCCTTGGAATAAAACACGAGCCGATCGTTCAGGTTATACATAAGGACCTCATTGCCCAGCTCGCGCAATGCATCAGCCCATCCGTAGTAAACATCAGCAACCGAGAAGTCCGGGCCGGGGTGACATATCAGAATACGCACAAAACCACCTCCTCCCGATGACACACTCGAAATTTTATGGTACGATTTATTCGGCTCGGTAGCACCGGTCAGGGGTACTTCCGAGCCTGATCGCATCGGAGGTGCGACTATGCCTGATCATACACAGGCGGAGCGCTGGCTGCCAGTGCCGGGGTACGAAGGATTCTACGAGATCAGTAATCGCGGTCAGGTCCGCAGCATCCGCCACATGACGCAGGCCGGATGGCGCGGTGGCAAGCTGCTCTCACCGTTCCTCGATGCCGATGGGTACTTGCGTGTCAACCTCAGTCGTTATGGTGCTACTCGAAGTGTTACCATCCACACTCTCGTGCTGACAGCATTCGACCGTCCCCCTGCAAGCGGGGAGCAAGGCAGGCACGGACTCGGCGGGAAAACTGACAACCATCTAGAGAACCTGGAATGGGGAACGCCACAGGAAAACAGTGACGATAAATACAGAGACGGCACGATGGCCTGTGGCGAGAAGCAGGGAAATTCAAAACTTACCGCTACTGATATAAAATCAATCAGAACTCGTCGTGCTGCCGGGGAGGAAGCAAGTTCACTAGCTCTTAACTTTAAAATAAGTGAGACACATGTAAACCGAATCGTAAAGCGTGAATCGTGGCGTCACATACCGTAGCTCAGTACATTTAAATCACGCCGCACTGCACACCAATCCTGGCTCCAAAGAAAGTCACTCCATTAAAAAGCAATCGCCCGTAGCTCTCAATTGCGATAGGCTCAGCGAAATGACAGGCTCCGCCCAAGGTTGGATCAACCATAATGGCTTCTGGAATACTACTCGATGTTATATTTTCTCCTATACCGAGAAAACTATCCAGGGCGCGTTGGACAGCCTCGCTAGGCGCTGCATCACTGATCGCAATAAGCACCCTTAGATTACAGGTGAACGCCCCGTCCATCGTAGCACCATAGGTAACGTATGGTTGGCCTGGCAAAATCACCGCGACAGGAGGCTGGATCGAGTCTTTCGCCTCGGCCATAACCCGCAGACCCGTCTTCGCGGCGATCTGATTCGCCAGGGCTGCCCGAACCGCACCAAGATCAGCCACTAGTTCTCTCCTCCGCTTGCTTGCTCTCCCGAATGGTGCCGCAGGCGCTCCTCGACGTGCGCGAGATGCCGGGCATGAACGTCCGCAACAAACGCGGCCGTTATCGATCGGGTACCGGGGTGATCTGGATGATGACGGCGGCACAGGTTATAGGTCATTCCGGTAATGGGATCAGTCAGGGCATGATGTCCTAGCCGCCAGCACCAGCGCTGATGACAATTGTGTTTCTTATAGATGGCAATTAGACCACCGATAATTGTCACTTCCGCCAGATCGCTGCCGAAACCCGAGAAAAACCCATAGTAGGGACCTGGCTCGTTAATGGTACCGGTATGAAACTGAAGCCAGTAGCCCAGGCCGAAATGAGTCACGTTCCACTGCCAGATTCCGTACGCTAGTACGCCTAGCAAGGCAACCGGAACAAGATACCAGAAAGTTTTCACACAAGTATGTCCCATTCCAGCGCCCAGGCTTCTTCCCGCTGGCCTGTGAACGGCATTAGCCTGCCCCAGGACACCATCCCCGCCGGATGTGTCAGGACCGCATGCCCGTCGTGCGGCAGGGAAATACCCATAACCAGGCCGGGTACCGGAGCATCCTCCGCAACCCGGAAGAAATCTCGCAGTCGCACCCGGCAGCCGCCACTCCTTGCCGCTTCCAGCGCGGCCTCGATCGACGTACCGCTGTCTACGGTCCCGCCGGCTAGGCGGTGCAAGGCCAGGATCTCATCGTCGGCTAGGACAATGCCGGTCACGGTCGCGAGATGGTAGGCGATCGCCAGGGCAGAGCAGGTTGGATAGACGTCGTTGAAGCCAGGCACTTTCGACATCACATCGGATGCCATGGCAGCTCGCTTAGCCGCCGTGTTCGCGGTAACCAGCGGGGAGACACTCGCCTTGTACAACGCCGCCTGGTGCTTCTGCTGCGCGGTCTGCTTCGCCTGTAGTGCGGCAAACTGCTTCTGTCCCGTCGGCAGCAGCGTGCGGGTTACCCACGACCGGGATCTCCGCGGGGTGTAGACCCGCTGCCACGGCCCGCCGCCCCACCCTTTTCCCCGGGCCATAACCGGCCCTTACCGCTGGTGCGAGGACCCGCTACCCGGAGCATGACCACTGTGCCCGACGGAGTGAGGATCTGCGGGACAATACCCCAGCAGTTGGTCGTCGTCAGCACAGGTCTCGTCCTGTCCACACCAGAGCCTCCTGTTCGAAGTCCCGGCTCCGGCTGTGACAAGCTGGCCGCAGGCTACAGTATCAGTGTAGACGTTCGAGCAGCTCGTCGCGGTAGTTCGTCACCACAAAGTCAAGCAGAGCCCCTCGGTAGTTCGCCACCACAAAGCTCAGCAGATCATCGACGCGCTGCCCCTTCCAGGACACCCATAGTTCTAGATTGTCAGGCCGATTATCAGTCTTGATGCCATTCTTGTGATGAACCTCCTCTTCTCGAAGTAGCGGACGCCCTAGCTGTTCCTCCATGACTAGACGGTGTTCGAATCGATCCCTGCCATTAACCTTAATTTTTCGATAACCATTTTCTGTAACCCAGCCGCGATCATCGTGATAGTAGGCCGGGCCATCCATCGGGCTGCCTGCCTTGCGTCGTCGCTCATGCCGAGGGCAGAGACCGCTTGCCGAACTTATCTTGGGCTGGTCGCATCCTTCCCAGACGCACTCCGGAACGGGTTCGTCTTTCCGGCGATGCGGTCGGATTGGCGCGTTCATATCTGAATGCAGAATGTACTTTCGATGATAATGCACCGAGCAGTATCCACGTGAGCTATGCGGACGATCACAGCCAGGGTGACTACACAGCTTCTTTTCAGCAAACGGTACGTCCATGTTCCGGCCATTACGAACCCGCTGATAGTGTGCCGAACAGTATCCGCCCGCATGATGTGGCCGATCACAACCAGGATGATTGCAGTTTCGTTGACTGCCCCTGAACGGTATGTTCATGTCCCGACCCGTGAGCTGACGCTGGTAGTGCGCGTTGCACAGACCTGTTTTCTTATAAGAACGAGGCCGGTCGCAGCCAGGCCACGTGCAGGTAGACTGATCTTGTGTCATACCCTTATTTTAACACACCGACCAGAATTTCAAAAACCAACAAATTCGATCACACGCCGACTTTCAGGCGCTGATCGGTATACGGGCGAAGCATTTCGATGATCCACGGATTGGCCTGAATTCTCACGACACCAAGGTCTCCTGCCCCAGCAATGCCAAAAGGCGCATCCTTGCGCTTAAACCATTCGGTGGCCAGCTCCAGGCAGGCCTGCGATACTGTCGGCGGAACAGATGGCCATCCCCAGGTGCCGGTAATCTGCACTCGGTCCATGTGCGCGAACGGGTAAATATACGGGAACCACTTACCGTTCTGCAGTACCTGTACCTTCTTGAACGGGCGCTGGACTCCGAGAGCGTTCAGGTTGTAGCGATCTTTGCCAAACTTGAGCTGGTAGTCCACGTTCTGCGTCCACGCCTCAGCGAACACGCCATTCCCGGTCTGATCGACGTTAAGAGAGGTGATGCTGACCAGAGGGTCAATCGTCAGTTCCCGGATGTCGTAGGGTACGAACGTCCGCGTCTCGGTAATCCGGTAAAAATGGGTGGCGCAATGCTCATTGATCCACGTACTCGCCGCCTGGATGGCCTGCTGCATGGCGAAATCGTCGGAACCGTCTTCAACGCTGATCCGGTCTCGCAGCTCCTCCAGTCCGCAGTACCAGTTGCCGAGTTGGGGCGGGAACACGCGCCAGGTGCCTGGTTGAACGTCGGAAACAGCTCCGGTACCGATCCAGATGTAGCTCCACAGCCCGTCGATTCCGGTGATGGCCGGGGAACAGGGCACGATAAGCTCATAATGCCCAACCAGTGGCTTGGTGATGTCTGCGGGAGAGGCACCGTTGTACGTATGAACAACCTGATTTCCTGATGGATCAGTGACAACACAGGAAACAGTTGTCGGATCGGTGTCGACGAGTGGGTCGCCCGCCTGAAACTCGTTGCTGAGCAGGGCTATCTCGTTCTGGTTGTCATAGTAGATAGTGCTGGTCATCAGGGCCTCCTGCGCGAGAACCCTGGCTCCATGACGGCCGCAGCGGTACGTACCCTCATGATACTCCGCTTAGGCTTCGTGCCGGGGAGGTGACAGTACTCGCGCCTGGCGCACCACCCGACACCGCCCCGTTCCGGCTCGACGCGGACTGGTTAACCGCACTCTGCGCAGGTACCAGAGCCAGTATGCTGTCCTGGCTTACCATCGGCTGTCCGATCGACGTCGCCGTGCTGTGCCCCTTAATGGTGCTGATCTCTAGGGTTCCCGGACGCAGTACGACAGACAGTGCCTCGGCAGCCTGCGCATGTGCCGCCAGCAGTAGCGAAGCAGCGGTTATCCCTGTTCCTGTCGCTACGCCGGCAGTTAGGGCAACCTCGGTTGAAGGTGACAGCACCGATCCGGTCCCGCTGGCAAGAGAAGGAGTCACCGCAGGAGCCGCAGGCAAGACGGTTCCGGTTCCAGTTGCAAGACCAGCAACGGTAACGAAGTCGGCCGAAGCGTCCGGAGCAGTACTCACCCCGTTGGCCACTCCGGCAGTGATAGCTGTCGCGATCCCCGCATCCAGAGCGAGTCCAGACCCGAGAGCCCCCGGATCACCGCAGAATCCCGCTTCAGATGCCAATGCAACCCCGATGCCGACAGCGAGTACGGCGTCAGTAGCGATCGCGGCAGCTACAGGCAATACGGTTCCGGTTCCTACAGCGACCCCGAGCGTGGTCTGACTATCAATCGCAGAAGCCGGGGTGGCACCTGTCCCGCTGGCAAGTCCCGCACCCGCCTGATTATCAGCATCCGACGCTAGGCTAGTTCCGCTTCCGGTTGCGGTATCAGCTACAAGCGCGAAAGAAACAACAGAAGCCTGACCCGTACCGGTAACAAGTCCAGCGGCAGTAAGCGCAGCAGTTACAGACGATACAGTCCCGATTCCGGTAGCGGTCCCCGCTGTAATCGCAATCACGGCTGGAGTCGTAACAATACTTGTTCCTGGCGCAAAACCAGCATTCCCAACGTTATCGGCATCAGGTGCCTGGCTCGCACCCGTTCCAGTCGCGAATCCAGGGGCTAGGCCAATTCCGGTAATACCAAGGCCGTAGAAACCTTCGCCGTAAGAACCTCCACCGTAAATGATCTCCGTCAGGGCGCTCGCAAGATCGGCAAAACCTTGACTGCCCGCACTAGCTGACGGGACACCCCCGGTTCCGCTGGCAGATCCCGCTGCAAGGCCGATTCCTGGTGCTTGCACAGTGACGAGGCCGTCAGCAAGCCCCGTGCCTGCAGCTACCGCGGATCCGGATGGCTGCGCAATGGCGAGACCGGTCGCAGATCCTGCCGCTAGGCTGATTCCCGGTGCTAGTGCTAGGCCCGTGCCCGATGCGAGTCCTACGAAGCCCTGATTATCGGCATCCGGTGCCTGCGCAGCTCCGGTTCCAATGGCAAGCCCCGCAGCTACGAATACCGGAATCTGAGCTGTTGGTGCCTGTGCCGTACCGGTGGCGGATGCGAAGCCGGGGGTCAGTTCTGCTCCAGGGGCTCCTGCCGTGCCCGTGCCTGAAACGAGTCCTGCGCCCCCCTGGTTGTCGGCATCAGAGGTCTGCGCTATTCCGGTTCCGGTGGCGAGACCTGGTGTCAGTCCGACCGCAAGCCCGTCAACAACGGGAGCCCCCGTACCGATCCAGGTTTGATCTGAAGCAGCAAGGTTATCCATCCAAAACGTGTTCGTGCTGTTCGATACGCTGGAGCCGATAAGGGCGAAGTTAAGTGCGGAAACGTTGTTGTTAGCTGCGTTGTTGACTGAATCCTGCAGAGTACCAGAAGCGTCGTAAAGTCGAGCGAAAGTCTGCGCATTTCCTGCCCCGGAAACAAACATGCCTTCAATTCGGTACCAGGTGTTCAGTGACATGGCGGTACCGGTACCGTTAACATTGCCGCCAGGTCCTATGGCAGAAATATGCCCGGTGCCTGTGATACCCAGCCCTAGTGCACCGGCTCCTGCACGGAATACGTACCCGATTGAATAGTTTGTCAGGTAGATATAAGCCCGCAGATAGAGGATAGCCGAGTTATACGGAAGCGGGTTCCAGCCGGTATAGCTGAGGCTCGCGGACGTGACAAACTTATAAGCCAGGGAGCCAGCGAAAACCTGAGAGTTGTCAAAGGTAATTGTTCCCACGCCACCTTGGGTAAGCGCATCACCTGACACTCCGCCGGAGTTCCCCGCTGTTACGGCCGTAGTGTTCGAGCCGCCTTCAGCTGTGTTTTTCAGCGCTAGAAAGCGAGCGCAGGCTACTCCGGTGCCTGTGGCGAGTCCGGCAGCCAGTCCTATTCCGGAAGACTGTACAGCACCGGTTCCGTGGGCGAGTCCTGCAGTGACGAATAGAGATGCCTCGCTATACAAAACAGGTGAGGCAACCGTCGTGCAGGCCGGCCATGGGAACTGCGGGACGACAATCTTACTAGTGCCGGGAACAAGTGCGACACCGCCGTCGAGCTGGATGACTACTGCCATAACACTACCAGCATGTGATCACGCACTTATAATCACAACCCTACTTTCTAGGTGTACCGTTATAAACTCTCCCCTTATGCAAACCACATGTGCAGCCTGGAAGACAAGGTTGCTTCCTTGGAGCATTATGCTTTCCACAATCACAGCCAGGAAGACAAGGAGGGGACCCAGGAAGACCATGTTTTGCGCATTCGCAGCCCGGAAAACATGGTGGAGATGGTCTAAGATTTCCAACTGTTCCATCATAAACTCCGTGACAGCTATAGCACAACGGCCTGTAGTGCCAAACATCTGAACCATCTAGTCCGTGAATTTGAGACCATTGCTTAGCAAAGTCGTTACAAAACGTGCATCCATAACCAGTAGCTTTGCCTCTTACTTTCTTAACAAGAGAATGGAGGTTAAAGTAGTCTAGTTCACCATCGTATGCCCTACCTTTGTGTCTACCGCACTCGCACCCTGGAAGGCATTTTTTACCGGGGTGATTACTTCGATTTCCTTTAGTCATAGTAGTATTATACAACATTCCTTGAATAAATTCAACCATTGAAATTCCTAACCAGCATGTTATACAGACGAGTCCATTACCACCGTTCCCGCCTGCACCGCCTGTAACTCCACCGCCTCCGCCTCCGCCGCCACAGCCGATAGCACCATCGCCACCACGGCCACCGATACCAGCGCTAGCCGATCCGCCACCCGTTCCCCCGAAGAATACCCAGGTTAGATTGGTATAACTAGCTCCGGACACTCCGGCACCTCCCCCGCCTGCGACCCCGGTACCCCCAGGAAAATTAGCCGGAAAAAAATTAGGCCCTACACCTGAATATGTATTCGAATACGGTGTTATACTACCGCCATTTGTATCGCCATTTGCAGCTGATGCGCCCCCTCCGCCGCTGCCTCCGGTTGTCATTATTCCGCCTGCAGCAAGAGTCACACCTGTAGCATTTCCTGTTCCATTCCCGCCAGCGGAGGCGGAGGCGATAATGGAACTAGCTGATACCATCCCGACCATACCATAACCAGCATAAGACTGACTTCCATTTTCACTAGCCCCAGCTGCACCGCCCACACTAGCTGTCCCGGCTGATCCGAAAGCTGCCGACTGGTTTGAATTAGTTACAGCAAGAGCAGGGGCCTGACCGCCTATATTACTGCCGCGCATGATGTCACCAAATAGTCCTACGGCAGTAACATCGCCCGAAGAGCCGTTTGAACCAGCCGCACCGCCCGCACCGCCAGTCCCTGCATAAACATATAGAGAGGCAGGCAAGAGAAATGCCGGGACCAGGTACCGTACAGATGCCCCGGCGCCGCCACCGCCTCCGCCGCCACGTAGTGTAGAAGTGGCTCCAGAATAGCCTCCTCCGCCACCAGCCCCGGGTCCGATCAGCATCATCCAGACCATGGTAATCCCTTTTGGTTTTGTCCATATCTGACAGGAGTTTAGACCGATATTGTAAAACACCTGCTGCCGGTCACCTGTATCTGGCCAGCCAAAAAAATCAGGCATGTCAGTAATCACCGCCGACGACTGATACCCGCACTCCGGCTGCTACAGCAGTTCCTAGCGTACAGTTAATGACATATCCAGCGGGGATGGCAAAATTAAAGGCGATCTCGCTTGTCTGAAGAGCTGCTGCCGCATTCGCGGTAGATGCAGGAATAGTCAGCTCTGAGATCAAGACGTTGTTCGCTTGCGTCGCGTTAGTAGACCCATTATTAAGAAAAACACGGAGAACAGTAGTAACATTCGTACCGACCGGACGGCAGACTAGCTTCTGAATGTACGAGCCATTCGCCCCGGCGGTGAAGACCGAAGTTACATAACCTGTACCATCCATCGCTGTGTTAGCAGACAGTATCGGTCCTGCGGTTGCCGCCGCATTGTCGTCGACTGAACCCCAGCTGATATGCGGCGTGAGGGTAAACAGGGGGGCGGTGTTAGCAGGCATCTCGGCTCCTACTCGTGATCCCGGTCGTCACCCTGGGCGGTAACGCCTGGCTGGCTGCTCGCTGGGTAGACGCGGGTTAGCTCGGAGCCGTCCGGGTAGACGCGAGCCGAGTCGGGGTTGCCGTCAGCGGCGAAGTACGAGCCGGTGACCGTCAGGTCGGTGAGGTTCAGGGCGGCAGCAACCGCAGACGCGAGTCCCGAGGGGAGACTGAGGTTTGCCATGTCGTCTCCTGCAGGTCGAGGGAACCTGGCTCCAGGATGGCGCTGGCCGCAGATGGCACTTCTCGTCCATCGTACCGTCAACCGGCCCGATCGTACCTCCGCGCTCCCGAAGACTTGCCGAGCTGCACCGCTATGCCGCCATCTGAATCGTAAGAATCCCGAGCACATTCCATGAAATGGCGAATGTTCCGGCTACCGTCGAATACCCGGTGCCGCCGAAATAAATGCCGCAGATTTTAGCCTTCGGACTAAGACCATTAGCATATATATAGCAGCCATAGGCAGGGGCGGTTGTAGTGGTGCTCCCGACGCTAACATTATTCATTGACCACATAAGTGTTTTACTTGGTGATTGCGTCAGGGTCGGGGCATAGGAACCAGTGCTCAGGTTGATGCCGCCCGTCGGCCAATTCGAACCCGCAGTCACCTCATTCCCATTAGTCCAGGTAGACGGATCAGTAGCTGAAATATAGTCAGGTGTCTCCGAGTTTGTAGATAGCGACAAATTATTGTTTGTATCGAGAAGACTCATCGCGATGACTTGCTTAAGGGTATCTCTAAAAGTGGCGTAAAAGATACCACTCTCCGTCCAGGCCATATCACCCTCCGTTACTCGGTAGCACGCCCGCTGCCACGCCCTGCGCGGCCCGGACCGGTGCCAGCTCGTCAGCGAGAGCCTGCGCAGCGGTGTGATCTCCGTCTGCCATCGCCTCCGCGTACAGAGCGACCAGCTCATTCAGCGGACGGGATGCGCCCAGGTGCCCGACTGCGGCCTTGCGCAGCACGGCAGGGTCAGCGTCTGGCTGATGCTCGCGCAGCGCCTTATCAAAAATCGCCTGGCTCTGCCAGCTCATATCAGCCCCGTCTTCGTCTCGATAGTCTGGGGATGGATGTTCACATCTTGCCGACAGGAAACTCCTGAGCCGGGATTACTATGTTCGGTTACCATGTTTCCAAGCGTGTCAGTAGTTTCCTTGAAAGGCAGGTGCGACTCGGGGTGCTCACGGCCTGATTTTTCTGTTACCCGTGTTCGTCCATGGGACAGATGACCGATTGACTTCATCCGGTCCAGCTGCTTACGCCACTCATCCGTCATCGCGATGTCCTCTCCAACTGCTCTCAGGGTACCGTCCACACAGCGTTAGAATTATCCGGTACGCCAATTACGCCAGGTGCGTTCGTCCAGGCTCCCTCCCCCGCAGTCACCGGCAGGTCTTCAGCCGTGGCCCAGCTGAGCGATGTCACGTCGGTGATGACTGGGAACGCCGGCACGACGGCAAGAGTAGCCGGGTGCACGGTGGCGTTCGCATCGGCCACGACCGCCGGTACCGGGATCACCGCAGAGACGCTCAGCGCACTCGCGAAGATATGCGCGGCCTCGAACCCGGCAGTAGCGGCCGGTAGCGCTGAGGCAACGGCAAGCGTACTCGGAGCGACCGACGCGTTCACGATCCCGCTAGCCGATGGTGCCTGAATTGCGGTGAGCACGTTGAACGTCTCCGGGAAAACAATCGCGCTGTGGCCTGGCAGCCAGACGACAGACAGGCTTACAGCGTCAACGTTCACCGTTGCGCCGTGATTGCCCAGAAGAGTGCCGGCGATCACCCGCAGCCGGAGCGTGGCAAGCTGGCTGTAGGCTACCCCACTGAATTCAACGACATCGGCGTGGCCGGGAACGGTAGACACGGTGCCCATCTGGGGAGAGCCGATCCGTGCAGAGGTTCCGTCCCACAGTTCGTACGAGGGCGCAACGATACTCGCGTTGGAACCGTATTGCACGATAGTGGCGATTACGGACTGGATGAGAGAACCGGCCGGTACCTGCGGGAATGAGCTGAACCCGTAGCCTTCTAGCGCTGGAGACATAGTCGCCACGCTTGGCGGCAGTGCCGTGCCCGCTCCGGCGACGGATCCCGCGATTACCCTGCTCGCGGGCGCGGGAGCCTGTGCAGCAGCAATGCCCGAAACCAATCCAGGAGCCAATCCCATCCCGGTAATTCCGAGACCGTAGAAACCTCCTCCGTAAGAACCTCCGCCATAGGTAATTTCCGTCAAAGCGCTTGCAAGCCCGGTACTAGCGGCCTGGTTATCAGCATCGGGCGCCTGGCTTACGCCCGTCCCGGTAACAAGACCGACGGTAAGCCCGATACCGATAAGACTGAAACCATACACTCCCGCGCCGTACACGCCACCGCTGTACACAGGTCCTGTCAACCCAGCGGCGAATCCGGCAGCGACCTGATTATCAGCATCTGGCGACAGAACCGTACCCGTACCGCCCGCAGTCCCTGAGCTAATCCCTCGACCGACTACCTGCGCCGTGCCCGTGCCTGAAACGAGTCCTGCGCCCCCCTGGTTATCGGCATCCGGTGCCTGCGCAGCTCCGGTTCCGGTGGCAAGACCTGGTGTCAGTCCGACCGCGAGCCCGGCAACGAGAGGAGCCCCTGTACCGATCCAGGCCTGATCAGAGGCGGCCAGGTTATCCAGCCAGAGCGTGGTCGTGCTGTTCGAGATGCTGGAACCAATAAGAGCGAAGCCAAATGTTGAAACATTATTGTTAGCCGCGTTGTTTACCGAGTCCAGCAAGGTGCCAGAGGTATCGTACATGCGGACAAATGCCTGCGCATTACCAGCTCCGGCTACGAACATACCTTCAATTCGGTACCAGGTATTCAAAGAGGCCGCCGTACCGGTACCAGTAACGTTACCGCCAGGGCCTGCTGCGAGCAAATGCCCCGAGCTATTAATGAGCAACCCCAGTGCCCCGGTTCCAGCCCGGAATATATACCCGACAGAGTAGTTCGTCAGGTAAATATACGCCCGCATGTAAAGAATCGCCGGGTTGTATGGACATGGGTTCCAGCCGGTATAGCTGAGGCTCGCAGCAGTGACGAACTTATAAGCCAGAGAGCCGGCGAAAACCTGAGAGTTGTCAAAGGTAACTGTTCCCACGCCACCTTGGGTAAGCGCATCACCTGACACTCCGCCGGAGTTCCCTGCTGTTACGGCAGTTGTGTTCGAGCCGCCCTCGGCCGTGTTTTTCAGCGCCAGGAAGCGAGCGCAGGCGATTCCGGTACCTGTGGCGAGTCCGGCGGTGATCTGAACGTTCGAAGAAGGTGACTGCGATACCCCTGTTCCGGTAGTCAGTCCCGGTGTCAGCTCCGTACTCGGTACCTGAGCGGTTCCGGTGCCTGTCGCGAGTCCCGGAGTTAGCTCGATGCCCGATGCCGAAACGGATCCAGTACCTGTTGCCAAACCGGGCGTCAGCTCGATGCCCTGTCCTGGCGGGGTAAGGACAGAAGCGTCGTCAATATACAGCTGGATGGTCGAGTCTGGCGTCCCGTTAAATCCTACGCTGGCATGAACCTTGTAAGTGCCTGCGGGTATAGTAAACGCGCCTGACGTGTAGAATCCAGCCGTCGCGGCGGGAAGGTTAAAAGAGGCAGGATAGTATCCGCCCAGGTAGTTGCTCCCGGAATAATCAAAGTAGTCCATGGTAAATCGGGTAAGAGAGTAACCTTGCGGGCTGTAAAGATAAGCCTGAACCTGAAGAACCTGACCAGGGACAACGTTTATTGTCTCAATGGTGACGATGCCTGACGATACCCCAGTTGTTGTCATCAACCAGGACTGGGTGCCGTCGTTCGACCACCCAGAAGAAAGCGCTCCGGTCACGCCAGTTTGGAATACATTCCACAGCCCGGTACTGCCCTCGAAATTGTCGAAGGTGATGACCGTGGTTCCGGTGCCGGTAGCGAAAGAGGTTGCCTGTGGTGGTGTCAGCCCAATGCTCGTTGCCCGAGCTGTACCTGTACCGGTGGCTAGCCCCGCGGTCACCGTGAAAGTTTCCTTTGCCAGCAAAAGATAAGAGTTGCTGGAAACGGCTTCGTTGAACGTCTGACCACCGGGCGTGACCGTTCCCGTAGACGACAAGGTCTCCGTGTAAGCTGACACCGAGTTCGCGAAGGCCCCGCCCGCCCCCGCATATCCGCCCAGGGCGACAACTGAGAAACCACTGGACGGCGTGGTCATCGAGATAGCGGAAGAACCGCTTGTCTGGTAGCGCGCCGCGTTGAGAATGATCGCCATATCGGCTGCATACGTAGCAACAGCGGTATTAGGCGTATTCACCGTGCCTGGCGATGTGATGACATGGACGCTGCTCTCAGCATCAAAAACAGCAGTAGCCGGAGCGTTCGCAGCCGTAGAGCGCAAGGCGAGCATCATATAGGCATAGGCAGCGCTGGTACCCCAGCTAAAGGTCGGAGCGGTATCTCCGGTAGCGTATGTTTTATACGCAAGCATGGACGTAAACGGGGCGTTCGTCGCAGCATTGCTGTCGCTGCTCGTGATCGTCCAGGTACCTGTGCCTGCACTCTGGGTGAAGGTCAGGCCGGAGGCAGTGACCAGGAAGATGACGAGAACGAGGTCGCCGTTGCTGGCTCCAGCTGTCGTCCAGCCCGTATACTGGGTTGCCTGCGAGGTGACACCGGCCGTTCCGCTGTTACTCGGCGCTAGGTACCCGCGTAGTGCTACGGCCACGGCTGGTCACCTCCTCGGTGCGCTGCTACCGTCTATTATGCGGCTTGACGCTTCTAGTGATAATTGAGACCACGAACCGAAGCGTAGGTACTCACTCCATCCGGTGTCCACACATCGCAGACGTCCTCGTACCCGTTCGTCGATGACAGCGTGACCACTCCTGACCCGACGGTGGTAGCCGCCCCCGTTATCGTCAGTGTCCCTGCGGCTCCTGAAGCTGGCTGCTTGACGTGAAGAACAATCTTCTGGGCATACCCGGCGATGATATTCTTGAAAGAGATGGTATTCGCTCCGTTAGCAAGAGTAATCTTGAACGTATTTCCTTCGGCGTTGTAGATACCGTCACCGACCGCTGCGTAAACAGTCTGGGATCCTGCCTCCAGTACTCCGCCCATAAGTATAGCAGAAAACCCCAGGCCTCTCGTATTCGCCAGGAAATCTCCGGAGGTATTGCAGTCCATTATCCCGTTGAAGCTAAACTGGTACGTAAACTCCAGGCCGCTTGTCTGCTTGTATGCGGCAGGCGAGCTGCTGTAGATCCTGATGACTCCTATGTTTCCGTAGAAGTTAAAGCTACCCCCGGCGTTAATCGGGACCGGCCCGACGTTTCCGGCTCCGGCATCCGCTTCCATGTTGATGTTGATGATGGACTCAAGGATTCCTGCTCCGGTATTCCCGAAGTCAATTCCCTTGCCCGTGTCCGAGGTCCCGCACTTGTTGTTCAGCGAGAAGTTAAATACGGGACAGGCAAAGAATCTCGATCCGCCCTGGAAGGCCAGTCCTGTCTGATTCGGGTTACAGAGGGTCTTAATGTTGACTGAAGCTCCACCGATAACATTCAGACCGGAAGTGTTCCTAGCTAGAACGCCTGTTGTGCAATTACTAGTGTTGAAATCAAAAACACCCCAGTTAGTCCACCCGACCAGGCTGTCTACCACGATTCCAAGCTGGCCTGCGGCCGAATAATTCTGTGCGCTCACCGATGACTTAGGGCTGTTGATATCTCCGCACACGAACCCTATCGCGTTAGCCCCGGCATTAGTCCCGTCAACGATAAAACCTGATACATAACCGCCGAGAGAAACAGTCGGGCTGGTAGAACCAATGTTGAACGCTGAGTCGTACTGATGAAGCCAGGTATTGTTTCCGGTATGGTTGATTGTCGCGCCGGGAGAGATAAAGTTCTGCTGAACACCAAGAACGTGACCACCGCTGTCCTTATACGTTCCCGGAGGCAGGAAGATGGTGCCTGGCGACGTCCCAAGTGAAGTGAAAGCGGCAGCGATGGCAGTGCTGCTGTCATTGACTCCGGTAGAATCAGCACCCTGAACGGTAATCTGCCCAGCTGTCGACCCGTCAGCATTGTGACCAACCAGCAGCCAATTGTTGAGCTGCGTCCCCCAGATATTAGTGCTGCCGCTAACCGTCGGCAGGGATGCCATGCCACCTCCGCGAGCAACGAGAACCGGCTGGCTCCACGCTTACGGCCGCAGCATCTTGCTCTTCAGCGTACCAGTCCTGGCTGTCTCTCGACTGTCTCTGCCAGAAATCTGCCTCAAAACGCTGAGCACCATTGTCACAGCAGCCCCTCCTGGTCTACTCCGCCCCAGGCTCTGCTCTGCGAGATGCTTCTTCCAGGTACACAGCTGCTGCACGCAACCGGATCGGATCATGACCGGCATGACCAATGAAAAGGTTGCAGTTTCCGCAAAGAAGACCCCTGATTACACCGGTTCCATGATCATGGTCGACATGCGGACTTTTACCCTTACCCGTACTGCGGAGAACTCCCTGGAAGCCCCAGCACGTATTTAAGCGGTGTACTGCCCGCATCTAGTTCGCCTGACCCGTATTGCTGCTGCGTCCATACTCTCAGCATTTTCTGTCCTGCCCTCTAAACGGCGATGTTAAAGACTGCGGTAACGAGTGCTCCACCAGGTGTCGCCCAAAGGATCGTATTCCCGGTGAAGTACTGAGTCCCGTTGAGGCGAGCATACCAGGTGCGATTCGGCGTTTGCACGCACCACACCAGATCAGCCGTCTCGGCAGTAGCGGTCAGGTCGGCTACCTTGTCCGTTCGCTCCGTTTCACTAATGCAGAGCTGCGCATCCGACGGAAGAGTCTGGGTCGTGTACCACTCGATTCCGTCTGCGCCCGGGGTTGTAGCCGGCCAGCGATGACCTGGAGTAGTAACCGACGAGTGCGAGGGGCCGTCCATCCGGATGACATCGTAAGGACCGTCGTGGAAAACGTGCACCGATGTAACGGGCTGCCATTCCGCTTGCCCGGTAACCGTGTTCAGAGTCAGGCAGATATCGCCAGGGATTACCTCGTCGTAACGAAGCCAGCCGCGCTCCGTCATAATTTCAGTATCCGGGCTAACGCAGAACGTTCCGGCCGTGACCGTTTGCGATCCGCCGAAGTAGTTGAAGCAGAGGCCCTGTTGTGCCGTGCCCGCCCCAGTAATGGTATTATCGTATACCAAACATCCGTAAAAACCGGTCAGCGTTACCGTTCCGCCGCCTGGGGTGTTTGCCGCCGTAAAGCAGATAGAACTAGAACCGGTGTCGATGGCGAATGCCTTGCCGGTGAGCGCGATACCACCGGCCGCCCAGTTTGTGCTAGTGACCTCATTACCAGTGACCCACTGGGCGACAGCGTAGGCTGAGTTGGCAACCGAGACTGTCTTGTCCGGCGCCGTGGTGTTGTTGAATAGCGCGACTTTAATCGAGTCGGCGGACAGGCTGCCATAAGTAGGCGGGGCTGCGGTAGTCCAGCACCTGCCCAGAATTGGGTTAAGCGCGGCCTGCTGGAAAATAGCCGATCCTGCGGTGGCCCAGCTCATAATCGCATCATTCCTTCATTTTCTTCTCGTTGCTGTTTTCTGGCTTGACCGCACCTTGGGCGGCTGCCAAGCCTGCCTGAACGGTAAAGGCTGGAGGTTCCGGAGACGCCGTCATTGAAGCAGACGCGACTCCACCCAGGGCGAGTGCCTGCTCTCGTTCGGTTTTCAGCCGACGTCGCTGACGCTTTCCCATGTTCAGTCTCCCCGCTTGCCGCTAGCCACTGACAGCCCCTGATCGCGCAAGATGCACGCAGCCGCGTCGAGGGAAACCCAGCCGTACTGATAGCCGGCAACCGCAACACTGCCGATGTGGACCTTCTCGCGCTCCTGACGTACATTAGCCAGCTCCGCGCGCAGCGCCCGGACGGTCTTCCGGCGGAAACCGAGGTGCTCGGCAATCAGCGGGATATAGTCAACTGATACCCAGCCGGGATTTTCGCGCTCGATCAGGCCCATTCGCTGCAGCTCGCGCACCGCTCGGATCGTCGTGTCCATGTCAACGTCGGCAGGATTCATGAGCCGTCAGTCCCCGAGCCTGAGCTGCGCGAGCCCGGCGTTAGCGGCTAGATCGGTACCCTCGTCGCGAGTTGTCCTGATCGACATGTACGGCCGGCCATCGTCTCCGGTCGCCTGGATCTCACCGTTCAGGTAATCCTCGCGCTCGACAGCCTCCACCTTGCAGGCAGTCCCGGCGCGAACGAGAGGCGCGGTGAGGTAATGCAGCCGCGGGCAGGTATGGAACCGTGAAGAGCCGGGGGGTAGCGCGGGGACTCGCTCTGACAGCCCGCAGTTGGGACATGACCAGTCTTCAAACGGCGTTCGCAGCAGCGGTACGTTCCGCGGCACGTCCATGCGGCAGCTCCCGGGTTCGGAATCCGCCGGCTCCTGGGTGGCCGCAGCGCTACTGACCTTCAGCATAGCAGCCTGGACAACACTCGTTCCGCTGGCTACTGGAAATAGGTAATCACGAGCGCGTACCCGGCGGCGCCCTGAGCGCCCGCACCTGAAGACGTGCCGCCTGAGCATGCTCCTCCGCCTCCGCCACCGCCGCCAGTGTTCGCCTGAGGAGATGCCCCCGCCTGTGCCGCTCCGGTGATCGCCGCCGCCCCGCCACCGCCACCAGGCCCAGTTCCGCCTTGAAAGGCCGGAGCCGTACCGCTAGTCGGAGATGCCCCGCCGACAATACCGCCAGCAGAAGTATTGGCACTTGATCCCAGGAATGTATAATAACCGACTCCGCCATTGGCAGCCGTCGGCCCGGAAGCGATCACCCCGCCACCTCCGCCGCCGCCGCTTGTCGCACCTTGGACTGCGGCATCACTGGTTCCGCCGGTTCCTGTCGTTCCGGTACCACCCGCTCCACCGGTTGTCAGCCCGGATCCGCCTCCACCGCCGGCTGCCGTTCCCGACGCACCCGGCCCAGCCGCGCCTGCTGCTCCACCGTGCGCCCACAGATAAGAACCGAAAAACGTTCCTGATCCGGCAACGCCTGGGTTACCCGCGCCAGCCCCCGTAACGGCCGCTCCGCCCGCTCCCCCGGTGCCGAGGGTGACCGCGACCGTGCCGGATAGCTGTGACGCCTGAAACATGGCCGTCGAATAGCCGCCTCCTCCGCCGCCACTACCGCCGACTGCGGCTCCGCTTGCCTCGAATGCCCCGGATCCGCCGCCACCGCCGTCCGCGACGAGGGCGACATAAACAGTCTGCGCTCCAGCTGGCTTCGTCCATGTTGCCGTGGAGGTATAAAAATTGACTTGCGGAGTGACAATTGAAGATCCGGGGGTGTCTAGATTAGTCCACGAGCCACCCGAACCGGTACCGGTAAAAATAGATTCGAGGTCTCCGGAAGCGACAGCGGTATAAACCCCGGTAGCAGGAGCGTAGTTAGCGTAGTTCCGGACCGAAATGCTCACCGGGCTGGCGCCGGCTGGAACGATGCAGGTAGCTTTCGGGCCATTCAGCGTCACCAGGTCCAGGTTGACTCTGCACGGCCGTGTGCTCGCCGATCCGCTGATCGATATAATCGGAGCCTGATAAGCACCTGAGGAATACATCAGAGCTGATATACTATTAAAACTCCACTGACCGCCGATGACAGTAATAAGCGGATTACCAGCCTGCGGATAAACAGTTGTAAAGGCAATATCCTCAAATGATACCGGAGTCGGACTGAAACTATTGGTACCAAGGATAAATTGTGAACTGTTCTGCGACTGAATATTTTTAATTGTCGTCTGACCAGCACTATTATCAGTGAAATAAAAATCACACCAGTTCTGCGCTGGCTGGGCTCCGAGCAGAGCGAAACTAGAGCAATTTATCTTGTATCCGTAGTAGCACAGGTTAGCATCAACTCCGAGACCCCGGTGATCATAGTTGTTCCCGTTGCCGCCGCAGCCGAAGGCAAAAGCCACCAACCAGTTCCCGGTGCTGCTCCAGGATCCACCTGCCTGTCCTCCGGTTACGATAACATTTTCTAGCGTCGTGCCGTCGACCTGTCGGGCACCGTTTCCTTCTAGCGAGAGCCCAGTAATGAATTTAAGAGTACGAATACGAATATCCCGGAAGCAGTTTCCCGAAGTCGACCGAGCTGCGACATTAGCCGATACAACAGCGACCGTTACGGTAACGGTTCCGGTGGCCGTGCAGTTCTGCGACAGCGTCCACCCGACACCGGAAGTGGAGGTGAGAACAGTCGTCCCGCCGGGGATGCCGGTACCCGTTACCGTCGCGCCGACGTCGTAGGCCTGAGCCAGAGTGTTAGTTACGACCGCCGACCCGGAAATAGTTCCGCAGCCCGCGTCGGTCCGGCTGGCCGTCACCCAGTCGAGCCGGATGCCGTCAATGACCTGCTCGGTTCCGTCACCCGTGACCTCGAAGCCCTCGAACACCCCGTCCGCAGATCCGTTAACGAACAGCACCGCCTGGGTGAACCCGGTTCCGGACGCGCGGATGTTGGTCATCGCCGGGCCGTCGCCGATCAGCTTGAAGTTCTGCACCGACTGGATAATCAGGTCCGACGTTACTTTGTACGTACCGCGTGGGAGGTAGACCGGTGCGAGCGCTCCCCGGGTATGTGTGGCTGGAGCAGCATTGCCGGTGGCGGCGTTAATGGCCGCCTGAATCGCAGCGGTGTCATCGGTGGTGCCGTTGCCGGTCGCCCCGTACTGCGGGTCCTGCACGTTGATGACACCGCTGACACCGTTGACGCTGGCCAGGGATCCGTCAGCCTTGTGCGCGACCCGCAGCCAGGTATTGAGCTGCGTGCCCCATGAGTTCTGGCTAGCGCCCTGGCTGGGAAGGCTCGGCGTTGTCATGCGGCTGCTCCCGGATCGCGAGTGTCCCCGCCGGCTCCGTCTCAGGCCGCAGCGCTACTGGCCTCTAGCGTATCAGCCTTGGTTCCGCCCGTTTCGCTGGCTGAGCGCCGCCACATCGAAAACCGTGGCCGGAACCACCTTGCTGCCGCCTCCGGCCATAGAATCACGGAGACCCGTCAGGACATCCAGCCAGTTGCCTAGATCTTCAGCGCTGAGCAACGCGGTGAACGTAGTCGAGGCAGACCGCAGCGTGATCACGGCGAAAGTACCGGCAGGCGCATCGATGGTACCGGTCTCCAGGCGGACGGGCACCTGAGTGAGCAGCTGGTTCGCAGAATCGACGAACGACGGAGTTGTCACGGCTTCTGCCAGATGCCTCGAATGACGTCTACATCATCGAGCACGACCCACCAGCTGTCCGGCGGCCTGGCAAGCAAGTTAACGCCGATGAGCACCGCTCCCCGCTTCATGTCCTCCTGCACCTTCCGCTCAAGCTGCGCCTGAAGCTCCCGGTCATGGAACGTCAGGTTGAGGAAGATGATGTCCTGATCCCCGTACCCTTCGTAGCTAAGGGCATCACGACGGCGTACCCCGTCGAGGCCGAGCTTCCGCGCTTGATCGAGATACTCGGGTACTCGCTCGATGCCGGCTACCTCGAGACCAAAAATCTCCTGCGCGAGCAGCATCTTAGTACCGATCCCGCAGTTCCCGGTCATCACTACGTTCCCGCCGCGACGCATAACCCAGAAGCCTGTCGGCACGGTAAAGCAGTAGGCCTTCCCGTCTTCGCTCGGCACCTTCAGGATATCCGTTTTCGGACGGCCTGCCATACCAACCATAGTGTTAGTATTGGCAAACACAGTGTAGTCAGTAGCATCCCCACGTCGATCTTCACGAAGTACCGCTCGGTACCCGCTGGCGGTCATCGCATACTGAATGAAGTCCGCTGATTCTCGGATACGCGTGCTAAATCGCCCGGCCCGTGATTCAGTTACACTGCCATCCCAGTGCAGGCATTCCTCTGAGATTACGCGAAGCTGCTCGGTCGAAGCAGGCCAGAACCCTTCATATGACTTCGTAGACCACGGCGGGATGAAACTGAAACGCACTGTTCGCGTATTGTCGAGTGATTCATGATAAGAAATTCCTGCTGCCGCAAGCAGTTCACGTGCACGTTCGATTTTTCGTGGCTTGCGAAACTTCAGAACCGCATTTTCAGGTCGCCGCAGATACCCGTCTGCGTTCACCATAACCTGAACCCTGATCTGTTCATCGGACAGCTCTACCTTGGTGCTGATCTGCGGGATAAACGTCGTCTGAAACTCGCCACTAACGCCTAGCGCTAGACGACCGTGCTCTGCTGCGAACTTTTCCGCCGTCCACACCGTAGGAACGCGACGCCTCTCTGCACCGGTGATCTTCCAGAACAGTACTCGGTGCTCTGCGGACAGACGCTGATTGATACCGTATTTGGTATGCAGGTCATAAAACTCATCGCATGACTTGACGATATAGCGCTCCGGCTGTACTAGCGCGCCCTCTCCAGTGTCCGGATCGTACTGCATCACCGGGCCGCCATCGTAGTCGACGATCCTGCACCAACCTGTCGGCGACAGGTACTCGCTGTCCGCATCAACGCAACCGACCTCGAAGAAAACATCACCAGAAGCTTCCGGCAGTGCCTCAGCGAGCAAGGAGATGAACTCAGGTACCGAGAACGGCATCCACGGCAGGCTGTCCGGCTTCTCACGTCCGGCCGGATTGGTCATCCACTCGCGGTCCAGCTTTGCGACCGTGCGAAGCGTGTCAGCGATGTTCTTTGCGATGTGCTTACTGTTCGCGCTCACGCGCTGTCCTCCGGCTCGTAGTCGTTGTCGATCTTCAGCGGCAAGACCGCGTCCGGGAGTTCCGGCAGCTCCTCGCCTGGCCTAGCGTTGCTCCAGTCGGGCTTGTCACCACCGCGGTGCTCCTCGGGCGGCAGCTTCGGCTTCTTGACTTCCCTTGTCTCTTCCACGGTTTCCTCCGCTCCTGCTGGTGCCGGTCCGCTGCAGCGGCAACCTACGCTGCAGCGGACCGAACTGCTGCCACCCTACGTCAGACCCCGTACCTGCGGAAAGAGGTTCTGATACGCATCGCGCCATCGGGTCCAGTTTTTCTCGATCGTCCAGCTTCGAGCATCATCGCGGGCAGCCTCACCCAGCTTCAGGCGAAGGTTTTCGTCAGAAGCCAAAATGCTGAGATACTTGAGCCACTCATGTTCATAGCGAACGAGGAATCCGTTCTCACCATGCCGGATAAAACCACTGTAAACCGGACAGTCAGTAGCGATCGACGGAATGCCGCGAGCTGCCGCCTCCAAAACCTTAATATTGCTCTTAGACAGATCGAATTCGGTAACGGCGAGCGGTGCGAGATTGATGTCGAAGTCAAGCGTCGCGTAATAGCCTTCAGGGTCCTCGTACACCGGAACCCAGGGGCGGAACTTTGCCCGGTTCCCGACCTTGAAGGTTGGCCGGTAGTCAGTACCGCCGAGATGGAAATCCCAGCCTGAAAATCGCTTCAGGAACCTGCGGACTGAACTGGTGATCAGGCTGACATCGATACCGTGACTGGCGCCTCCCTGCCAGCCGATGGACGGGCGCGACCTGACTCGGGGCGTTTCCGCTGAGCCTGTAACCTGACTGGGCGGTACCGTATCCAGCAGCCAAGCGGGGATGCAATTTGGCAGCACGGCGATGTTCTCGTTCCCGGTATGCTCATGGATAACCCGAGCCAGCTGATCGGTGGTCACGGTAACCAGGTCGGAAACTTCGGCCATGTGCGTCACAGCATCCTGGACATCTCCCCGCTGGTAGAGGCTGTAAGCCTGGAAGTTGATCGGCGAGATGCTGAACACGTCGTCGTCGGTCTCATAGACGAGCCGTGATTGCGGGGTCCGAGCGCGACGCCAGGTTTCCAGCCCACGGTGCGTATTAAAACGCTGTCCGATGATGATGTCAAAGCCCTGCATGTCCCGGAGCGTGACCGGCGTCCTGTTGCCCTTGTCGTCGCTGGCCGACCGGAAGGTTACCTCATGACCGTGCTTTTCGAGCTGACGCAAAGGCAATTCAATCCGGTACCAGCAACATCCGCTTCCACCGTCATGACCTGCGAAGATCCTCACTGTGCTCCCTCCTTACCGCTGTACTGACCCTGTTGACCAGATGCCCTGCTCGTAGTGCGTTTTCATCCGGTGGTAGAGAGCGTCCAGCTCAGCGCGGGTCATCACGAGAAGCTGACAGCGCAGTTCCTCGTCCGGCTCATCCTCTCGTTCGATGAAGATGCTCGCCTCTACCCAGTCGGTCTCCGCTTCGTTCAGCTCGCTTGCCTCAAGAGAAATCCGGGACTTACTCACAGCTTTCCCTCCGCCTGCAGTCTCCGGGTCAGGCCAATTCTGTGCTCGACATCAAGCCGGACTCCGAACCTGGCGATGAACACCGGATTGGCAGTTATCACCGTCATGACCTGCGAAGATCTTCACCGCGCTGTCTCCTAACATACGTAAGGCCGATACCATCGGGGTGATACCAGTCGCCAAACCACGCCGGAGCGCCAAGAAACCGAAGAAAGCACCAGAGATCCTTCACCTGAACACCCCTCTCCGCTTTGCCGTCATCCGTTCAGCCTGCGTTCCGAACAGGGTAACTCGCTGCGCGTGCGGGTGCTCACGGGAGACAGTTCCGGTCCTAGTCGTGCATTTAGTTCCAGCTCGGGCATGGCAATACGGGCAGGCTACTCCGCTTTCCACCAGGCGCCGTGCGTCCCTGAGCGTGCTCACTTCTTCGCTGCCCTCGCCTGCTTTTTAGCCTGCCGTGATAGTCCGGTGCGGTGCTCCGTATCAAGCCGCGCGCCAAACCTGGCCAGGAACACCGGATTAGCGCTCACCAGCAATGTATTGTTTTGAGCCTTGTAGCCAGGAGCGGGCTTTACCGTCGGATCGAGACTGATGCCGGTTCCCTCACCGGACGCCGACCAGTTCGTTGAGCCCTCCCAGCCGAGACCCTGCCCGACCAGTACCCCGCCCTTGGTATGGCTGATCTGACCCGTCGCGGACTCTGTGACTACGAACGAATTATAAAAACCCGGATCCGCTACCTCATCGGCTGCGAGGATAACCCTCTCATAACGACCCTGCGCCTGATAGCTGTCCAGAGTACCCTGAACGGACACGTTCGGATTCTTCAGCAAAGCCATGATGGCATCGTTCAGCTCCCTGTCGTCATAGCCGAACATATCGATTTTCAGGCCCATTCTTTCATTAACAAGCAAATCGAGAAGAATGCCATGAACATCATCGCGGCCGACGAGAAACAGGTAATGATCACCGTAGCCGAGAGTCAAGACGCCTTCCGATGTATAACGGCCGAAACGAGCGAGTCGTGGGTCATCGTAAGTCATGGCAAGAACCCCCAGGCTAGATGCCCGACCTGCCCCTGAACGCCTGTCACGTCGTCAGCTGCCTCCGTCACACCGAACCCCGGATGCCCAGTGGCGGCGCAGCGCCCGTAATCGTGATAAGCAATAAATCCGCCAGGCCGGATCAGCGGCAGTGTGAATGAAAGATCGGCTCGCACCGATTCCTCGCTATGATGAGCATCGAGGAACACGCCATCGAAAATAGGCGGATCGTGCCGCATTCTGGGCAGGGCATCCTCGAACCGCTCTTTCACCGGCGTAACGCGATCTGCTACCCCGTACCGGTGGATGGTGTTCCAGAAGATGTCCCAGGTGTCACCGCGGCCGGCCATGTCGTCACCCTGATGCCAGTCGACGGACACCACGTGATCCGCAACCGAAGCAATCACCACCGTCGAGTAGCCATGGTAGGCACCCAGCTCCAGCACATACTTGTCCCGGCACAGTGCCGCCAGCGCGGTTGCCTCGGCCGGGGTAACAGCGGAGCTGACGTCGTACGGAAAAATGATCTGACGCTCGGGGCTATCTGTTTCGCTCACTAGCTCATCCTAATCATTCCAGGCGCTCTTCCCTCTCGGTGCCCAGTGGCTGAGACCTCGCTCGGCGTGGTCATAGTACCAGCGCTGCTCATCGGTCGGATTTTCCAGATCCTCATACCAGGCAAGATGCTCGCCAATATAGGGAGGCCCGGTACGCAGCGCGCCATCCAGGTCGAACCCAGATCCTTCCCGGTACAGGGCGAGCGTGGTATCGATATCTGCCCGGTAGGCACCATCACCCAGTGGATACTGCCAGAACTGAGTTTCGTGCCCGACGACCTGCTGCTTACGGGAGTAGTGATCTGGGAGGTTGTCGATGCGCAGCCCGAGTCCGGCCTTCGTTCGATCCGGGTACTTATCCAGCAGGGAACCGAGATGCTGCGGCCAGTCCGGTGGGCAGTCGAGCGCAGGCACGACATCCGGATCAGTGACGATATATCGTTCGCTGCCGCGTGCCACGTTGAACGGCTCCCAGCCCCAGAGACCTCGCGGGTGGCCGCCGCCCCGGCGCAGAACCGTGATACCTCGTGCTTCCCAGGACCTAAGCAAGCTGAGCGCAGCAGGCCAGGTGCTGCCGTGATCAACGATGACAACTTCCAGCTGCGCGTCCATTAGTGCCTTCAGGCAGTACCGGGCATACGTTACCCGATCTCGGAAGATTACGAAGGCCTTCAACCGCTCACGACTCCTGCTTCCGGCGCCCGGCGTCGGCGCCTCTTACGCGAAACTTCCGGCTCAACGACCAACGCGACTTCTGGTTCCCGCGCAGCTTCCGGCACCTGCTCCGGCACCTCCATAACCGGCACAACTGCGGGCGTCTTATACCGCTGGCCGTCCAGGTAATACGACTCGCTATAGCCGATGTGCTCCCGGGCAAGGATGGCCACCGGAGTCCAGGTACGCCCGCCGATCACTACTTCGGATGACTCACATCGATAACCGTCCTGACGGTGCACGATCGCAGCCGTAGCATCGATTAGCTGAACGCGCCGGTGATGCAGCTTGCAAGTGAGTCTCGTCATTGTTTACACAGCTTCCTTGATGGCCAGCCTGGCAGCAAGTCGAACGCTTTCGGCTTATTCTGGCCAACCCATTCCTCCGCCTGGTGACGGTACTCATTCTCCGGCGGCGGTAGTTCCCGAAGGTATTGCGTTCTAGCCCACCAGTAATTACCACCGTACATCGGTACCGTGACCGGATAATCTGGCGGGTTGTGATGCTCTTCCGGGGTCAGCCAGTGGCAGCCGACAGTGTCATAATCGTGCAGCAGAGCCGCGCACGCCCGCCAGTTGCTGACGACATGCCTAGTCATCGACCGGCGCCAGATCGCGTTCCACTCCGAATCGTCATGAGCGCCCTTAGTGTGCGCGTACAGCACAGGGAAATTACCCGGAATATTATGGATATCGCAGTGAAGCTTCGAGAGGGTAAGCTGCTCAAATCCCTCATCTGCTTCAACCCACACCTCCGGAATTGGCACGCCGTTGCTCCCGAACCGCATCACGATATGGTTTTTAGCCCGCTCCCGGTCTTCCGGATACCCGACCAGGCCGACAACCGTTTCACCCTCGAATCCGGATTTCCCGAGAGCCTCGGCATGCTCGCGAACCGGAGTCGACCAGGCTCCAGAAGCGTAAACATGGTAGAAGTGGCGAATGTAAGAACTGATGTAACTCACGTTTGTTCCTTCTCCCGCCAGCGGTAAGCACTCGGCCAGGAATCGCAGGTGATCTCGCTGACCCGTACGTACGGCACTTCTTCGTTCAGCCAGAGCAGCACCATGTCCCAGTCTTCCCAGCAGCTGCCTGGCTCGCTCCATGTCCCCCGCTCCAGAGTCTCCCGACGGTGCATGATCATCGGCGTACCGACATTTCCGGCGGAAATCTGACCATGACCGACCTCGTGCACACCATGCGGAGCGTGACTGGCTAGCAGGGACACCGCGAATCCGGCCTTCGGGTTCTCGTCCAGCGCGCGAGCCAGCACCTCGCAGTGCTGCGGCCGGAGCGTGTCGTCGTCGTCACAGTAGGCGATGTACTCGCCGCTGGCGTATTCTAGGCCGTGCAGCCTAGCCGGGGCGCCCCAGTGCTTATCCTCGGTATGCTCCGGCAGCTCAAAATACCAAAGCTGCTGCCCCCGACGGAAACGAAGTGCCAACGGGGTGTTTTCTATGCGCTTCCGCAACTCCGGATCCGGGCCATCGCTGATGATGATATGCTCGACTGCTGGATATGTCTGTGCCTGTACACTCGGAATACACCTGCTCACCAGTAGCTCGTGCCGTTTCCAGGTTGGGGTGATCACCGAAATCAGGGGCGTGCTCATTGTCTCCTCGCTGGTGGGTAGAGGGCGATCCAGATCAGAACAAGCATGACAACCGTCCAGCCCCAGTAGCCCGGTATGCCAAGGATGCCCAACGCAATAATCACCGCTATCCCAGCTAGCAGTCCGGTAATGTGAACGGCTGTTCTCCGGGTCATCGCAGTAGCACCTGGGCAGCCACGAGAATCAGCGCCAAGGTGCAGGCCCATGCACCAAAAGCATAATAAAAAGCACGTAGGGCAAGCCTCATGACGGCCACGGTTCCGTCCATTCCCCTCTCGTAACCTTTCGCAGCGCCTCATAATACAGCGCCCGATCGTAATTGGTCCGTGCTTCCTCCGACCCCATGCCCGCCCCGCGTTTATGCATCGCCCAGTGATGGTTAAATGAGTACTTGTTGCACATCTTCGGCGGAAATCCAGCCTGCCGTCCCCTATCGCTGAAAAAATCATCAGAGTAATAATGCGACAAAAGCAGCGGACTTATTTTCTCCCACTGCTGACGGCTGCAGAACGGAATAACAGTAATACCAGTATCGATGCCGTCCGGGAACTCGGAACTGGCATATGGCCGCGACTGAAGTATTCCCAGGTGAACGTTCAGTACCCGCGGAGCCGGCAGGAATCCACGGTCAGTCAGCTCGATTGCCGCGAGATCCCAGCCGTCCATGGGCTCCAAATCATCACATGTCAGGTGAATGTAGTCGCCTTTCGCCTTATCCGCACCGGCCTGCCAGGCCTTACCGCATGTCGAATGATCATACTCGGTAATGATCTCGTTCGGAGTGCTGGTGCGATCGCGGTAGGCGTTCAGGCAGCGCTCATAGTGATCTTCGCGGCCGGGAATCGTCGGAATGATGATCGAGAGCAGGGTCACGGGAACTCCGATTTCATTGTCCGCAACGCCTCAATCAAAGCATCGAGATCTTCACGATCTATGCTTATAGCTTCATAACCCTCATCGCGGATAACTATATCAACATCCCGGCCTTCGACATAGATACGCTCTGAGCCATCTTCCGCTACTCCGATCCGCTTAACGGTCACCCCTCCACCTCCACGAAGCTAGACCGCCGTCAGTAGTATGTAAAGATTCAAAGCACCAGAATACGTATTCTTCACGTATACAGGGTCGCGATCTGTAATGAATGAATACGAATTAGTGCCGACAGGCGTTCCTTCTGCATTCGGAATAGCGAACGACAGCGACGTTCCTGTGGAATCTTGCGACAGAACATTTTCTCCAGTAATACCTCCCGTGTCCCCGCTGTGCAGGCTCACCGTGCAGCGTATTGGGCTGATACCGAGAGCCGTGAACACCTCGACAACAGCTCCTCCTGCGACAGTTACTGTAGCTGCATAAATCATGACTACCCCTCCTGCGATTTTCTTGATTAACTAATCCTACCCTCAAATGACTGTTCTGTCATTGAGAGCCTTTCATCGAGAAGCGACATAGCATAAATATCATACTCGTCTAGATCAAAATCAAAGATACTAATATTCTCCTGAAGCCGTTCAAATGTACCTGTCTTCGGAATCACCGAATTACCAAGCTGCAAACTCCAACGCAGTACTATTTGTGCTGGGGACCGCCCATACTTGCTCGCAATAGAAACTAGTATCGGCGAATCAAGATTCTTTCTTCCCCGACCAAGCGGACCCCATGCCTGGGTAATAATATCAAACCTATTATGAAAAGTTCGTTGCGCAGCCTGGGGACACCAAGGATTTAGCTGTATCTGATTCACGGAAGGCGGAGTAGAAGCATAACTAAGAAGACAGGTAAGATCATCAAACTTAAAGTTAGAAACACCGATACTCCGGCATCTGCCATCATTCAGAAGCCGTTCAAACGCCCGCCACGCTCCCTTGGTCAACGCTACCTCCATCCTGGGCCAGTGCATCAAGTAGAGATCAATCACGTCAAAGCCAAGACGTATCATACTGGCATCGAATGCCCGAAGCGTAGAATCGTACCCGTCCGCAGCCCATACCTTACTCGTAACAAATAGCTCATCACGAGGAAGTCCCGATTCAGCAACAGCCCGACCTATTCCCGCCTCATTGCGATACTGATCGCTCGTGTCGAACATTCGGTATCCGATATTTATAGCCTCGCCAACTATAAGTTGAGCCTGATCATCGGACAATTTCCACGTACCTAGTCCAAAATTTGGCATAGCCCTACCAGAGTTAAGTTGGACTGTCGGAACCACCGTTACTGTCATCCCAGCCACGTGCCTTCACTATCAAATCTTGACACGTAACCTAGCGTCTCCTTCATTCCATCGTCCAGGCTTTTCTCCGGTCGCCATCCCATCTTCCACAGCCGGTCACTATCAAGCATCTTACGCAGCGTAATCTGACTATCCGGGAGAATCTCAGTCAGCGACGATCTACAGCCTGGAACGAGGGCCATGCACCGACTGGCCAGCTCCCCCGTAGTGATATGCTGGTCATTCCGGTTAACGTTCCATACCCCAGATAGTCCTGATTCTACAATCAAGGCCAGTCCTCGGCAAGTATCACCCACATACGTAAAACAGCGCATACAACCCTTATGAACGATAATTGGCAGACCATGATGCGCCTGCCAGAGCATAGTATGCAAAGCGTTGTACCCGATAACCCCCGTGCGCCCGGAAAAACGCGGCACCGTACCAGGCAGCGGCAGAACAGCGGCTGGACCGTAGGGCATGTTCAATCGAGTAATCATCAGCCCATCGGGGGCATACAACCGACACGCTTCTTCTCCCCACTTCTTGGACAACCCATACATATTCAGCGGCTCTAGCGGCATGGACGTCAGAATATCTCCCCGCTGATCAGTGGTTTTACCATACACCTCAGACGATGACATAAACATGAGCCTAGCCCCCGTCTCCGCAGTATCCCGAGCTAGCTCAGCAGTCAGTCCAACATTAGCCTTCACCGTAAGCTGCAGATTCTTTTCACCCCACACACGCCCGTACAAAGCAGCAAGATGAATCACAACATCTGGACGCGCGTAAGCCAGCCAGCTTCGCCGAGCATCATCATCATGCAAATCAAACAGCATATCCGCCCCCGCTTGAATATCCTGCCCGAACACCTCGTGACCGCGTTCAGCAAAAGTTTTCACTAGCCAGCCACCGATATATCCAGCCGCACCAGTTATCGCGATCCTCATTGCCCGACCTCCCGCCAGCGCGCCTCGACCAGCCGCTCAGCCAGCACCGTAGCATCATAATCCCAGATCTGCTCATTGCGGTACAGCGGGTGTCCCAGCGGAAGCGTCTTCGCGCGGAAGTTCTCCAGGTACCGGATGTTCTCCCAAATCTGGATCCAGCGCCCGCCCCGGGACTTAACCAGCACCTCGACCCGCTCATTGGCGCTGCCCGGATTCGGTCGCGTCACATAGGCCCGCGCCCCGACCGCCGCAACGTTCCTCGGGACGGTGAAGTTGCACTGCACGACGATCCGGTCTCCTGGCTCAGGCATCATCCGGAACCTTCCGCAGCCGGGGCAGCCGTGACCGCACCAGGTCATCCCAGCGGTAGTGAGCACCCAGGAAGTGCCGGGTCATCCCCGTGGGCGTGAAGAACATCCTCCGGCAGGACACGCACCGGATACTGCGGCTGCTTCCTCGCATGGAGAGACTGTATCAGACGGGAAGCTCGCTAGAAACTAGCCTGACAGGGTCACATGTGATCACGGTCATCACCCCTGGCAGTGACCCCGGGTTCCATTCCCCGCGAGTACACGCGTGCACTTTCGGGACGCCCGTCGGCACTGAACCCGGTTGGCAGAACGGCAACTGTCGGGACTGAAGACGGAGAGTATGGCACCAGAGAACCACCTGTGTCCGTCACAGCAAAACCAACGTTAAACTGCTCGAACGGAAAATTCGCCTGCATGTCATCGTTATATCCCGGAGTCAGGACACCAGCGGACGAATTAACCGTGTAAAGCCATGATCCCCCAAATCCAGCCGGCCCGGTAACCCAGATGTTAAAGCCGAACGAATAGTGCGCCGAGTCATCTGCCGCCGGGGAATCCTGGAACGCACTGCTAAATTCCCAGGCAGCAAAGCACCCGGCACCAGGCGCAAGAGCTGGCATGGGAACTGGATAGCTGTTTGCAATACTAGTGTTTGAAACAAAGAAGGTGTCTACAGCAGGATACCCCCATTGCGGACTACCCCGAGTGGATCGTAGGATAAAGCCAGACGGCTCTACTGCATAGTCAGAATTCGCTGGAACAGTAACAGAGCAACTGATCCCGGTGACCGTACCAGTAACAATCCCGAACCATACCTCGGTGCTAACAGGAATATCCGAACCAAGCGGCGGCGGAGATGTCAAAACTCGATGCCATGTGACATTAGCACTGCTGACGGTACTCGATCCCGGAACGTATCCGGTCGTCAATACATGCAAGAACACCAGGATGCAGTCACCCGAATGAACTAGGGTAAAATCGCAAGGCCAGCTGTCAGCTGTCACAACCAGGTCTCCTGAACCATTGCTAAGAGGCTGCCCCACCCCTGTTCCGGATCCCCAGAAGGGATTCTGGTTATTACCGCCTGGACCATCATTACTAATGAGGCTAATAGTCATGACGGACCGCCTCTCTCACGCCCCCACTGACGTACCTTACCAGTAACTACACCGTGATGTCAGTTACCTTATCGCTGTGGGCACCCTTGTTCGTCGCCTTCTCACTGCCGTTCTTCTCCGGCAGGCCACCAGTCTGGCCACCGAGAGCCTTCTCGCTCCCGTTCGGATAGACTCGGGAAAGATCGCTCACGTCTGCTCCCAGTCCCCGCCACTGGAAGCGCCGTTGTCCGACCAGCCGCCTGCGATGTTCCCGGCGCGATCAGCGGCGCCGCCATCCGGAATCTTCTCCCACTTGCCGATCGAGCCCTCGCCCGTAGCGTCGTACGGCTGCCCTGGAACGTTCGGCGGGCTGGTGATCGGGTTCGGTGCGTCTGCCATGTCAGTCTCCTTGCTCGTTATGTCTGCTTCCATCGTCCGACATCCGGAAACGCTGCGGTAACGTTCCCGCTCAGGTCTATCTCCCCGCTGTCACCGTCGACGGCCTTCCACCGACCAGCGGGAGTCTTGTCGGTGGCATCCCAGTCGCGGGGTGTCGCGCCATTCGTTCCCGTCGCCGTAACAACGTGCGGAGAATCAGTAGCCGGTCCGTTCGTCGCTGGATTGCCTGCCATCTAGGTCTCCCGGACTACTTCCAGGCGGGCGGGCTCGGACTCCACCCTTGCTGCCCGCTCGCCTGCGGCTTCCCGTCCGTTCCCGGCTTAATCGGAGCGCTGTTGCTCGGCCCCTCGCGAACAGACTGGATATCGTCCGAGGTAACCGATTCTGAGTCCGTGCCCGGCGCCCCAAAATCCGGCTGTTCCGAGATAGTGTTCGTAGCCGCCATCGACCCAGCCTTAACACCAAGACTGTCCTTTGCCAAGCTACTGAGATCCTGCATGTCCTCAGCCCCGAACCGCCCGGCCACCGCGGAGAACCCTGCCGCCGGCACCCGGCTGGAAGCGTCCCGAGCCGGCCTCAGGCTCGTTGCCCCTGATGCCTTCAAGCTGCGGACCGCCGGTCGCGTAACCCTGGTCGTTGGCGTCCGTCGAGTCCCGCGGGCCGGAAACGTCATCGCTCACAGTCGTCGTGGTGTACGGGCCGATGCCGTCATTGGGAGTCGTGTAAGTGATCGAGTCCGCACCGCCCGTGCTGTCAGTTGCGCCCTGCGTACCGGGAGCGCCCGTGCTAGTGATGTCCGCATCGCTGACGCCGGTCACGCTGTCGCTAACCTGACCGATTTCGTTGGTCGGGTCGAGTCCTGCCGTCCTGCCGCCCTGCGTGCCAGGCGCACCTGTGCCGGTAGGAAGAGGACCGCCGAAGATCGCGGTGCTCCAGTCGCCGGGCGGGTAGCCTTCGTTTCCGGTGGGGTCGCCTGCCTTGCTGGTACCCGAGTACGGCCTGCCGCTCGTCGGGGTCTTTCCTGAGTCAGCCATTTCGGGCTCCTATCGTCATGTCCTGCCATGTCTATCTTACAGCCGGCCGCCGAACGCCGACTGAAGCTGGGCCTTGGTCAGCGCCCCGGCCTCATCAAGGCTGGTGCCCTGACTGACCGCGTACGCTACCCAGGCTGATTTCGGATCCGCCGGGGCCGGACGCGGAACCTCGGGAGAAGGGGCCGGCGGCGGAGGCTCGTGATGCGGAACAGGCGGTGCGGCTTCCGCTGCCTTCACCGCTGCGGGCGTCTGGGTAACTTCCGTCACCGAAACCGGAGTCTCCCATGACTGAGCGGCTGGCGGCGCTGACGGCGGTGGAGCAGGACGTGCCCAGTCCGGTGCCGCTACCTGCCTGGCCAGCTGACCGCGGACAAGCGCAATGCCTTCATCATCATCGACCTCGAACACCGCGTACTTCGGCGGCCACGCGTCCCCGCCCGGACGGCCCCCGGAGATCCCCTCGAGCATCTGAACCCACATGCCTATGCTTCCCTCCGGAAGTCGTTAATATCGACAAGCTGCCTCGTGCCCGATGACGAGCAGTCGGTACACACGAATGTCTTCCCATCGCCATTCTCGCTGATGATCCGGGCGCCGGGAAGAGCGAAATGACCGCAGGCCAGCCGCTGCAGGCCACCCGTCTCCCGGCACTTAGCGCACGCGAGCTGACCTGTCTTCAGCCGGAGTGCCCGCCGCACCGAACCCGACCCAAGCGACCGCCCGCAGAACGCGCACCGTTCCCGAGGAGCCGACGGTGCCTGCCGGATCCTGGCTCGACGCGTATTACTCATGTCGGGTCACCGTCTCCAAAGCCTCGCGCACCTCATCAGGATAATTCTCGACAACGAACGCGATAAGGTCTGAAACCCGCTGCCCCCGCGGCTGGCGCTGGTTCGTCCACAGTTCCAGGTTCTCCGGCCGGTTGTCGCTGCGGATACCGTTCTTGTGATGCGGTTCCTCGAACGTGCGCAGCTCGCGCCCGAGCATCTGCTCCATCACTAGCCGATGCTCCAGGATCGGGCGACCGTTCCGACGCTCGGGTGACATCCTGTAGCCATCGGTAGTGGTATATCCCTGGCTCTTGCGAGGCTGCGCGCCCCACTTGCCTTCCGGATCGCCGGTAAGCTTCCACCGACTATAGTGCATCCGACACCAACCGCGTGACGTAGCCTGCCTGGGACACTCTTCAATAGAGCAAGACTTACCCTTGTACTTAGACTTACGTTCCTGCTGAGGAGTAACTAGCTCCGGTCCCCCAGGATCTCCGGTTCGCCGTACGCGGGCGTAATGCCCCTGACAGTAACCGCGCGCTTTAGCAGGATTATCACAGCCTCCTACCGAGCACTCCGCACCTGGATTCCAGATCCGAGTAGGTTCTGGCGTCCCCCGTCGCTGCACTCTCATATAATGCGCTTTGCAGTAACCCTTGGCGTAGGGCTTTTCATCGCAATCATCAGCCTGGCATTCGGAAGCCTGCCGTACATACTCCCGCAACGGATGCAGTGGCTTACCACTCATGAACTGCTTATAGTGCTGCGTACAGTAACTACGACTGTAGTACGGCCTGCCGCAATCCTCGTAGTCACAGATTCGATCTGAGGCTGGCATCTCCTGGTGTGTCCTTCCGTGAGATGGTACGAAGGCAAACGGCATCTGCACCGTGCGCCTCCTAAACTGTACCATCTCACGGACTGACATGTAAATCCCGACTTTCCCCTGTCCGACCTAATCGAACGAGTTCTCGAAAAAACTCTTTGAACTGCTGATCAGGTAGAAGCTCCCTTAAAGAGCTTCACGGCGCCGGTGCGATCGACCATAGTCCCATCACCACGGAGGATGGCCCTAAATGTCACGAGATCAGTGGAAAATGCGAAATCATCGCTACGCTCGAAGCGGACCCCGCCGACGAGCCGGACGAAATACTGGCTGAAGTCACCGAACGCGATGGGGGTCGCGCCGGTGGCGAGAGCGGGCATGAACGGGTCCGCGACGAGGGGCTTGCCGAGTAGCAGGTCGGGCGATCCGAGCACCGCGGAGGGCTCCCAGATCGGCCTGCCTACGGTGTCCGTGATCTTGCGGAATCCGCCGATGGTCTTGTCCGCCGCGAGCCAGTAGCAGCTGCGTGACTGACGATACGGTGCGATGACCGAGTACTCCAGGTCCACCAGGTTGGCGTAGCTGGGGGCACCCGCAACGCCGGTCGTAGCGCCGGTGACGCCGACCGAGTTGTTGATGATCCCGTAAGGCTGACCGGAACCGGTGCCGTTCACCAGGTCGGTGCCGAATGCGTTGCCCAGCGCGCGGCCGGCCTGCATGGCGAGATAGCCGAGCAGGTCGACGGCAGTGTCATCGATCAGCTCGCGAGCCACCTGCAGCATGATGCCGTACTTGTAAGCCGACAGCTGCTGCATGCTGAACGCCGGGTCGGAGGTAGCGAGGGCACCCGCCTGGGCCGCCGACGCCGCCGTGGAGTGCGCGGTCGTCTTCGGCACCTGCAGCGTCTCGCCGCCCCCGGTGTTGAGCACCGTAGGACCGCACTGCATGACCCCGGACACCTCGATGAGGTGCGCGATGAGCATGTCGTAGAAGTCTGTAGGCACAATGCTCGACGCGTTGGTGCCCTGTGTGCCTGTGGTCAGGACACGATAGTTGACCGGACCGCGGGCACTGGTGTCGTGCCGGAATTCCATCGCCCGGGGTGCGCCATCCTCGCCACGCGCCCACTTGCGGAATTCGCCTTCCAGGCCCTGCATCGCTGCCGGGACCGGGCGCTGATCGGCTGGCTTGCCGGAAAGCGCATCATAAGCAGCGTCCGCATCCTTGGCCCTCTTCTCGGTGTCGAGAACGGCCTTGATGCGAGTATCGAGGGTACCCATCTCCTCCTGCATGGCGTCCCAGCGGCCCTGCTCTTCGGGAGTGAAGGCCCTGTTCTCCTCGGCCGCGGTCTCGGCGATCTTCCTTGCCTCGTTCCAGACGCCGAGACGCCGGTCACGAAGCTTCTTCGCAACTTCACTAGCCATAGCTAGCCCCTCCTTCTACGGGGGATCGGTTGAAACACCCACATCGGATGTCTCGGTACCGGCTCCGTCCGCACCCTGGAAGGGCAGCTACGGCCTCGGAAATTTTGTTGTCAGCTACCTGCGCGGACTGCTAGATCTCGTCTGCGTAGGGGTCTTCCTGGTTGGCCTGCAGCGCGAGCATGGCCTGCGCCCCGGACAGCACCGGCTTGGGCGGCGGCTTCGGAGCCGGGATGTTCCGCTTGTCCGGGCCGATATTGTCGGTACGCTTGAAGAATTCGAGTACACGCCCGTCGTTCACCCTGGAACGAACTTCCTCGACGTCGGCCTGCACCCAATTGGCGAGGGATTCGACCGCACCGTTCATGGCCCTGGCTGCGGCCGTCGCGTCGGGGTAGGCCGGGTCGAGCACCGGCGCCACGTCGACGAGCTGCACGGACACGAGGGTCCGCATCGGGAAGTTGAAGTCCGTGACGCCCCATTCGTCACCGCCGGGGAAGACCCGGAATGCAAAGCTGGAATGCCGGACGTCTCCGCGATCGACGTATTCGAGAATGTCAGCCCGGGACTGCGGCGGCAGGACGTCGTAGAGAAGGCCCTGCTGATCGACTCGAAGCGAGAGCGTGTTGGCGTGCGTGGTGCCAAGTAGCAGGTCATCCTTGTGGTTGAATCGGCACACGACATCCGGCCAGTTCTCAGTGCGCGACTGGTCGAAGGCGGTAGTGTCGACCTGCTCCACGAAGCCGCTCATCCGTCGGGACAGCTTGTTGAAGCACGCGGCGTAGCCGTAGATACGCTTCGGACCACCGGAATGCTCTTCCCTGGTCTCCAGCGGGAACTTGGTGAACCGGCGCTCCGGCCACGCATCACCCGAGGTGGTTGCCCCGAGAGCGTCACGCTGCGCTCCCGACACCTTGATGCCGAAACGCCTCGCGGCCGTCATGATCTTCGGCATTGCCTGCTTGCCGAACGGAGACTGCGGTGCCCGCGCGAGAGCATTACGAGCATGTGCCTCATCATGCACCGGGAAATGCCGCTTGCTTCGCGGCGATGTCCGACCTGACGGGTCCTTTATGCCACCCGGCTCGATAAATGCGAATGCGCTGTCTTCGAGGTCGTTGATTGCTTGAGATGATAGTGTGCTCACAGATCTTCCTTCCATGTTATACTTAGGTCATGACCAGTGGACGTAACCCTGACTACATCCCGGGCAAGACCTGCGAGAACTGCGGGAAGCCTATTCCGTGGCGTCCCGGGATAGAGGTGCGAGCGAGAGCCCGCTGGTGCAGCAAAGACTGCTTCCAAACCGCTGGACGCGATGCTGCACCTAAGCCGTGTGAAAACTGCGGCAAGCCAATCCCGTGGCGGGAAGGCCGCGCAGCCCGTACTAAGGCTCGCTTCTGCTGCGACGCCTGTAAATTCGCTTGGCAGAAGCTCCACCCGCCGAATCCACGACAACCTCGGGAAACGAAGCCATGCGACACATGCGGCAAGCCTGTCGAGTACCTTCCATCCCAGAAGCTGGCAAGTAAGTACCCGAACGGAAACATCTACTGCTCCCGAGAATGCTTCGGTATCGGGCATTCTAAAACCATGACGGGACGCCGTCCCAGCGGAGGCATCTATACCTCGCCCAGCACCTTCCGACTGATGATCCGACGCGAATTCTTCGACCGCTGCGCCATCTGCGGCTGGGACACAACCCCGTGCGACGTCGCGCACATCATCGATCGGAAAGACGGCGGACCCGACTCGCTGGAGAACGTTGTGATGCTGTGCCCGAACCACCACCGGGCCTTCGACATGAAGTTGATCCCCGTCGAGACAATCCGGCTGGCACGAGAAACGATCCTGCGTAATCATCAGTGATCACCGTGCCCGTTTCCGTTACCATTCATTGATCCGGCCAGGACTGACCGCTCCGCATCGGACGGTATCCACGCCCCAACGTATTCAGGCTCGACCTTTTCCGCACGAGCCCGTCCTTCACGCGCCAGCGCCCGCAGGACAGCTATCAGACCATCCGTGGACAGATCTCCGGCATCTCGCGTCTTCGTCAGAACGGCTGCAAGCAATGATGCGGGAGATTTCGCAGACGGCTCAATATTAGGCTGCGCGATACCTTCCTGCTGAAGCTTTTCCAGCCGGTCTGCGGCTAGGTCCATCTCCAGCGTAATCTGGGGAAGCATGGAGTTCGGAATGCCGCGAATAGAGTGAGCCATCGCGACCATGACATCCGCCGGGATAACCTCATTGCCTGCCCCGCCTGGAAGTGGCCCCATGTCTTCCTTCTCGCGAATCTCGTCGATGGTCAGGATCCCCGTGTCCCGCTGAGACTCGTAGATCTCCGTCCGGGTCTTCAGATCAGTCTTCAGCAGCGCGTCAGAATTAAAGCGAACGTACCGGTTAGCGGGAATAATATCGAAGAACGCGGTCTCTAGCCTAACCATCCACGGACGCAAGGATTCAATGACCTGAAGGGTACTCATCTCTACCGTGTTGCCAGTAAAATAGCAGGTGCCGTTCCGACGCGCATACCAAGACTTACTTGGCGTACTTACACACCATACAAGATCTGTAACCTCGTCGGTCACGTACTCCGGATGACCCTTCGGCTTACGCCACGGTGAAATCTGAATCGGCATAACATACATACCATGCTTATTCGGTCCCCGTACCACGCCCGAGCGTCCAGACAGTGCGCAGGCAACCTGGAACGCATCAAGCCGCGCTTTATCCTTCTGTGCCATCGTCCAACTTGCGGCATGCCGAGAGCCATCAGCATCGAGGGACGTTTGAATGAAAAGCTCAAGCTGTGCCCTGGTAAGCTGGCTCAGAAATTCCGTAGAAACTACCTTAGCAGGAGCATGCTTTGTCAGCACCTGCCCAGCTTGCGCGTTCAACCTGAAATGCACGTGCCCCCGCTCGTCCAGGTCTTCCTGCCATGCCGGACCGCCATCGTGCTGTCCCGTAAGACCATTTCGCAGATTTCGCACCACACTCGCGTGTGAACCGCACTTCCGAGCTATTCCCCGATTCGTCCCACTCGGATCACGAAGTAGCTCAACCCGGATAAGATCCCGCTTCTTCCGCCCACGCCCGCCTAGCAACGAAACGCCACGCTCTACAGCACTTGGCCCAAACATCTCCGTCAGCGCTGCCCTAATCCGCATTACGTTCAGCGGGTTCACTCGCTCCGACTGAGCAATTGTCACGGCACCTGATTCCCCGATCCATCCCTCTGTCCAGAACCAAGCCACCAACTCAGCTAGTGCGTCCGACCACTTCGGCTCTACCGGAGTCACAACCGGAGCCGCCGCGCAGACCCGCGAATTAATCGGCATAGTTTCTGTAGTTCGCCACTGGTAACCTTCGTTTCTGCGCCTTTCCCCAGACAACATCACAGGCCAACGATGATTTGGCGTGGTTACCGACGAATGTGACAGGTTCTCCAGGCGGATAACCGGATAAGACGCGTCATCAAAAACATGTACCTTTTGAACTGGCTGCCATTCAGCCATACCCGTTTCAGTATTCAGTCCAAGACAAGTGTCCCCGGCAAGCACCTGATCGTGCCTCAGCCAACCGCGCAAGGTTAGGATTTCCGTCTCAGCATCAGCGCAGTTGTAGGTTAGACTGTCAGCCCTTTTCCCGCCAACGCGATCCGGAGGAAGCCCATAAATGGCAGCAAGCTGGGTAGCGCTAAACTGCTGACTCTCGATGAATTGAGCTTCAGACGGCGGAACTGTTATCGGCTTGTATTCCCAGTCTCGACCGTAGACGAGTGGCGTATGGTTCCGGATCGCATCGACTAGCTGCTCCTTGATCTGGTCAGACGCATCCTTATCCACTTCCAGCTGATTATTCTGAAAGGTGCCTGGTGGAAAACCACCGGAAGCGAACCAGTCGTTGCCAAACCGCTGGGCTTCCGTTCCCGACGAGATCGTCAGCATGAAATGCCGTAGCGGAGAAATACCCTCCGTACGGCCGGGGAGCGTAAATGCCCGGATATGAAAAAGCTCGTCACGCCAGTTTTCAATCAACCGTCCGTAGACGTACACCCGGGTACGAAGGGGATTCCATGGCTGCTGCGGGTCATCAATGACGTTAACCATGTCCGGCGGAATCCAATCGATTCCAGTCGGGTAACTAAAGCCATCGCGACCGGTGACGAAACCCCAGGCGTTTCCGTGCAGGAGCAGTGATGTCATGCACTGGTACACCCAGTCAAAGGTGTTCGCGCTGACTGATGGCCGATCAAAAATAGACGGTCCCCAGTACCTGGCCGCAACGCCACCGCCGGGGGCTCGTGTGTAAAGCTTGATTGGCAGGCTGGCGAGAGATTCGGCTAGCAACCGGACGCAGGAATAGAGTGCCGGAAGACCGAGTGCCTGATCCTGGCCGTAGAACGCCCGGGACGGATGAATCGGCCCACCTTGCGAAAATTTGAAGTAAATAGGGTGAATCCCATGGACGAATTAATCGCCATGGAACTCCGCCGATAACGCGCTGCTCAACACTTCTGTCAGCCAAGATGCGATCAAGGAAACCCATAACCCCTACCACCTCCCTCCGCCTACTGCTAGAATGGAACTATGGGTAGAGGGACGCCGGACCTGGCAGATCAAAAATTCGGGCGCCTGCGGGTGCTGACGCGAGACTGGGACGCTCCTGGTCCACATGCTCAATGGCTGTGCTGGTGCGACTGTGGCACGATGACTTCGGTAGCTAGCAGCGCTCTGCGCTCGGGTGCAACACAAAGCTGCGGCTGCCTGCACAGTGAACGAACGGCAACATCGAACGCAGCTCGCGCAGGCTATAGCGCGCCTATCCGCAGGAACACAAAGCCCCGACCTAGCTTGGCTGACCCAACAGTATGGCGCAGTAGCTCCCGATCCTACGGAAGCTGGATTAACATGATTCGCCGTTGCACGCACATGAACGATCCGCGATACCCCGAATGGGGTGGACGAGGTATCACTGTCTGCGAACGCTGGTTGTCCTTCGACAATTTTCTGGCCGATATGGGAGAACGTCCGCCTAAAATGTCCCTGAACAGAATCGATAACAACGGGAACTACGAACCCGAAAACTGCAACTGGGCTACATCTCATGAGCAACAGATGAACACCAGGAGCTTTAAACTGATACCCGAAGTGGTAGCCGAGATCAAACGTCTCCGCACAACTGGACTGACACTGGACGCGATTGGAACGAAGCTCAACCTGCATCGCAATACTGTGTCGCGAGCCCTGAGCGGGAAGACGCGGCAGCGTAGCGGTAAGTAGCTTTGACCTACCGTTCACCTGCTCGACTTGCCTCACCTGACAACAGACCCTTCGCTGGAACGAGGGCCTGGCTCCGACGCTGGCCGCAGGCACTATTGGCTACAGAGTACGTCATGGACGCCGTTCCGCAAACCATTCTAGGCACTTATCTCGGATCAGCGACGCTTACAGACTTTACGATACAGTCTTTAAACTTTGCTGTTGTCCTGAGATCGCGACCCGGCTGCCGCCTGCCGAACTGACTTTTCGGTCTGCCGAACGTCCCACCCGGTACCATCCCGCCAGCCACGGCGTACCGCTATCGCAAAAATAACCAGGCCGTTATGCCACACCCATAGCGCACCGATGACAAGCACAAGCCACACGCGCCCCAATACAAAACCTGGAACCCAGCAAAGCCAGAGAACCACGGCAAGAACTATCTGCGAAAACCTGACCTTCTTAGCGCGGACCGTAATCTCGCTCAGCGGCAGAAACTTCAGCGTTGTCATACCGGCATCCTAAGGCAGATGTTCTCCGCTAAGCGCACAGAGCTGAGAAGGTCGTAGCCGCGCCTCTTCTTCCCGAGCGCCCAGCTAGCCAGGGTAACGGCAACGATCGGCGTAATATCAGCCTCGCTGTCGCGTCGTGACCAGCCGCGCCCGCCATCTCCGATCTGCCGGGTTTCGGCACTGCCGATCGCAGACCACAGCACAGGTGCCTGCTCCCTGCCGAGATGAATGACCTGGCGATCACGGATGCCGGTGACAATCTGAGCAAATGCAGCAGCCTCATCAGCACTGCCGGCCGCCAGCACTTCAATCCCTGCCTGCTCTGCCGCGTCAATCAGCCCGGCCGCCGGTCCGTTCTTCGGAATGCAGACAGCAGCAGGATGGTACTCGCGGTTCAGCTCGACAAGCCGGGGGATGACCCAGTCCGTACCCTCGCGAGAGCAGCCGCGGGGGATCTCCAGCACCGTTCGATACCTCGTCCTCGGTGGTGACAGAGGAAATTTTTCCTCGAGCTTCGGCTCTGGCCGTTCCCAGGCCGCTCCGATAGTAGTGACAGTCATCTCCGGGTTGACATCAACCGCGAAGGCCAACGGTCGGACCGCACCACCGGGATCTCCCAGGGCACACTGACTCCAGGCTTCTTCGGAGACGACCGCCCAGGCTTCCTCTTCGGCCGGCCAGTCGCCAACGCTGAGGATCTCACGGTCAAACTGCGCCATGGTCATCGTCGCGAATTCCTTGGCCGTCTGCTCATAGCTGATCCTGGTACCCAGGGCAGGATTCGCCTTCGCCCAGGATCGCGGGTCATCCCGGTCATCATGTCGGTCGCAGACGATGTACCGATTGGTCTTCCGGCCAAGCACCTCATCGCGCGGGCAGGTATCGAGGTGCGGGTCGATCGACCACTCGGCACCCATCAGCGTCTGATCTTGACGCATGATCCGGCGCCGGACGAGGGCAAGCTGAATGCTATCGTGGTAGCCCGCTGAAGCGGTATAAATGACCTGCGGATTAGGAACCGCGCGCATGGTCGGCAAAGACGCCCCAACTTGCTCATCGGTCAAAAACATTGCCTCGTCATAGACGACCGTATCAGCTGTGAAACTTCGCCCGGAACCGCGAGAGCGAGCCAGAAAACGAAGTCGGCTACCAACGCTACGCCGAATCATCTTGCCGCCTTGTCCAAAGATAAGCGTCGGCGCTGGCTTCAACTCGATTGACTCTTCACCATGACTGGTAATAACCCGGTGAACGCGCCTTCTCAGCTCATCATAAGCGGAGATAGTATCCTGAACCCGGCGGAAATGCTCAGCAGCAGCCTTGAACTCATGCGCGGTATGAATAATCATCCGCTCGCCGAATACAAAAAGCCCGCCTATCTCCCGAACTTCCAAATTTTGGTTCTTACCGTTCTGCCTGGCAACAATTGCAGCGTTCTCAAAAGCAGCCCACCTTCCATCAGGCTTAGTCCCGCAGCATTCGCCGAGCCACCATTCCTGCCATTCATCAAGGCTGTACCCGACGGTAGGAGCCCAGTCCAGTAGCTCTTCCGATGCGTGGTTCCCGCAACCTGACTGGTACCCGTTCTGCTTACCGCGCCAGCACGCCCCGCACTTCGGGTCGATCTCCCGATGCCTGGGGGGAGCGGTCCAGAACCGCGGCATCTGGCTGCCGACTAGCTGACCGTGCAGGATCGACCCGTCGGGCAGGTAAACGTCAGGCACCGCGACGAGGTGAACGCTCATGACTCAGCCCAGGCACTCCTTGTCCGAAGGTTGCCTGGCTCCGGTTCCGAGAGGAACGGCCGCAGGATAACGCTAGTTTAAACCCCATCAAGGCACGAGCCTCATCGATGGTCATCATCCCCCGGTTAATCTTAACCATAATCCGTGCCAGTGCTCGGCCGAATTCCTGGTCCGGCTCGGGCAGCTCGCCGCGTCGCACGGTCCCATCGGGCAGAAAGACATCCGGTACGACAACAAGATGCGCAGCCATGGCTCAGACCCCGTTGCCACTAATAAGACTGACCTGGTTCGTCCGGCAGACCGGCATGCCCACAAGAGCATCCAGATACAGGGACCTCCGGAAAGACGAATCTGAAAACTGTGAACTCATGAAATTAAACGGAAGGGGCGCGGAAAGGAAGCCCGGAATGATCCCGGCTGTCAGGGCAGGCTCATATGTGTACTCGCCACCGCCCCCGCCCGCAGGCAGCTCGCCACGTCGCACAGTCCCATCGGGCAGAAAGACATCCGGTACGGCAACAAGCCTCATGACCATTGTTCCTCGCTGAGCAGAAGAATCTGAGCCTCATGATAAGTAATCCACCCATAACTGAGTGCTGTCTTAACTTGCCTTATACGCCGCTCCCTGCTCGTCTCAGGTGGCTTCCCGCGCCGCACAGACCCATCCGGCAGGAAGACATCGGGCACAGCGACAAGACGAATGGTCATGCCAGATCACTCATCTGGGTCTTGAGTTTTTCCATGATCGCAGCCTGGCTTTTCAGTGTCTGTTGCAGCTTGTCCGCAACCTCCGTTACCGCCGCAATAGCCATGATGATCTGACACATCTGAGGTACCCGATGCTTTCGCTGCTCCAGCCAGTCGGCCAGATCACCACGCCGCGCTGTGCCATCGGGCAGGAAAACATCGGGTACGGCAACGAGGCGAACGGTCATAACTCTCTTCGCCCCTTGCTGATCCGAAATGTCGGCTCAAAGCCAGCCTCAACGAGCAAATTCTTGAAGACAGCCAGTCTCCCGAGCCGATGTTTCCACTTGTAAGGCAACGCCTGCTCCCCATGCAAAACGGTACCGTCGGGCAGGAAAACATCGGGTACGACAACGAGGTGAACGGTCACTGCGACGCTGCCCCCGCAAGACGCTTCTCCCGCCGCGCCCGGATCTCATCTGTCTGATCGCCCTTCACCTCGCCAGGCGCCATCTTCCGAAGCTGGTCGAGAGACAACCGGACCTCCCGAGCGAACCCGGCCGCATCACGCGGAGCGAGACCGCCTTCATCCAGGATCCTGGCAGCATGGAGTGCTACAGCGGCTACTCCGCCGCTTCGCATCTTCACCGGCAGCTCCAGCAGATCGGAGAGTACCGCCGTCTCGATCGGTCCGCAGTACTTAGAAGTTGTCATTCCTCATCATCGTCCTTACCGCAGCATTCCCTGCGTTCCCAGCCTCCGTCGCCATCCGTGATACGCTATGAGAACCCAGGAGCAAGAGTGTCCATGTCCCTCACGATACCCCCAGAAAGTCGTCATGACCCTCGTAACTATCCGGATTCTCTGGATGGACGACAAGAAAACCACTCTGAAGGATGTCACCACCAGCGTGCGCGAAGGCGTCCTGCACGTCCATCGGTACCGTGACAATAGCATCATCCACGAGTGGCACCTCCCCATCGCCAACATCCGGTGGTGGACACCTGTACGAAACGGCGATCCGGAGCCTACCCTAGAGACATAAAGAGCTACTGCCATGCCTGCCATACCTGGGCTTCACTCGACCTCGCCTGGATGTGCTCACCGTGCTCCGCCGGCTGGTACGCCCGGCCCCGTCGCTCTGCCCTACTGATGGAAGAGTCACTCATGCCCTTGCTCCTCGACGGCTGCTGTGGTGCAGGAGGTGCCGCACGGGGGTACACCGAGGCCGGATTTGAAGTCTGGGGTGTCGACAGCAACCCGCGGCTCGAACGGGACTACCTCGCCTCCGGTGCCACCCGGTTCTTCTGCGCAGACATCCTCGAAGTCCTGGAAGACCCGTTCTTCCTTCGCAGCTTCGACCTCGTCCACGTAAGCCCGCCTTGCCAGGGCTACTCAAAAATGTCAAATTGCCGACCGGGACTCGCTGACAGGTACCAGAAACTGATCAGCCCAGTACGCGACCGGCTGGAAGCAAGCGGCAAGCCCTTCGTCATCGAGAACGTCTCCGGTGCCCGCCCGTGGCTTCGCGATCCGGTAACGCTGTGCGGGGAGATGTTCGGCCGCCGGGTCTACCGGCACCGGCTGTTCGAGCCCGGCGGAGGACTCACGCTGTCAGCGCCTGTGCCCGGACAACTAAGACAGCTCGCTGAAAAGCAACCTAACAGGGAATGCGGCTGGGTGCACCCCGTAGCGGCGGCGAAGGCCGGGCACTGGCGGCCAGGCGCGTACGTATCGGTAAGCGGACACGAAAGGAAAGAACCCGTCCGCGAAGCGATGGCTATTGACTGGATGAGCAATCGGGAAGACATCAAGGAAGCAATCCCCCCATACATGAGCAACTTTCTAGGACTTCAAGTACTAGAACAACTAACAGCATAGGAGTTAACCAGATGATGCGAGACGTCCAGATGGAACTAGGGCGTGCTATCAGATTTATTGACGGCGCTCCCGACATTACCGGACTGCCTTGCGATAAAATAGAATCGGAAGAAGCGGGGGAGTACATGCGCCGCTATCATCTAGAATTTTCTCGGGACCGCTGCATCCGCTTCCATCACATACTAACCTCTGACCCCGAGATTGACCTGCATGATCATCCTTGGGATTTTGCATCAGTCATGCTAGCTGGTTCCTACGTCGAAATTACCCCTGACGGGCCGGTAACGTACGAGGCTCCGTGCGTCATCACCCGGACAGCCAGGCAGCTGCACCGCCTAGTGCTAGCCGAACCTGTGTGGACCTACGTCATCTGCGGCAAGGTTCAACGCAAATGGGGTTTTGCTACTGACCATGGGTGGGTGCCCTGGGATCAGCACGGGAATACCCGCGACACCAGCTCCTGCGGAAACTTAATGCACCTTACCGTACGAGAAAAAGCCCTCATCGCTCATTCTCTCCGGGCGACCGCCGCAAACCTTGACCAAGAAGCCAGATCACATAGATTCAGGCACGGTCGGTGGGCAGAACACCGTACGGCTCTTCACGAAGAAGCACACGAACTGCGCGAGCTAGCCGAAAGATTCGAAAACGGAAAACCGTAACCCGTAGATCAGAGTAGCAAGTTCGCAGGATCTATTCCCTCTCGGAGACGAGCAGCGATGGCGCGGCGTTCCTCCGCAATCTTGCGCAGCCGATCACGCTCCCGTTGCTTCTGCTGCCGTGCAGCCCGGTCAGCAAGGCGCGCAGCCTGCTCATCAAGCGCACCAGCAGCCATCAGCCGGTCAAATTCTGTTATCTCCACGAATAATCCTTCTAGTAACCAAGCGGGCCAACAGCCGTGCTAGTCTCTTCGTCGTAACTGCCAACGGCTTCCTTCAGGTCATTCTTATCCTGCTCGCTCATCTTCTTCCACTCCTTGGAGAAGTCTCCTGGCTTCATCCCAAAGTAGGCCATAACCGCGCTCATACCTGTCTTCACTGCCATATCTCTTTCCCTCTTCCTTTCACTGATCTGAGCCGATCCAGCTCACCCGCCATCACAAGCCTTACCACGGGCGCTCCTCGAGAACACGGAGATCAGCCTCATTCTCCCAGACGGGCGGATACTGCGCCTGATGCCAGCGGACAAGAACCGATCCATCATAGGGCTGATCTGGGTCCGGCCCTTCCACGCCAATCCAGGTGGTGTTCACCGTCTGCCCCTGAACACCGACAACGAGTCCAGTGTCATGCGTGTCAAGGTGCTCGACGTATGCGTGATAAGCGATCACCCTAGCCTCTTCTCACCGCGGTGCCAGGTAAGGGACACTGTGGCCGAGGCCGATCCAGTGCTGGGCTAGCAGCCCGAGCAAGATAAGGATTGTGCAGACGAAGATGAGCACGGTAATCAGCCATTTGCTCGCCTGATCACGTACCCGAACGGAAATGTCGTGTTCCTTCATCTGCCACCAGCGCTCCCGCAGAACCGGCGGGCTGATCGGGGCGCGCGTCCACACAGGGGGATTGCTCCTGCTGCTGACCTTGAACCGGTCAACGGACCGGTCGACGATAAAACCCTGAATGGTGGCCCCGACGGGTGCCCACAACCGGTGCAGTACCAGGCCAATCACGATGCCGAGAAGAATCACCTGCCAGGAGGAATGCGAAATCCACGACGGTGCGGTTACCGTACCGAGTTTCAGCGCATGCCACGCATTCGGCAGACCAAAGTCGAGCAGCCAGACGCCGCCCGCGGCCAATCCTACGGCGAGCGCCACAAGCAGCACGGGAGTCGCGATCAGCCGAAACCGGCCGCAGCGAATCCCCCACCACTTTGGCTTGGCAAGCAGCGTCTTCACGAACATGGTGGCCATGGCGGGTTCGAGCAGATCCCGCTCACCGTGCCGGTAGAGAACCCAGCTCTTATACCGATTGAAGACGCCCATACCACTGTCGAACCAGTGCTTCAGGTAGAAGATCTGGAAGTGCACGCTGGCGACGTGAACGTACCAGCGCACCTGGAAGACCCCGAAATAGATGCCTGCGATGAGCGCGGAGCCGAGCGCCGCAGCCACGGCTCCCCAGATGACCGTCTGTACTAGCCGGAGCCGGACTGGCTTCCCGTTGACGAGAAGTTCCCCGGCTTGCGGTTCGGCGGTAGCGGCGCTCATGCCCTGATGGCGATAGCCACGCACGCCTGCGCCCCCGTGTGCTTGAAGTACGTCGGCCCGCGGAGCGCTGCCGTTGCCAGGCACTTCCCTAGCGCGGTACGAGCCGGCGCAGGTACCTGCTTCTCGAGGCAGGGCTTCATGTCCGCAATATGAGCGGATCCGCTGACGCAGGCCTTCAGGATCTTCGCTGCCGCCGCCTCATCGGTCTTCACCGCGGTAGACGTCGCAAGCGCCGACACACGCGCGCTCGTCTTACCGCTGGCCGACGAATGACACCCTGCCACTGCCGCAACCATCGCCAGCGCTACTGCCGACACTGCCGTGATCCCCCGTATGCTCACTGATTTTACCCCTTACGCCGCAGGGAACTCTTCCAGTACCTAGCCTATCCTACTGGCTACCTCTGTCGCAGCCGTGCGGCAACATTCTTGTTAAGAACGTAGCGCCTAGTGTGAACCCACTGGCAGGTACCGCACCAGAATCCTCCCTCGTGCCCGCACGGACACTGGCACAGAGCAGCCGCCCGGCACTCCTGGCAGTCTGCTGGACCGCAGAACCGCCCGACCGAATTCCGGTGCCTGGGAGGGTAGTGCTCGAACATCCCCGCCTAACCTTCCATGCCAATACCTCGCTGCTGATGGTAGTCCCGCCATGCCGTCAAGGCCTCCGGTGTCGTCCACCGTGACCGCACCTCAATCGGAGCCTCAGACCGACAGCAGTTGCAAGTCACCTCAATCTGCCCGCTCCTGCTCCCGTAACGCCTGCTACTAGCATTCTGATAAAACCTGATCACAATCTGATGAGCAGCAGACAAATCCTCCGGCAGCGGCAGATAAGGAAGAACCCCCGGCATTAGCCTCCTGACCTCTTCCTGAGCGCATCAATTTTTTCCAGAACATCCGCGTACGCGTCTGATCTGCCTCGCTTGTAGTCAACCTGCACCCCGGCGCATCCGTCATCGGCACGGGCCTTCATGTAGGTATCACGCCAGCCTTCCGCCGAAGACCACAGCTCGCGCCGAAGGGCGACTACCGTGAACGGATCGACCCCGTATCTCCGGAACAGCCAGCCTCTCAGCCTGATGATCACACTCATCCGAGCACCTCCGCCCGAAACGGATCGCCTGGATCCCACCCGCAATGCCGTGCCATCATCAGATCGTACCGTTCCTGGAACTTCTGGTTCCTCACATGTGCCTGCCGCGCGGGGCACCCGACCCCCTCACAATGCCACCAGCCTGCCGCCACGGCCTCCGTAGTCTGCGCTACAGCGATCAGCCTGTCCCGGGTCCTTGGTGAGATGTCCTGCGCAGCTTTCTCGACGATCCGCAGCAAGTCGGCCCTGCTGATAGTAAAGCTCATGTCCCCGGCTGCCCTCTCCGCACGGTTCCGTCAGGCAGGATAACATCCGGAACGACGACGAGACGAGGCTGACCCAGCAGCCAAACTTTCTCCAGCGAGAAAATCTTCCGGATAAGAATATCTCCCTGTGAATCGTCCCACTCATCAGCAGTAACAATATAGCTCGATCCCAGCGGGGGAGGCTCGGTATGCCATTCCTCGATATACCGAAAGCCTGATGCTTGCACCAAAACCCTGGAAACTACCTCACTCATCCAAACGCCCCCGGGCTGGTCATCGCGTGCAACCGTCGGCCTACCTCACCGGCCACCGCCAGCTGGAACGCTGCCTGAGTACGCTCTAGTCCGAGATCGGCCGGAATCGGTACCCTCGTACTCTCCTGGCAGAAGACGACCTGACCATGCGTCGCGCCGCCCATCACCCGTCCGACCACAGTCGCGGTCGCCCGATCCGCTGTTTCCCGGACCGCCGCGTCCCATGCCTGCCGGAAGTCATCGTGCTCCAGCGCGAACAGTGTCACGTGGATAAGGTCGTTCGTCTCTTCCATGCTTACTCCCGCCCTTCAGCGTAGCCTGGACCGCGAAGCTCCTGCTGTCCCTTCCAGCTCACTCTACGCTCCAGCTCGTCCTGCGCTGCCTGTTTCAGCAGCCCGGCCGCCTTCGCCAGCCGCTGCAAATCCTTACTGTCTTCTAGCCAGCGCATCTCAGCATAGACCTCACCCGGAATATCATTCAAAGCGTAGGCGAGTGCCCTGGCGGAAACCGCCGTTATCTGCGTTGCCGGATCTCTGCCTGAATCGTCCATAACAGCTTTCCTTTCCAGATGCCGGAACCCGGCCACGAGCTTTCGCGTGACCGGGTTCCAGTGCTCTTCCGAAGTTACGCCGCAGGAAGCGTGAACGTACCCGTCACCGTGAAGGTGGTCAACGCGCTACCGGGAACCGGGTTGACGTTCTGCGAATTATCGCACCCGCGCCCGCCCGTTAGCCGCGGCATGGTAGCGGTGAAAACAACCCAGTACGTCCCCTTCCCGGTGATCCCCTTGTACGCGCCCGTGCTGCCAGGCACTAGATGGAACGTCCCGGTCTCGGAAAACTTAATCGAGCAGGTTCGAGGATTGAAGATCGTTCCCGGGCTGCGGGTCTGCTTGTGGTAAACGCGGAGACCGCCCTTGCTGAGCTTCAGCGTGTCGGTACCGGCATTGCTATTGCCGCTGAGGGTGATGCTCCCGGTGTCGGCAAACAGGCCGCTGGCCTTCAACGGGATCGTCGGGGCGTTCGCCACACTCGTTGTCGTCCCAGTGATGACCTCCGTACCCGTTCGCGGCACTGGCGCCGTCGAACTGCTGCTCGACGAGCTGGAGCAGGCCGCCAGCCCGGCCGTAGCGAGAACAGCGATTACTGCGAGGATCTTTCTCACGTTGTCACCTTCCAGGTGAACGTTGCGGTGGCGTGCACCGTGGTAACCGCTTCGGTTCCGGTGACGTGGACGGTATAAGTAGCAATATGCGTGGGTGTGCCGGTGATCTTGCCTGTAGAACTGATGTGCAGTCCAGCCGGAAGTCCGCTGGCAGTAAAGCTAACCGATCGGTGGACAGTAACTGGCGAGGTGCAGGCGCTACCGAAAGGCTCAGTGCAGTAGACGGTCGTCGCCGAAGCATGAATCTGCAGGCTAACCGCGTGATTAACACGAGTCGTCTGAGTACCTGGGCTCGGCACGAACACCCCATCCGACAGGGCACACGCGCTGCCGACATTACTCCACTCAGGCTGCTCAACGTACTTGCTGCTGCCAATGCTCTGGGTGAAGACACCCGACCATGCGCACTTGTCGCCATTCTCGAAACCGGCCGCATCCCACCATGCGCTCAGCTGCGGGTCGTTGACCGATTCCGCGAACTCGTGACCGCCGACAATCGACCAGCCCTGAAGCGCCGGAGACGGGCCGGACGGAAGGAAGTCCGCCCCGCAATTGCCGCCCTGATCAGGCATGTACGGCTCGTTGGTGTAGGACAACTCAAGTGAGCCATCACTAGCCCAGCTATGCCAGGCGCAGTAGGAAGAGCCGAAGCCGCCACCAGGATTAGTGCCGGACGGGCTGACCACGATAATCTGGGTGTTGGCGTTGATCAGCTGCCCATGTGCCTTGAAGTAGTTAGCGTAGGCGACGGCGACCGCAGCGAGCTGTGCCTGCGTCGCGCTGGCGGGCGGGTTACTGCAGTCCGCGACCGCACCGTAAAGAACCTTGCCGCTGAACTCCGAACGCTGACCCGGAACACCGTGATACTGAGTCATGGTGTTTGACAGCAGATCCGGACCAGTACCCCGGGCATTGAAGAAGTTGATCAGGTAATTCTCGTCAGCCAGCCCGTGACCTTGCTGACCAACGCACGCGGAATGCCACCACTTACCCCAGAAGACGAGGTAGACGCGCGGGGTAGTCTGAACCGGCCCGCCGTGATAGGCGAGGTTGCCGCTGCCGAGCTTCCCGAGGGTAGCAAGCGACGCGGCACCGCCCTTCGTTGGAAGATAGTTGATCGGAGAAGTAGCCGTCGGTGGTGCACTGCGGCGCATGGCGCTAGCAGCCCCGGCGGGGATAGCCATCGTCATCGCTACGGCTGCGATTGAGATGAGAGCCAGGATGATCTTTTTCACTCTTGTCCTTTCGAGTACTTTCTGTCCCTAAGGGGACCACGTACCCCACCACGATACCCTACCTTGACCGTCGCGGGTAGCGCCTCGCCCGACGACCGCATGAACACCGGGAAATTTCCTCGACAGTGACGCCGTTCCAGCGATTTTCCAGCCAGAACATCTCCCGGTGACGGCGGAGCGCACACGACGGCCACAGTAGCCAGCGGCGCAGCTCCCAGTTGTCAAGCAGGACGCCCTTCACCCGAAGTCTTCCCGCTCATCGGGCTCCAGAGCACACCCGCAAACGTAAGCAATCAACTGTTTGCTGACACCGACCTCCCGGGCCAGCCGGCCGAAGGTCCAGCGCTTCGGATCTTCCTGGCGAAGCTGGCGGATGATGATATCACGCAGGTAGCGGCGGCGGTGGGCCTGATCATCCAGGTCCGCTGCCGCCGCGTGGTGCTCCCTCGCCTGCGCTATCCGGACATCCACGGCCGACTACCTGCCTGCACCTGTTCAGATATCTCCTCGCGCGTGATCTGCAAGCAGGGTCGGAATAGCTGAGTCAAAACCCGAGACATCGAGTTCTCGTCCATCCTCGGGACGAGCGATGCTGAACTCAGTCGGCGAGATCGCGATGACCTGAAGCCGGGCGTCGATGCCCATCTTCTGCCGGTACTCTTCCAGAGCCTGATGCGGGTGAATCGGACCGTACCAGGTCTCCCCATCCGTCCACACTCTGAAAACATCCGCTTGCACTCGGTGACGAGTCGCCCAGGTCATCGGCGCCGCGCAGTCAGTGGATCCGCCCCAGACGCTCATGATCTTGGCGATAACGGCGTCAAGGCGCATCCGCGGCGACAGGTCGATCGGAAGCAGTTCGGTGCTGAAGGTGAACATGCCGGAATACGGCTCGGTCTTCTGGGTGACCATGGCCATGGCAGCGACCGCCTCGACGGCGGTGAACGGGTACCCGGCAATCGCCCAGCCCATCGAGCCAGACGTGTCGGTGGCGTTGACGATCCGCTTTCCGGACGGCTCAACCGAACCGTAGGCCGCGTAGAATCCCGCATCGCAGGCGTCGGTGATGACCGGAACCGGGGTCCAGGTGCCGCCCCTGCCGCGCATCGGACGGCCGGCCGCGTATGCCTTCAAGGTGAGCAGCATCTCAACAGGATGGATGCGAGCCTTCGCCAGTCCGGCCGAGTCGGCGATCCTGGTGGCGACGTCGCTGGTCAGGCTGTCCATCGGGGCGAGCACGCCGAGCCGGGTCAGCTTGGCCAGGTTGCGAGTCAGCGCGCCCAGCGGAACGTTGCCGTTCGCGATCAGCGCCCGCCATACGTCAGCGTTCCCCGTTGCCTCGGACGGCAGCATCTCGTGCGACAGGGAGCGACAGCCCTCGATGATCGAAACCCACTCGCTGACGTCCTGGGTGGCGTGCGCAGCTGCAGCAGCCTGGACAACCGGAATCCCGGCCAGCTCATCGCCGAGAACGCCCTTAGCGATGTAATTCCACAGAGCCTGCTGCCGCGTGTTGCCGTGGTGCTGGACGTGCGCGAGCCGGATCAGGTCACGCTGCGCCCACTTATCCCGCTGCTTGTACTTGAGCACCTGGTAGGCGGCACCCTCAGTGCTCTGGCCGGTGTACCAGTTACGGACGCCCTTGATAAGCTGCGGACCCCAGCCGCGGAACATCTCCGCGTACAGCGCGTACTTCAGGATGTGACCGCCGGTGCGCGCGACCTGCGGCAGTGCCCACAGGGCATGAGCGCGAGCCTCAGTGCTGCCCAGGCCGGATGCCGCCGCGAGAGCGAAGAGCGCTGGGTCGTTGCACGGTGCCCGGCCCGCCTGGCTGATCGCTACCGCATCGTTGACGAGTCGCGGATCGGATGCCTTTGCGAGCTTGGTGACTACCCCGGCATTATCACGGGTGAGATCACGCTCGGTAACGTAGTACGTTCCGCCTTCGACCCCCAATGTCAAAAACCTGTTGAGCCGCGCGTAATCGTCGATGACGAAGACAAACCCGCCCGCGTTGTTCTTGACCTGGTCCTCACGGGCCGGCTCGGACTGCGGAGTGCGCCTCGGGGTGACATGACGCTCCAGCGCGCTGCTCATCAGAAAAATCCTTTCTCGTACTGCGATATAAAAGCAGAAGCCCTGCGGGCATAAGAACGGCTGACGGATTGCCATGGTTTGAGTGATAACCGTCTGCCTCCGGCTCGCAGGGTGCTGCTCAGAACTGCGTCTCGGTAAGAGCCTCAACGATGGTGATCTCCGGCGGGCCTTGCGCACCGACTTCCGCGATGAATGACTGCAGAGCAGGGTTGGCGAAGAACTGCTGGAACTGCTCCGCGGTCTCCCACTCGTCGACGACCACGACGATGCCGTCGCCGATGCCGAACTGGTGATGGAGCGCGCCCTGTGACTGGCTTGAATCGGTGATTTCCGTGAACACAGCGGCCCGATCGGTCAGGGCCTGACGGAACACTGCGGTATCACCGGGGAACTTCATGATGACGAGTACGCTCATCGGATAAATCCTTTCGTGGCTGACTAAAGCCCTGCGGGCGTAAGAACGACTGACGGGTTTCGTCCAAGATAACCGTCTGCCTCCGGCTCGCAGGGCCTCGGCATGCGTGCGGGTACGGCGGGCGTAAAGCTTCTTCCGGGTGCTCGGCCAATTGAGCATGCAGACCAAACCTTTCGGATGGACTGCGGAGGAATCGAACCTTCGATAACCGGAGGATTCCGGCTCGCCGCGATGTAGTTGTGTGTAAGTGCGGCGGGCATATGTCGTATCCGGAAGTGGAGAAGCCGCACTCCCTAACCCTTGCAGGCCGGGGGATTCGAACCCCATATCCCATCAGATAACCGGACGCGTCCGGCTCGCCGCGATGTAGTTGTGTGTTAATCAGCATAGCGGGCATAAAATCCGTCCCGGCATATATCATGCTGGTGCTCTATCCATTGAGCTACCCGATCTTACAACCGGAGCGAGGATTCGAACCTCGCTACCCCCAGCTCCCGCGATAACCAGGTCGATCCGGCTCGCCATGCTAAGTCCGTGAACACTATGCGGTTGTCAGTGACAGCAGGCATAAGTTCAGTCCCGGCATTTTCGGTGCTCCATCCTGAGCTACCCCGGTCTCCCGGGAGCAGGGACTCCCACCCCGCGTCCACCGGCTTAGAAGGCGATAACCAGGTCGATCCGGCTTGCTGTCGTACAGCAGCTTACACGGTTCCTGACGGAGCGCAAGGGGGATTTTCCCCGCTACAGCCATCGTGTACCGTGAGCATCGCAGACGAGCAGACAGGACAAGGAGAAGGGCGAGATCATGCTGGAAGTGAAGAACCTCGGCACACCCGACGACCACCGCGTGTTCCCGAACGGGCAGCTGGATGTCGTAACCGTGGGCGCGATGACCTTCGGGTTCGCTACCTTCGAGCCCGGTTGGCGCTGGACGCAGTCGCTGCGGTCGATCGTCGGCACGGACACTTGCCAGGCGGCGCACAACGGATACTGCGCGAGCGGAAGCATGCACATCCTCATGGATGATGGAACAGAATCCGACATCGGGCCAGGCGACGCGTTCGTCATCTCGCCGGGACATGACGCCTGGGTGACCGGGAACGAGCCATGCATCGCCTACGACTTCTCTGGCTACGCGAACTACGCCAAGCCTCAGGAGTAGTCCTCGCACAGCGAAGGCCCCCGACGTTCTCGTCAGGGGCCTTCATCTTGCCCGGCTAGGCCGACGGCGGCACCGCCGTGTGGCTCTCAACATAGGCACGAACCACGGAGTAGAGAGCCCGCTGGCCCGCCACGATCGCCGCAGCCAGTCCGATGAAAGCACCAAAGCCCCAGCCGATGGAGAGTCCTGGTATCCCCGAGTCCGGCTTGTCGAAAAACGCGATCAGCACGAGAAGCAGCTGAACGGCGGTCCCGATGGCGAGCAGGTTCCCGTGCGCAGCAGGAGAGATCAGCCGGCCCCAGGCCGTGGTTGCCACTAGGTAACCGATCAGCGCGAGCGCGACAAGGAACTCGACCCACATCCATCCGTAGTAGGTGGCGTCCGTACTTCCCCCGATCGAGTACCCGAATCCGCTAATCGAAGCGGTGTACCAGGGCAGGAAAAGCGCGATCAGCGCGACGAGGGACGCCACTCCGACAACCTTGTCGACGTTGGTCAGCCGACTCAGATCGAAACTGACCGGGGCCTGGCTCACCGAACGCGGCGCTGGTTCTGGTGCCGGTGTCCCGTTGTCCTTATTTTCTATGGGCATCTTCCGCCTCTTCCTCTTTCTTTCGTCACATCTTAGACTCTATGATACTACTAGACCAACACTACAGGGAAGGTAGCCGTGCAACAGTCACGCATCAGGAAACCATCCGTTCCCAGAAGAGTAACCGCCGTCACCGTCATCGAAGTTCCGGCAGACCTCCGCGATGAGCAGTTGAGCGATGACGTAAGCTGCTGCCTCGGTGAGATCGACGAGCTGCTCGCTGACAACTAGGCACCGCCACTCTAACCGTTCGATCCGGTGCGTGGTGTCTGTCAGTCCTTTTGCCAGTCCGGCCCGGTAGTTCTGTTCCAACGCGAGCCAAAACCGGGCCGGGATGAAAGTCCCCATAGCGAGACAGTCCGCGTGCGACTTAAGCAGGGGCTTCCGATCCAGAACTTCACGGATCAGCGTGACCGCGTACTGCTTGTTCTCCCTGCCCACGCAGGCAACGGCGAGCACATCCACGGACAAGCCGTTCTCCTGCATCCAGTCGTCCAGCGTCGCGGCCGGGGCGATCGTCCAATCCGGATCGAAGGGGATTGTCATAACAGCGCCGCCGACTCGATCATCCCTTGGTACGGAGGCGTGACGCAGTGCCACTCACGGAGCTTCCCGACCCGTTTTGCAAATCGCAATGTTTGCCAGGTCCCGCTCCGCAGCGACTGCGGATCCTCCTCGGAATAGGCAGGAAAGCCGAACACCATCGTGCTCTCGTCGACGATACGCCGATTCCGGTCGGCATACGTGGTGCCCGGCGGCATCTCAATCACCGTGATCCTACGCAGCCCTGTCGGAACAGCTCCCCACCAGGGATCCACCCGACTACGGTCTGCCGGAACAACGATCACATGCTCAGCAGTATCCCGATGATAACAAAGCCACTTGCCGATAAAGGCGTCCCCGCCGATGCAGGCACCCGTAATGTAACGATCGGCATCCGGAACCCGGGCAGTCAGCACGTTAGTCACCACGCCGTTCCGCGCCTCGGCGGACAGCTCCCGTGAAGCACTAAAGCCAACGCTGGTGATCACAGATACGGCCCATCTTGGGGAGGCTCGCCGTTGAGAATCCTGTCGACTTCTGCCTCGACCAGTGCGGACGTCCAGTTGTAGTGATCATCGATCACGTAGGTACGAAGGATCTGCCGTTCGATCCGCTCATCCGACCAGTCCGGGTTCCGCTCGCGCAGCCACCGAGCACAGTCCCTGTCCGCAGCGGGATTCCGGCCCTCGGCATTCCTACGCTTATCAGCGCCTGCTCTTGCTCTCATTATTCTTCTTCCTCTTTTGACAGGATAACTTCGGTAAACCCGCCCAGCCGGGCCATGACCCGAATAAAGTTGTTTTTATACCCGTAAGTGTCATAAAACCAGCGACACAAAGCCCCGCCAACCTCCCGGTGAACGCCATAGGAAAGCGTTTCGTGGCAGATGATCCCCTGACTGCCTTCCTGCATCCCGTCTCGCACCATCTGCCGGAGCCGTCCTGACTGCAAATACATCGAATTCCCTGGTCGGCCGATGCACGTTGGGCATTGCTCGGACAGTACCCGCGGCCTGGATTCCCCGCGAACGAAGCATGATTCCCTGCTTGGCGGTTCGTCTCCGTCGTCATAGCTCATCTATATTACCCCCGTAATTCTCAGAACAATCACAATTATCGCAAGGATGCAGCCGATAGCCGCTTCCAGGTCGTCACGCCAGACCGGCTCGGTGACCGTCCGCTCACACTCGGAGCACCAGAACTGGTAGCGTGCGAGCCAGAGGCGTTTCCATGACCGGTACGGAACGATCATAAGCACATGGCTCTCACAGTACTGCTTCGATCTCATCCCGCCGATCCTTCCCCGCAAGGCGCTCTGGTCATTCTACCCTCTGCGGAGCACTTCAGCTACACATCTGCCCGTTTGACGAACAGCATCTTACGGTATAGAACAGGCAGACCACCCGCGGCCTGGAGGAGCGCATGTCTGATCTCGCTGTTTCCCTCACTGTCACCGGCCTGCACGGAACGCTGATCCTGATCGCCGTCATCCTGATCGCGATCGGGGCCATCATCACCGTGTTCGTGAATCCGCGAACCCCCTGGGCGACGTTCGTAGCGCTCGGCCTGTGCCTTGCTACCCTGGCGTTGCTGATCACCGGCTAAAACAGAGTACCCATCCGGCCAAAGTTCCCGCGGCGGAAGCGCGCTCAGCAGCACGTGCTCCGGCTCCGCCCTAGCCGCCTCCCCGGTCGCATCGTCCCGGAACCTGAAACCACCCTCGTTCCGTCGATACCGATAGACAACAGCGCTATACCCGTCGAGAATGTAGAACTCGATGCGGTAAATGCACCGCTCGACGGGCTCGGGGATGTTCTGTCTCACCCAGGTAAACACCTCTGGCGAGTTCGATATCCGAAAGACAGCCGGGTCGCCACCGCTGTTACAATCCCAGACAAGAACAGGCGCGGCCGGAATCACCTGGCAAGATCACCGCGCTCCAGCCGGTCAGCGTTTAGCTCGAGAACCCGAATGATCCCCCACGGCCAGAACGTCTTCGGCCTCGTCGTCCGACGCCGGATCACCTCTGCGGCCTCACGCAGCTTCCGGGCATCCGCCTCCCGTCCCAACCGGACGACATCCTCCACGTACTCACTGTCCATCCGCCTGCCCGGCCCTCTCATCTCATGCGGTCCCATCTTGTTCTCCTATCGTCCGCATGCCGAATTCCACCGCTTGCCCGTTCGCTTCCAGTGGCACTGCCCAGCCTTCACGGCATCATCGACCGAAAAAGATGACCCGTCCGCCATCACCGGGTTAATGAACGCGAATGCGCTGATCCCGTCGAGGGTAACTATTTTTCCGCACATGCATTTCGCGCCGGTTAGCAGCTTCACCGCCAGCGCCTCAGCGGCCTCGCACGGGTCAGAGTGATTTTCAGCAATGATGCGCATACCTTTATAATAAGCAGTGGCGTACCAGCCTGCCTCGGCAACAGGAACATCCTCATGGAGACATCCAAGCTCGAACGATGTCGCTCCGGTTCGCCCGGTCAGATCAGCGGCGGCTATTACTCGGTTCTCATCGTCGGGCGTCATGACCATACTGAAAACAACACCTTCATCATAGTCCTGATAAGCCCCTCGAAATTATCCAGGATTTTCGTGTACGGCGAACCGTCTCCGCTGACCGACCACGCATCCCAGTCTTGCTCCGAGTACCGCTCCAAGGGGATGTTACCTGCTCGGGCTGCTGACGCGTACCAGTCATCGTTATCGCGTGCCATTAGCATCCTTCGCGTGATCAGGACAGAAATCCAGCCGCGTGCCGTACTCAACCTCACGTTCGCTCACCCGGATGATGTTTTCCACACCTGTTTTCCAGCCGAGCGGGCGCAGCCTGGCCCGGACCGCCGTTACCGTCATACCCTCCCCGAGTTGAAGCTGCGAACCGTAGCGCATCTCCGCGCAACCCTCATGATTGCACATCACGCCCATGTCGGTGAAGCGGATCGCGCTCATTGCTGTTCCCTTGCCGGCACGAGCGAGCGAAGCAGCTCTTCCACGTGCTCCTCGTCGAGATGGTGACCATGATACTCACACACCTTACACAGCCGAACGCCTTCCGCGATAGAAACATCCCCAGGGATACCATCGAGTCCGCAGCACGGGCAGCTTCCGGCCAGCCAGCGCTCCCGCACCCGGCAGTAATAGGCCTCATTCAGCCCTCTCCGCCACTTTTCCTCAGGCATTGCTATCCGATTCAGTATATAGCTCCAAGTCTTCCAAATAATCACAAGCGGCTAGCTTTCCCTCAAGGTATGTCACGACCCACGCTATAAAACGAGCATCGTCCTCCAAACTGTTTTTCTCCGCCAAAATAACAGTTAGAGAGCACCTCCCGCTACCTCCATTATGGGTACGCAGACCTGACGCCTTCACCCTCAGCATCCGAAGAGGCTGCCCGCCGGATCCCCCTCCATATTTTTCATCCAGACGAATTTCCGTCGTTATCGTTGCTGCAATCACTGTTGTCCGTCTTTCAGTTCGTTTAGACACGTCGCATTTGCATCAGTAATCATAGCGATGGCCGACCCGTGTCGAGCAGCCGTCTCAACAATTCCGGACGCGTTCTTAGCTAGCATCTCTATGCGCTGCCGATGCTGCTCAACAGTTGCCGTACCCCAGGTAACCATCGTACCATCACCGAGCGCTATCTGGGTATTCAACAGCTCAGTTGTAACTTCCAGACGAGTCTGCGCAGCTACCTCATAGATCAGCTTATAAATTTGTTTTCTTCGAAGCTCCTCGTAATACGCCATTGGCCCATCCGGATGCCAATTAGATTCAAAAAAAGCAACACTCCTCTCATCGGTATTTGCAGCAGCAGCACGCGCACGCTCATACCAGTCGGCAAAATCCTTGCCAAGCCACCTGCGGAACTTCTTTCGTTCATGTGCATCCAGCCATACGCCTGGCCCCGCCAAGCAGTCTCTATACTTGATAAACTCCGGTGGTGTGGGGGCGACCGCATGCTGCGGATCATCTCGACGCCACTCAACCAAATTTTCTCTCGCCGTAGCCGTATATACATACTCCACGCCGATAGCCTCCGCGTACTCTTGCCTGATTCCCTCTGGTATAGCACCACGATCCGGTACTACGCGACCTGTCCTAACCCCCCATTCCCGAATAACACGAGCCGGATGAGCTGCTACGAAATCACTTCGCTGACGACACCACTCCCGATGCTGTTCTTCCTTGAGCCTCTGCTCTGAACGTCGTACCTCTCGTGCCGTCTGCTGTGCTGTTTCATATTCGATTCGCTGCGCTTCCCTAGCTGCACGATCCTCCGCTACGCGCGCCTGCTGACGACGATGACCTGCCACATAAGAACTAAGCATCCCGATAGCAAACTCGCGAAGCCGATCCTGATTCATTCCTCTCGCCACAGTAGCAGCAATGACTTCCGGGTCATCATCCTGACGCTCATCAGCTAGCTGAAGTGCCTGCGTGATCCAGGCGGAATACGTGTCCTCAGGCATTACGGTGCATCCATCCCACGAAAATCCTCGCTGACGTGCTTGCCTGCTGTCACTCTTCCCAGCCTCCCTCGCACGGGCAGTCATCGACGTTGCAGTGCCCCCAGCCGTGCTCCTCAGAGTCATGCTCGCAGGTGCAGTCGCTGAAGCTCGCCGAGTACTCCCACTCGCCGCCTTCGTCATCATCCGGGTCGATCACCGTCACCCTCCCCTGTAGGGCGTTACAATACTCCGATGCTACGGCGAGCGATACAGGCGGTACCCGAATGACAACCGTGAAATTTTCGAACTACAGTAATGCAAGTATCGAACAGTAGCAGCAGTGTCACTCATCCACGTCAGAGGTGAAGACTGGCCCAGCCTGCCACCCGATCTGGCTTACTACCTGGGCTGGTATTTTTGGTCACCCTGGGTGCTCGACAACGCCCCGCACGACGACCGGCTGTTCCGCGGGTACGCCGAAATGATGACCAACATCGCCTGGTGGCTCGTCGCGTACCATCGCCTGCCCGCGGACGTCGCCGTTGCCTGGCTCCCGTGGTATCACCGGCTGGGGCTCGCTGCCGCTGCGGCCATGCCACCCGCCCCCGTGGCTGCCGCAGTAACCAGTCCGGGCGGAGAGCCTAGCCCAAGACAACCAGCTAAGCCCGTCCGCCCGATAAGCCCCGCCAGTGCCGAAGGACGACGAGGAGCAATAGGCACACTCTACCGCATGAAAGGCCCGTGGTTCTACGCCGCCTACCGAGGGCTGTGCTCCAGGTGCGGATCTCCCATCGAGCCTGGCGAGAAGATCCGGGCGGACGGTGACGGCGGGTGGGAGTGCCGAGAATGTGACGAGCAGTAACCTGCCTTACTACCAGGCGCGCAGAACATCGAGGTTGCGGAAGACCGGCGGAGTTCCGGACAGCTGCTGGTACCGCTCGGCCGCAGCCTGAGTCTCGGGCAGGGCAGAGTTCTCCATCGCGGACTCGTAGGAGTCGAAGACCACCGCCATGCGGTAGAGCTGAGAATCGGAGCGATCGCGGGTCACCGTTATCGATCGTGCCGTGCGTTTTCCCTCGGTGGCAGCCCACCAGTCATCGTTAATCGTGTACGCCGCGCTGATGTCAGACGTACGAAATTCGATAACCTGAACGAATGTCATGATCCTGCTCCTGTCAGTTCGCCACCCTGGGGCGAGCATCTCCTACATACTGACCGGGCTGAGCGCCTAGCTCGAACAGATCGAAACACGGAAAATCCTCTGAGATACCGCCTGAAAGATCGAGGCGAGACTTGCCGCCTCCCGATTCTGGTACGTACTGCACGACCGTAACGCGCACTTCCGCCGACGGCAGCATCTCGAGGCCTACCACCACCATCGTACCGCCTGCTGACCCGAAGTAAGAAGAGGCTAGCTCTCCGTGTATGAGGTTAATTCTATCGCCGAGCCGAAGCTCATGCGCGTGCTTGATCATAATTCTCCCTGATAACCCGAACCACTACCGATCCGGTCTCAGTATCAGAGGATACACTCACGGCACCAGGGCTTCCAGCAGCTCGTCGAGGAAGCCGGGCGGATCTTCGTAGTGCCGATTCCCGATGCAGCGCCCGCACATGAACACGCCCTCCGCAACAGCGGCCGGCTCGTAGTCCCGATCCCTGCCTGGCCAGGAGGTCAGCTCGCTCCCGCAGCACGGACAGCGGCCTTCCCGCCAGTACCGTCGACAGTACTCGAGATCACTCATTGTGCTAGAACCTCCAAGATCTGCTTTCCGAGATAAAACGTATAAGCCGGAGGAATTGCCTGCGCTATTTCCTTCGCATCCATCCAGTCGATTCCCATGGCTACCCGGTGAAGATTTACCTGCTCGATACCGTCCAAGTGATCACCATTCCCCGTGCCATACACCCCGATAGTCCCGGTCATCTTATCACTACCAGGTCCGTACTTCACCTGATAATATGGACGGTGCCTATCCTGCCATTGATGATTACATGCGACGCCTCGCAACGGCAAGCTCGACTCGAAAAGCCGATGACGACGAACGCGAAGCGCGAATGACGACCCGCAAAGCTGAACTGGATTTAGCAACGGAGCACCCGGAACATTTTCGATAATATAGGGAAGACCAATTGATTGCACCATCTCACGAAACGGAACTACTAGATCTGGATAATCATCACGACCGGAATAAATGCCTTTCTTTTTCTGATGTGTAACTTTCACCAGCTCCGTCATTGCTGAATAATGCTGACATGGCGGACTGCCGACTACTACATCAAAATCCTGTGCGATAGCACTCAGCTCACCTGCCGTCAGTTTCGTAAAATCAGCCTTCCAGAACTCAAATGGATAGTGTGGTTGCGGGTCAATGTCCATCCCGGTCACCTCAAACCCAGCCATATGGTAACCCATTGAAGCCCCGCCAGCCTTACAGCAGATGTCCAGGAGCTTCTTCGCACTACTCCTAGCACCTGTCGCGCTCGACGACATTTTCGGCACTGACTCCGAAAATCCACGCTCACGCTGAGCACACCCGCACGAACGGGTATGCCCGGTCCTGAGATGCTCTACTGACACAGCAACCTCGTTGCCGCACTTGCAACGACATATAGCCATCCAGCGGGTCGTGCGTACCTCACGAATCACCGTAAGCCTGCCGAACCGGTTACCCGGGTATACCTGATACTCTCGCGGACGCGCCATCTAGCCATTATGCCCGAACGCCCGGGGTTATGCCCCTACGAGGACTTGCTCATCCCGAAGCCTTCCGATCTGAGAGCGCGGTGTTATGCGCGTTCACGGCTGCCTGGGCTAGCTCTCTGGTGTCCATGACACCGATCAGCTCGTCATCATCCGAGGGCAGCTTCGCAACCATGGCGTAGATCGTCCGCCCCACCTTCCGGCCTGTCCTCCACAGAGCTTCTACGACCGCGAGCCGCACCTCACTAGATTCTAGATCTGCGACCTCCCCCGAGTGACCTTCACCTGAGCCAGGCGCCGGGTTGATGACACCGCCCTCGTCACCAGGAGGGGCGACCGGCGGCCCGCCGATTTCCTCCCCCATCGGGGACTTGCTCTCCGGGCGTTCGTCACTAGCCACTTGTTCCTCCTCGACGGATCGAGATTATACTCGCAGGCATACCGCGTCAGTGCCCTTCGCGGGTACGCCCCGGACCTGGCTTCAAATGGCAGGGTAAAGGCTAGCGCCTAGCGGGCGCCGGGGTGGCGCGGTCCCTCGGTCCCGTAGTCCCAGGGCAGAACTCAGCCGGGTCATCACTGGGTGACGGATAGGGAGGCCGCTCCTGCGCCAGTCGGTCAGCCTGCTCGGTCGTCAGTCGCATCGCTCATCCTCACCTGTCTCTCTTACGCGATCCCGCGGCTAAACGGCAGCCGTCAGCAGCACAAGCAAGTCCAGGTCTTCCGGGCTCGTGTTCTTCACGTACACCGGATCCCCGTCCGTCACGAACTGGAACGGCGGGCGGGGATCCGGCCACGACTGGGGAATGCGAATCGACAGTGATGTGCCTTCCGCGTCCTGGGCAAGCTGCAGCGAACCCTTGTGCGACGCATCCGAACTCAGGGTGACGGTGCGCCTACGCGGCATATCGAAGCCAAGGGCCGTGAACACCTCAACGACAGTCCCGGCCGGTACGGACACGGTAACCGCATGAATCATGACTGCTCCTTGTTTTCGGCCCAAGCTCTGTAACCATCGCGGCTATCACCGTAGCGCTTTTCCTGCCGAACATCGGACTCTGGTTCCCGGGCAGCCTTCCGAACGAGCCTGATCTCGACCCCGGACCCGGTGCCCTTGCGGCTGAGGAGCTTCCCGAACTGATCTCGCTCACCGGTGGAATGACTCCGATCGACGCCGGTGATCTCCCAGCGCAGATCTTCTTCGAAGTCCGGCAGCTCCTGATCGTCTGGCCAGAAGCGAGCCACAACGCGCAGCAGCTCGTCATCGGTGAGGGTAACGCGGATGGTTTCGGCGCGTGAAACTTCTACCATCTCTGGCTCCCTGTCTGGGCTCGCGGCCTGTCTGACCGCTTTCTGCCTCTACGAGTATCACTCCTCGACGCCTCGCGCAACCCGTCCCGCGCCAGCTGCTATCCCTTACTTATGGAGGGCCACAACGATAATAACGCTGACAATGGCAATGATAACCGAAATAGCGGCGATCGCCTGGCTGAGTCGCGCCTGTCCGCCTGCCTGCTGCGATGCTGTCGCGAATTGGCTGTACGTCGACGCGTCAAAAGGGGTACCGGTCACCGATGCGACCCCGCTCTGAGTTCCCTCACCGCGGTCAACACGCTCCTTCAACTCGGTAATCCGGGCATCCAGCGCTTTCTCCAGGGTAGAAATAATCGTGCCGATCTGGTCTATCTGCTTCGCGAACGAGGTCTCTGATTTAACGGCTGCTGCTGCGGACGCCTCACCCTGCGCATTGACTAGCTCCTTAGCGGCCTGCAGCGCCGCGTCGAGGGCCTCTTTCGCGGCCTTGCTCGCCTGATCCGTCCGGATGTCCCGCTCGGAAAACTGCTGTGAGATCGAACTGAACCGCTCCTCGTGCAGCTCGCGCAGTGACGCGATCGCGGTCGTCATCTCGGTCGGAACATTTCGAAGGTCGGAGGCAAGAAGAACGGTGGCCCGGTCGATGGCATCCAGCCGGGTTTCAATGATCTCCCGAAGGCTTCTAATCTCCTGAGTGCGCTCCAGCCGCGCCGCCGAGATCCGCTCAGCGAGAAGCGTAGCCTGGGCATCCAGCGCCCGGTTGAACTGGGCCGTCGCCCGCTCGATAGCGATATCAGTCAAGCGTGACGGGTCGGGTCTCGGAATGTTCCAACCTCCGGACGGTGCGTCCCCAGACTGCTCGGTCACGCCAGGCTCCCTTCGCTCACGACGGCTGCGGCCTTACCCTGCCAGTCTAGCCGCACCGATTCAAGGGGTGCCCTCGACGGCCGTCATCTGCTCGCCAACCCAGCGCGTGTACGCCGGCGGAATCGCTTCGCACACCTCCCGGATTCCTTCCTTGATGCGCGCGACAGGGGCATCTTCCGGAACCGCCATCCACGGCGTGCCCATCACCTCGCAAGCCTTCCGCTGCCAAGCGCGAGAATGCTTCCCGCCATGAATCGACATCAGTGGCGCGGCTCCCGTCGGCAAGTACCCGTTCCTCGTGCAACGCAGGGAGTGCGGCGGGTGCACGGGCTGCCGCAGATCGAAGTTCCCGGCTTCAAACAGCCGGTGTCGCTCGACGAGCAGATCTTCGAACATATAACCGCACAGCATGACGGGGTCGCGAAGCGGGGCGCCGGGCACGTTCTCGATCACGTACGGCATCTGATACCCGGAAAGCAACTCCCGAATCGGCTCGATCAGCATCGGGTAGTCATGGTGATTGTAGGCGTTGAGAGGCGAGTATCCCTGACACGGCGGACTCGCGTGAACAGCGGAAAATCCGGCCATGAACTTCACGTCCGCCAGCAGATCAAGAGCATCCGCCTGAATGAACCGCTCCGGATTGAGGTAGTGCGGCTGCGGCTCGATATCCACGCCCCACACCTCGAAGCCCGCCTGCTCGTAGCCGCGGCAAGAGCCGCCCGCGCAGCAGCACAGGTTGAGCAGCCTCGGCCTTGTCATGCGCCCATTTAGCACCACCAACCCATAGCGCGCAAGTCTGTCTCTACGAGTATCACCCTCCGAAGTCTTGCGCAACCCGTCCCGCAGTGGCGCATTCCCGTGAAATCGCGACGCTTCTCGACGAAGACCGGTTTCTTGCCCGAATCTGGGCAAGAATCGGCCTCAAAATCCG